ATATTTTTTTTAGATTGTTGTATCCATTTTGGTCAAAACAACCGGTATTTCATTACCATAGTTTATATTACTTTATGTTTCCCGATAAAATAATTCAAAAGGAACTTCCTGAAAAAAATAAGTATTTTAACTTTAGAAACCTTGTGTTTAAAGATGTTAAAACACTGTCAAATAGAGAAAAAATAAAAATAGTAGAATTATTACAGAAAAATTATTATAACGATAAAACTGGGAGATATACACCAAAACAGGATAATATTTTCCCTTATTTATTGCAGCATGACGATAATAGTTATGTAAGTTTGTATTATATAAATAAAAAGTTAGTAGGATTTCTTTCAGGAAGGTCCGTTTATATTGAAATAAACGGCCACAAGGTAAAATCTTACTATGCCGATTTTCTATGTGTTCACAAAGAATACCGGAAAAAAAATATCGCCCCACAATTGATACAAACGCATCAATATAAACAATCATATGCAAATCAAAATATTATGGTTTCATTGTTTAAAAAGGAAAGACATGCTAATTATTTTATGAAATTGGTAAGTTATCATTCATATTGCTTTGATATAACAACGTGGAAAACACATTTAATGCATAGTTCAGTTAAGATCATAGAAATAAATAATAGTAATTTAAATATACTAATTGATTTTGTAAAAATCAATAAAATCAAATTTGATTGCTTTATTTCCGTTTCAATGGGTAATCTCTCGCAATTATTAAGTACAAAGAATATATTAGTATACTGTGTTGTCATTGATAATGTATGTTATTCTTGTTATTTTTTAAGAAATATTACTACATATTATGATGATAAACCTGTGATTGAACTATTTACCTCCATAAAAAATTGCAGTGATAATCTATTTAACTATGCGTTTAGCAATGTGATTTACTCTTTAAGGAAAAAATACAAATATATTATTATAGAAAACATATCTCATAACGAGACAATTTTAAATAACATTTTGATAAAATACAGATATATATTTAAGGAAAAAACGTATTTTCAATTTTATAATTACGCATCTTTACCCATTTCACCAGACAAATTTGCGGTAGTTATCTAACATATTTTCCTATTTTTGTAAACGAGTCTAAAACATATATTATGAAAACTCCGAGAAATCCATATAATATAACTTCTTCAGTAACACTTTTTATCTTTTCATCATGTTGGTCTTCTATTAAATGTATTAAATAGGATAATTTGCGATTTAATTCATCCTCATTATTGACGGTTCCATTTGTTTCGAACGATTCCATCATATTGTTTTGGATAAAATAATTTTTATCCGGAGATTCTTCCTTTTCTTTAGACAAAGGAATACCATAATCGTTTTTATTTTTATTTAATAATCCATCGGTATAATCCTTTGTTATCATTCTTGCAGGCTGTGGTTTTTCGGGAAACATATCATTTATATTGTCCTCTTGTTCTTCTTCATCTTCAGGGTTAAATGGATTTATTTCTTCTACTTTCTCTTTCAAATAATCCGTGGTTATTTTAGTTTTATTGGGACTATTGTTTAAAAGTCCCTCTCTATTTCTTTTTGTTTTATTATTTCTCATTGGTTCTAAAATCTCAGAATATGCTAAAGAAGATGCCATAATACTTATAAAAATAACAGATAAAAATAATTATTAAATACGGAATTTTTTATTCAAAATATACATATATATAACATGGAAATGAAAATGAATATCGAAATAGTATTATTCTTATTTATTATGTATTTTTTATTAGGTGATCCATTATCTTTAGGAAATTTTTTAAGAGGTGAATTGGGAAAGGGTCTTTTATTTTTAATCGTATTGTTCTTTAGTTCATACAATATAATATATGGTCTTTTATCTTTGATGGTGATTGTGGTTTTGGAGGATTACAGTAAGTTTAAATTAGATAATATGTTTGGAGATGACAAAGTAAATGAGAAATCATTATTTTCTATCAAAGAATCCTTAAAAAATAAATGTAATGGCGGGGTTTGTTTAGAATCATTTCAAGAATATAATTGCAATAAAAAATGCAATAATAGTAGTAATTGTTGCAATATGGAATTTAAATATGTTGACAATAGAGACCTTATATCCAATGAACAAAGTATTATCCCAATGCCTTCTAATGCGGTAGTAAATAATAGTTCAAGCGAGGATGTAGTTGGATTTAGTTAGAAATATTTATAATGTAAATATAAATATATGATTAATAAAAATTATGCTTGTTGTTTGGGGTGTTTAGTTATTATTTTATACGTTTTATTTGTAACATCAAGATATAAAGAACCATTTATAAGTGATATGGTTAAAATACCAATCGTTAATGAAATAATGGAAGATGTGGAAAAGAATATTAATAGTTTTAAAAATAAAAATATTCGAAAGATTAAAAAAAATGCGGAACAATATATGAATATACTTCAATCTGGTTATAGAAAATATAAACGAGATAAATAAATTTAAATATATAATTATCTAAATTTATTTTTATTAACTTGATATTCATCATCGTATTTAAATTAGGGGTGGGACTGTTCGTATTTTTTAGACATCCCATCTAGGGCAAATAGAAAAGCGGACGAACCATCTAGTTCTTTTGTCTTCTGTTCTTTCGTTTAACAGTGTTTGGAACGGGTCCAGTTATCCGGTCGCATCTTGGATTATCTTTTCTTTTAGTCCAACCACCTTCAGGGGGTTCTTGTAGTTTATCGATTACTTCTACAAATTCTGGGAAAAATCTTAATTCTGCATCCTTTAAAATGTAACTACTTTGCATTTTATTGAACATTGTATCGTATGTTAAAATGGGTGTTTCAAAATTTATGTCCGTTTCTAGGGATTCATTATAGGCCATAGCCATGAACTGGCAACCCAATCGCATCGCTTGGTGATAGCAGGGTATGGTTTCATCCGTAGAACATTCTAATCCGTCCCTCATAGGGAAGGTAGTATTTTCTATATATTTACCATCGGAAACAGGATATACCATACTAAATCCTTTCTTACTAAAGTTTTTAATATTATCCCAATTGTTACTATTTCTAACTTCTTCGGTTGTAAATTTTTTAAAGTTTGCTTCTTTATAATTATAACACTCTTTCATCTTTGCTAATTCGCTTTTATAATAGCGTTCATCATCTATATCAAAAATGAAGTATAAGATGTTCGGCGGAAATAAGACCCCAAGAGTTACGTCACCTAAAAATTCTTGTTTCATTTTAAGTTGTTTTGTATAACTTTTACACTCATCATTTTCCCGTTCATCATTTATATCGACTTTTTGTGTTCCCCTAAAAAAAGAATATAACGTTTGAAATTTAGCATCATTCGGTGGATACAAATCTTCTCGCAAATTGGGATTAATAAAATTATTATTTTTAATAATTCTAGCCATTTCAGAAAAAATATTATCCATATCGGTATCAAATCTAATATGAATAAACAATGGTGTCTTTGCTCCTGGTGTATCAGTATTGTAAGTAGCCAAAAATGTATCTTTTATGGTCTCCATAACATCATAAAAAGGTACATAGGTTGTAGACGTAAGTTTATATGGAGTATCACTTAAATTAACACCAACAACGGGTTGATTATCTTTTGAAAAAATTTGAAAATCAAGGAATCTTACACCCCTTCTCATGAGAATAGGAATGGTTTTTGCGCTTAAATGTTTTGAGGCCGAATCTAAAACACACGAATTAAATGAACTTTTAATATAAAAATCCCTTATGTATAATTTTTTTATTTCATCCGTTTTGGAGAGATTAGTATTTTGAAAATTTATATTGGGTGAAATTACATCTACATCGGGTTGATTTTCATATTTTTCTATGTACCGAAGTAAACTTTTTTCAATAACATCCTCAAAAAGAGCAAACCCTTCTATTAAATTTGAATTATACAATTGTTTTGAAAGTATTATCACTATAAATAAAAAAAAAGCAATTAAAATAGTTATGGGGTTTTTAATGTCAAAACTTTCATTTTTAAATAAGTAATTTAGCATAATACTATATATATATACAGAATATTTATAATTAAAATAAATACTATATTATATTAATATGCCAGGAGGATTACTAAATTTAATTGGTAGTGGAAATCAAAACATAATACTAAATGGAAATCCTAAAAAAACTTTTTTTAGGTCGACGTATTCTAAATATACTAATTTTGGATTACAAAAATTTAGAATAGACTATACTGGACTAAGAAATATAAAGATTAAAGAAGATTCACATTTTTCATTTAAAATACCGAGATATGGTGATATATTATTAGATACTTATTTAGTGGTTACATTGCCTCATATATGGAGTCCGATCCATAGGAATGTATCTACTGGTGATGGAATTATAGATAGTGGTAGATGGGTACCTTATGAATTTAAATGGATTGAAGATATAGGCACACAAATGATTAAAGAGGTTACATTGCAATGTGGTGGTTCAATCATTCAAAAATATAGTGGAGATGCACTTACAGCGTTATTCAAGAGGGATTTAAACGAAAGTCAATTGATTAAACACAATAACATGATAGGAAATATTAAAGAACTTAATGACCCTGCAAATTGTGGCAATCGCTATAATCAATATCCTAATGCGGTTTTTGATTCTAATTATGAACTTGTAGAATCGGAGCCATCGATACGTTCAAGAAACATATATGTACCATTAAAAACGTGGTTTACGGAAACAAGCAAGCAGGGTTTTCCCCTTGTTGCTATGCAATATAACGAATTATACATTAATATTACGTTAAGACCAGTGAATGAACTATTTGTAATTAAAGATGTAGATAGCAGTAATAATTACGTAAATTATGTAAAACCTAATTCAAATAATTCATTACATGATTTTTACAGATTTCTAATCTCTCCACCAGAACACGACAATCAAGATCAAAATTATACATTATCGTACAACGAAAGAAGAACGGATTGGAACTCCGATATTCATTTAATTTCTACTTATGCCTTTCTATCCGACCAGGAAAATGCTTATTTTGCTAAAAATAGTCATGAATATTTAATAAAAGAAATACACGAATATACATTTAATGATATACACGGTAGTTCAAAACTTAAATTAGATACTACGGGACTGGTTAGTTCTTGGACATTTTTTCTAAGAAGAAGCGATGTTAAAGATAGAAATCAATGGTCTAATTACACAAATTGGCCTTACAAAGATATTCCTTATGATATTATCACACTAACGGATAAGGTTCACACCAAAGGAGGACTTAATCTGGATTTTTCCGCTGCAAATATATTTGAATCTGGACAGTTTAGATATCAAAATAAAAAAAGTATTTTAGTATCATTGGGAATCCTTTGTGATGGAAAGTATAAAGAAAATATTTTTGAAGAGGGTGTCTTTAATTACCTTGAGAATTATTATAAGTCCAATGGAAATTGTGATGAGAACATATATACTTACAATTTTTGCATGGATAGTAATCCAAATAATTTACAGCCTTCTGGAGCAATGAATTTAAGTAAATTTAAAAACATAGAGTTTGAAATGATAACTATGGAGCCCCCGGCAAATCCTTTTTTTCAGGAGAAAATTAATTGTGATGGTGGAGAGATTATATCTATTACGAAGACCGCAAAAGATTTATTTGAGTACACCTTTGAATTGCATGTTATTGAAGAAAGATACAATGTGCTTACATTTATGTCTGGAAATTGTGGTCTTAAGTACGCGAGGTAACTTAATTATAGTGCTTGTCAATCTCTCCAAAAATATAAGAGGGCACACGACGATTGTTTTTTTTTAACGTATATACTGTATAGTTTTCTATTAAAAAATCACGGTCATATTTTCCACCAATCCATTTATTTTTATTTTTTTTACATTCTCTTATAAAAAAATCTATTAGTTTCATAGATACTAAATCACTTGCTTTTGTATTTTTTATGTAAGATAAGAATTTTGGCTTTTCAGGATGAAATAAAGTAGAATAAAACGGATATTTTTTGTGTTCCATAGATGTTATGTATTCTTTACCTTTTTTATATGCCGTAGATGTTATGTGATTCACATCACATATTTTTCTAGTATAGTTCCTTTTTATATCAAACGATAATTTATGATAGTAATAAACACTAGGATTCTTACTTATATAATCTCTTTCTTCTTCCGTAAAAATATTTGTTAATTTGCCTTTTGTATTTGTTAAATGCAATGGATTCATCCCTATATTTTTAATAGTATCAATATTTCCTTCCGCAAATTCATCAGTTTTACCAATTTTTTTTTGAGAGATTAACCCCATGATTTCAAATCCTAAACAAATAGAAAAAATAGGATAATAATTTTTTCTGTTATTTTCCTTTTTAGCATAATCAACTATAAATTTACACGCTCCTAAATACTGCCGATAGGTTTTTAGGGTGTGGGTCTTTAAATTGTTAATTGAACCACCGACCATAATTATACCATTTATCTGTGATAAAAGTATTTTAATTAAATGTTTAGGTAAATTATACTGTATTGGAATTATTCTACATTTTTTTTGCTTTGCCCACTGAACATATGATTTATAAAGATATGATTTTGCATCAAAACACTGCTTTTTGTCAGGAACGGGTGCTGTTAATATTCCTATAGTGGGTTTTTTTTTTATTAGTTTTATTGTTTTATGATTTTTCATATATTATATTATCTTGATATTATAATATAATAAGATGGACTTTTGTGATATCGTATACGTTTCTTTTATATTTTATGTTTTTATTAATACTATTGGTTTTTCTATTCTAGGATCTATTAAAAATAAAGCCGAAAGCAAAAAATCGCAAATAAGTGAGGTGATAAAATATTTTAATGAACAGGGATATTCTTTTGCAAGAGCGAATAAAGATATTGACGACTTGATATTTGTTTTTATATATCATATGATATTATCACAAAGTAACAATATAAATTTTAATTTCATGCGGGAAGATGACCCGGATGACGATAATAAGCGTCTATATATGGATATAATAAATGAACTTCTAGTCTTATATAAAAATCCTAATGGAGGTACTATTGATGAACTCAACGATGATGTGTTTAAACAATTAGCACCCCAAAATAAAGATAGTTCTAATACAAAACAACAACTATTAATTTCAATAATTGATATGATTAAAAATGATGTACCCTTTTATAATCAAATTGATTTATTTAATGGAAAAAAGAAAAAAAGTTACGGATTTGTAATGTTTATTGCTTTATTGGCATTACCTCCTATTACGATGTACATTGCTAAAACAAATGCCGATGTAAATTCTGTAAAATATTTGTACTTGTTTTCCTTTGTCGTATTTCCTATTATTTATCATATGTACATAATGATGACTATTCCTATTTATAAAATTATTACTTGTGGTAGTAAGATGTATAGTATTGGATATCATGCCCTTTTTACGGGATTTTTTGGGTTATGGATTTGGTTTTGGGCAAGTCAGGGCTGGGGAAACCGCGAACTTGGTAATTATAGTACTTGCGGGATAAAAAATAATTTAGTAAAAAAGAATTTTAGTAATCAAGATGTAAATAATTTTTTTGATGCCACATTATTATCCATTCTCTTTTTCGGTGGATCTTATTCTATTTACTGTGGTATGGAAATTAATAAGGATAAACCCCTTAATATATCTGGTTAAAATATATATTGATCACCAAAATAGAATTATTTAATCTCGATATTTTAATCTTGATATAATATAATATATGAAATTTTTAGATTCACTTTTTAATAATAAATACCTTAAGTATATAAACAAAAGCAAGATATTCGGGGGGTTAATTCTATTATCTTTAAATTTATTTTCAAAATTTATATCCGTTAAGTTAAGTGAAAATCAGGAAGAATTTATTAGAAATTCATTTGGAAGACAAATATTAATATTCTCTATTGCTTGGTTAGGAACTAGAGATATAATTACTGCGTTAGGATTAACTGCAATTTTTGTTATTTTAGCAGATAATTTTTTTAATGAAAACAGTGATATGTATATTTTACCTAAAAAAATTAAAAAAGCCATAGACACTAATAGTGATGGTATAATTAGTGAAAAAGAAATTGAGACTGCTATCAATGTATTAAATAAAGCAAAAAAACAACAAAATAGATTGTTAAATAAGTAATATTAAGAATAATTATATTATATACATAATTATAATATAATGGTACAAACACTTAAAATTACATATTATTATAATCCTGTTATATTTCCTTATAGAGAACTTTTCAGCCCGGGCTCATTTATAGGCCCTAATGATTATTCGATACGAAATAGTATTGTAAATATAAATAATGATAAAATTGACGGTAAATTATTTATAACAGATACAGTTCCACTAAGACGAGAAGATTTCCCTAATAATCGACAAGATTTTATAATTAGTTTATTTAATTTTAAAGAATTTCAAAGAATAATATTTAATAAAGAAACTAAATTACGAAAAGCAAACCCTAATTTCAGTCGATTAGCACAAGAAAAAAAGGCAAAGGAAAAATTTTTAAAGTGTAATCTAATATTTTATATTAAAGAATTATTTAAACCGCTAACCGAAATTAAAATTCAAAATAACTCTAGAACTTCTACCGATGGTCAGTTATACACAATAGTTAATAATTGGAATAATTTATTTTCCCCTTATGAAAAATCAGCGGAGTTTCAAATGATAGATTCTTTTTTATACCGTAATAATTTATCCAGTGATAGTATTTTACAAGGATGTAATTTAAATACAGATGATAACCCAGGATTTACATATATAAAGGAACGTACTGGAGAACAGATATATCTAAATTATAAAAGTAGTTATGTAAATAAAAATCCCCGTAAATTGTCATATATTATAGATATGAATGTGAAAAACCCAGATTCTATTACACAAGCCATTAATTATAGTGATAGTGATATGAAAGATTCTATTATGAAGAAAAATGATGATGATGATGATGATGAGGAAACTATAGATAATGAATCTGTTAAAAACGGCTTTGAGCGCCATGTGCAAAGTTATTTGGAAAAGGTAGGTACTCCATATGTTGGTGATGTTGGAATAGAATTTGATACTTTTTTAGAAACCTGGAGTAACATAAAATATATGGTTGAAACTGATATGCTGAAAAATCTACTGGGCGATGACGTGTTATTGGAGGACGGAAAAACCTATTGGGATTTTCTAAAAAAAGTAACACAGGATAAACCTGAAGAAAATAGAGTTAACTTGAATGTTTTTTCTGATTTTATAGAAAGATTAGATAGAGTGATCCGACAAGATTTGAGAGCGAGCAGAACTATGACTTACGACTCCGATGGAGATTTTCAAGATAGAATAGAAAATAGTACAATCCGTGAAATTTTAAATCTAAGAAATGTACCAGTGACTGATAAACAAAACAACACGGACGGAACAAAAAATGTGAGAAATGTTAGACTTACTGATAAAAACTACATTGATAAACTAATAGATGCTTATTTTTATAATATTAATATAAATGAACCAGAAAAACAAAAAAAACTAAAACAACTAAAAGAAGACGTAAAAACTGCTACAAAGAAGTTTAAAGAAAATCAACTAAAAATTAATTTTTTTGATTATATACAAAGGTGGACATCAAGTGATGATTACAAACAGTATAAAGACAATATTCTTATTATTAAAAATAGTGGAAGTAGCGATAAATGGAATGTATTTGTTATAAAATACGATTTAAATGATGAAATCTGGGATAAACTATTCGAACAGTTATATATCGGGGATGAAAAAGAACCTATTGAAAAAAAAATGAAGGATGATTCTCAGCAATTGTATTTAAAAAAAGAAAAAGTTATTTTGCGAATACAGAATATATTCAATAAAAAATATATATTAAAAGACAAAAATAATGATCTCTTTCAATCCCTAATAGGAAACACTAACCTCCCGAAAGCACAGACAAAAAAAATATACAATTATTACGTAAAACAATTATATGAACTTGGTTTAAAATTTCATGGTAGAATAATTTTAAATGATTCAGGAAATCCGTCATTTTATAAAAAGAATACAAATGGAAATACTTATCCAATTTTAAAATATGGTTCATTGGATGATTTGCTACGGCTTAGAAGAACAAGAGTTACACCGGCATCTTCTGTATTAGTTAATCAAAGAATGCGAGAAAGTAGGAGAGGTATGTATGGTGATGTTGATCCTTATGGTAATGATTCTTATCAGCCTTTGCAATATTCCTCAAATATTGAATCCGGTTTAGATAAGATTCAAATTGTTTTGAATGGATTATTTGCATTAAAATTAGATTCGCGTGATGTTAGCGAGATTGAAAGAATTTACAGTAATTATAAATGTAGTACAGACGGATTTAGTAAAGTCAACGAAGCGTTGAGAAATGAAGGCAGTGCTATGAATAAAAGGATGAATTTATTAAAAAAATTGTTGGCAACTGATTCAAATAATAATAATACGATAGAGCGAGGTACAAAAGTTAAAAAGGTTTATTTTTCAAGAAAAAAACAACGCAAACCTAAAAAAAAAAGATCTATTAAGTTAGTATTTGATAATGACGGTAATAATAAAACTAGCATGAGCGATGATGATGATGATGATGATGATAATGATGATGATGATGATTTTTTTGATGATACTTCACACATGAATTATGTGAATAATAAAGAGCCGGTGGTGAAGGAGGATACGGTTGCGAAGAAGGAGACGGAGGCGACGGAGGAGGAGGAGGAGGAGGCGAATACTGTTGTAAATTCGGATGGGAACACGACGGCGAAGACTGATACGAATACGAATAGTAACGCGGAGATGGATGCGCTGATTAAGAATGTGAAGAATGCGAAGAAGGCGGAGGCCGATGCGGCGGATGCGAAGGCGGCGTTGGAGGCGTTGAAGGTGCAGGCGGAGAAAGCGGCGGCGGACGCGAAGGCGAAAGAGGAAGAACTAGAAAAAAAACTAGATGAGCAAAGAAATATGGTGGGGGAAGCGAATATACAGGCGGCGGCGGCGGCGGCGGAGGCGGTGGCGGCGAAGAGGGCAGAGGAGAAGGCGGATAAGGCGAAGAAGGAGGCGGATGAGCAGAAGAAGGAGGCGGATGTGCAGAAGGAAGTTCTGGCTAATGAAATACGAGAAAAAGCAGTAGAGTTAGCTAGACTAGAAGAGAAGTTGGATTTAAGCAATAGATTGAGCGAACAAGATAAAGCTAATGTAAAAGAACAAATCGACAACTTGACGAAAGATAAAAACATATTGCAAGCAGCTAAGGTTGAAGCGGAGACCAATGCGAGGAATTTTGCGGCGGTGGCGGTGGAGGCGGAAAAGAAGGCGGCGGTGGCAGCGGAGACAGCGAAGATGGCGAAGGAGGCAGAGGCGAACGCGGCGAAGGAAGCAAAAGATGCTAAGAATAAGCAGGCGGACACGGAGAAGACACTAAATACTGAAAGAAAAAATGCAAATGTCGCGGATGTGAAGGCGGCGAGGGCGGAGGCGGAGGCGGAGGCGGCGAAGACGCAAGCGGCGGCGGCGGCGAATGCTTTGAATAGTACACTGAAGGAATTGGATAATGAACGGGAGAAACTATCAAAGAAGACAGAGGAGGCTGCAAGGACGCAAGGTAAGTTAGATAATGTTGAAGAGATGGGTCCGGCGGCGGCGGCGACGGCGGCGGCGGCGGCGGCGACGGCGGCGGCGACGGCGGCGGCGGCGGCGGCGACGACATCGAGGGAGGTGGACACGAGCGTCGACCTGCGTGAAGAAAATGCGGACGCGACCGTCAATGCTGTTTTGTTGTCGGCGGGTGAGGAGGAGAAGAGAAGGAAAAAGAGAAAGAAGAAAAATATATTCAAGGCAGAAGACTTCATTGCCGAACTGAAAAAACTGGAAAAATGGGAAAATATCTTCGAAAAAGACGAATTAATCACGCTTGCAAAAGATGCATACGACTCACTTACTGATCTTGAAAAAAATAAGCAATATTACGGGGAGCCTCCACCTGAAACGGACGTAAAAGAAACCGAGTTTAAGATACGAGCAAAAAAAAATTATCTCTTTAAGGCGCGGGAGAAGTTTCTTACTATGTTTAAGGAAAATATTGATAACACCCAGGGAACGTATACCCCGACACAATATGATCTCAACCGTGATATTCGCTCCCCAAGGACTTCCGTAGACATCAATACATGGGCGGAGGAGGAGATAGATAAAGCGAAAACCGTGAACAATATAAGAGATGTAGATCGGACAGAAAAAAAAAAACTATTACTATATTGGACTCTATGTATAAGAATGGGTAAAGTATTACGAGAACCACTAAGACCTAATAACTCAGTAGGTGGTTCAGGAAAAAAATTAAAATATTCCGTTAAAATAAGTAATCATAATGGAAAAAATACAAACAATGTGGGAAAACAATTTAGTCAAAATAAAGGTAGACAACGAAAAAAGAGTGTTAAACGAAGAAAAAGATAAATTAAGTAATGATTTAACGAGAAAGTTAACTTCGCTACAAGGTAAAAGTCAATTATTTTTAGAGATATTTAAAGGTAAAATGACTAGGATTATAGATTGGAAAACCCTTTTATTAAAACTTATAAACCAAGTTCCAAATGATAAAAAAGATCCTAATTATACTATAAAACTTGAAGAATTTGTAATTATGAAATATTCAATAATGCACGCAACAAAACGTTTACACGAAAGAAGTTTAGACCGATTATCCAAGAAAGATAGAACACCAGAAATTAATAAGGCTGAAGTAGAAATTAGAGGAAAAATAGATACCCTTGTTAGTAGGATAGAAGAAATGAATAGTAAATATCCGGGGATAAAAGAGGTTAAAATTCCTGAAGATTTTGCGTCTACATCTCCCTCGAGCGAAAGTGAAAGTGAAAGTGAAAGTGAAAGTGAAAGCGAAAGTGCACGTGAGGTTCTACCAACAGCAACAGCAATACCACTCACAAAAGCAAAAAAAATACCAGTCGCAACAAAGGTATTAGGAAAAAGAAAGAGAAAGCCGCCAAGTGGACCTTCTCCGTTTGGGAAGCCTTCGAGAAATGAGGAGGAAGAAAGACAACTTTCAAAAACACTACGTCTACGATTGAAGAAGCAAAAAAACGAGGAAAGTAAAAGGTTTGCAGAGAGAAGAGCCGCGGAAACAATTCAGAGTTTTTTAAGAAAAACACAAAAAGCACAAAAAGCACAAAAAACACAAAAAACACAAAAAACACAAAAAACACAAATAGTACAAAAAATAAAAAAAGCACACAAAATACAAAAAACACAAAAAGCAGAAAAAGCAGAAAAAAAACGAAGACAAAGCGTAAAAATATCGACAATACCGAAATTAGATTTAGCAAAACTACCCCCAAAAAAACCGTGGAGGCCACCCGAAGGTTTAGGTATCCCTCCTTCAGCAAGAATTTTCAGTGTAAATAAAAATTATGACGCTAGCGATGAGGATGGCGAGAGCGAGGACAAGGAAAAACAACCAATATCCAGACGTAAACCTGGTACTAATAGAAAAAAGCATTATACTAGGATGGAAAGTAGCAGAAATAAAAGTGTACGACTGCCTAATATATCAAACAATTCGAAATCACTCCACTCTAAAGGAAATACTGTAGAAAAATGGGCATGGAAGCGTGATAGTCATGATAGTGGGAAAACAAGTAAAAAGAAAAAAAAGAAAAAGAAAGGTGGGCGTAGAACTAGAAAATATTCAAAGTAGACATACTCGTTCTTTCTTTTTTCTAACTACTGGAGCCTCAGGGTCAAATACGGTTTTATACTCTTTATTATTATAATCATCACTATCGCATGAAATTATTTTATATTTTTCTTTTTTATAATATGATTTCCTCTTATTCCATTGATTCGTAAATAATTCATGTTGGTCTATAATGTCAATTACTAAAGGTTCATGGTCTTTTGTCCGCAAAATTCTCCCTATAGACTGCGTAATATCTGTTTTAGGTGTAGCCATGACAAGAGTTGTCAACGTCTTAACATCCAAAGCCTCCGAAGCCATAGCATATGTAGCAATAATAATCTTTTTTTTTTCACTTTCTTTTAATTTTTCTTCTTTCATGCCACCAATATAATATCCAACACTAGCAAACTTACGATGTTCAATAGCATCGTGCAAGTATTTAAGCAATGATTTGTTATGCGCTAAAATCATAATTTGTTGAGCCGTATTTTCTTCGTAAATATCTCTCACCACCTTTAGAATAAATTCTGTGCGTGGATTAAAACTGCATAATTTAGATATCATAGTGCTATATTGCGGGTTGCCCCTATAATCATATTTTATTTCATTAAACTCTTCGTCGTTCGATTTAAAGGTTATGGCTTTCACTAAAACACGGTCATTTCCATCCCTCTTTTCTTTATACAAAACCTCTCCAAGAAACATTTTAAACACCCTTGTTAATCCATCTTTTCTGTTCATCGTTGCAGAAAGCCCCAAGACATACTTGGTTACTATTTTAAAAAGCGATCGTACAAAAACCTCTGCGCCTATATGATGACACTCGTCTACAATAGTTAAGCCAAAACTGGAAAACAAGTCTTCATCATACTCTTTCATAGACAACGATTGAAGCATCCCAATTACAATATCCTTATTTTCTATATCTACAACTGGCCCTTGTATTTTTCCAATACGTGCTCCAGGTAAGAACTGTTGAATTCTCTCCACCCACTGATTTAACAAAAACCCCTTGTGAACAACGACCAATGTTTTTAATTTTAGATCCGATAGAATTTTTAATGCCATAACAGTTTTTCCTCTACCACAAGGAATTTCCAATAGTCCACCTCCTTTATTCAAATTTCTATGAAATGTAGATATAATATTTTCTTGATATGGTCTCATATCACCTTTAAATTGTAAATCTATAGTTTCAGGAATTCCCAGTTTATTTGTATCTGGAACTCCATATAAGGATTCGCCATAAAATCTTGGAACATAAAATTTTTTAGGAGATTCTCGATAAACAGGAAATTTTTGAGGAGCAATAGGTGATTTAGGAATATACGGAGAAATCATCAATTCTTCCCGGATTGATCTTTGTTCTTCAAGACTGATTTTATCTTTATATATACAATATCCTCGCTTACCTAAATATGTTTTTAGATTATCCATCATGACTACATAAATATGTAGATGCTGTTTTATATTATTTCTTTTATTGTTTTAAAAAAAATATGTTTATCATATATAAATGATTAATTTTAAAGAACTACTTAAAAAACAAAACCAAAATCAATTAATTTTAATGTGTGTTTTATTATTATATGTTTTATTTGATACACCAATTCCTCCTATCCTGAAACCATTTTTTAACAACATGTTGGGGCAAATTATTACTATTTTAATATCATTAGTACTTTTAATATATTACAATCCAATTTTAGGGGTTTTAAGTATGTATGTGGCCTTTTTAATGTTACAAAAATCATATTCTGCAGAATTACCCAAATCAAAACCGGTTGTAACAGAGCAAGAAAAAAACTCAAAAATGCATCAAATGAATAATGCAGTAAAAAAACAAAGAGAATCTTTAGAATTAGATATGGTTGATAAAATGACTCCTTTTGTAAGTAATTTAAATTTTTCCAATCCTTCTTATAAACCTGTTTTAGAAGATAAAGTCCAGGGTTCTAATTTATAAATATTAATTATTTAAGATATTTAATATTTAATTTATCGCTGAGGTACCGGTGAAGCCCGCGGAGAACGGATTTTGGACTTCTATGCCCAAGTCAATGTCATCAGGGGCGACTTTGAAGAGGCGGCTGGCTATTTTAGGCCAAACATAGACGTGAATCTTTTACCAATAGTTTGTTTCTCAACGTTTTCTATCTTGTAGTTATTGCCGTTCATATCGATGGATTTCAATTCTTTATATTCAGGTAAAAAATCCTGCAGTTGTTCTTTTATTTTACTTAAATCATCATCAAGTTCTTTCCTTTTTCCCTGTTTATTGCTGTAATCGGAAGTTTCAAATTTATTAATAAGATCATGTGCGCGATGAAGAAGAAGATGTTCCGCGTCTTGATGAAGAAGATGTTCCGCGTCTTGATGAAGAACTTGATCATCAGCTGATACTTCGCGGAAAGGAGTCTTACTATCTTCATTCATAACAAAATTAAATAAATTGATTTCATTCTTATTAGTCTTATTATCTAGTATCTTTATTGCGTTTATTTTTTCTACATATGGTGGTAATAAATCGTTTTCACTAGCATTTACAATCAGAGTGACTAATCTTCTTCTTTTTTCAATTATACTAGATTCATCCATTTCGTATATTATAAAAAAATATAAATATTTATTTATAATAAATGAATACAGAATACTCCTCAAAGATGCCGATTAATATAAATAAAAGTATTTTTACAACAGGAACGAATAAAAATCCTAAAATTCTTAATGCATCATATCCAGATAGTAATTGTAATATAAGAAATATGGATAATTATTTATTGTTGATGTACAACAAAGAAAATATAAATGATTATAAGGAAGTAGTTACATATGATAATAAGCAATATAAACTGGAAAGTATGAGAATATATTCTCCATCAATTCATTTATATGATGGAGTTACAACCCACGGAGAGATTGTGTTATATCACATATCTTTAGAAGATGATGGAATATTGAATATATGCGTTCCTTTAGTAGTTTCTGCAAACTCTCCAGAATTAGAGAATAAAACATTTAAGAATATTGTAGAACATTGCTATACGAAATTGGGAAATGCTGGAGAGACTGTTACAATACATGATAAAGTATTTAATGCGGGTTCATTTATTCCTAAATCATCCTTTTACAATTATATAGCGGGTTCAAAAAGCGGCGTAGAACATTGTAGGACACTACTTGAAAATGAGGGAAGAAAAGGTAATTGCAGTGAAAATGAAGAGGTAGTTGTATATCATAAAGATGATGGTTACATAGCCATAACAAATGACACATATAAAAAACTTAATACAATTATTAAACCAACTCGCTATGATGTAAAAAAAAATTACTATGAATTTAATGAAAAAATAACTATTATAGAAGGTATGTCGAAAAAGAAACAGAAATTTGAGCCGTCAAAATATACAATACTTATTGTTTCAGTGTCTGCGTTTTCTTTATTAATTTTAAAAACAGTAATATAAATTAAAGTGTCGGTATATACTTAATAGAGTTGTTTTCATACATAGTAATTTGAAAAGAATCATTATATCCTTCTACATAAACGGTATCACCATTGTAAAGATTATCGCAACCGTATTCGTTAGTACAACTTTTTCCATTATATGTAATAGGCAGTCGTATACTATTATTTTTATCACTCATAGTATAGAATTGCCATTTATCTCTGTTAGAAAGTAATTGTTTTCCCATAAGCGGGAGTATCGTTTCTTGCCCATTTTGGCGTGTTAGCAAACCAACTTGTGTAAAATTAGTTTCAAATCCCTGAGTTCTTTGATTAACTGGCATATGTTGAACGGGTTTTAGAGGTGGATTGTATGGATCTGATAGAGAAGGTGCATGAGCTCTAGAATCAATGGGATTAGTAAAATTTTTAATAGTAATAGGTTGACTATTATGTGTGGGTTTATTATTATAAATAAACAGAATGTAAATAATAGAGATGGCGAATAATGATAGAAATAGTAAAGTGAAATTTTCTACACATATAATTCCAGGAGGACAGCGTCTTGCCATTATTATATTAATATATGTTAATATAATAATTAAGATTTATTATTTTTTTTTAGCTAGACTGTTAATGGCATCTTGAACGCCAGAAAGACCATCTAAATCGAAGCCTTCTAATAGACCCTTTGCATTATTTAAAAGAGGTCCCATGGCTTTCATGGATTCATTCAGTGATTTTTGTTTATCGATGAGTTTTTTGGTATCATTCGTCATTTGTTGGATACCTTCAGCCCCGATCATATTAGTTAATGTATCATATTGTTTTTCCATTGATGCGCGTTCATTTTTACGGGCTTTAGTGCTTACAAATTCCTCTTCCTCTTCCTCTTCTTCTTCTTCTTCTTCTTCATCTTCATCCATCCCCATTGCTTTTTCTTGTGCCTCTTCTAGTTCTTTCATGGAGTACCCCTCCTTAACTTTTTTTTTTTTATTTTTTTTTCCTTTATTTTTCAATCCTTCAACGAATTGAATATTATCTGCAAATAGATTAGTAATTACTAATGGAACAATTAGTATAATAGCAGTATTTTTACTAAAGAAGGTTGTAACATATAATATAAGAGTAAATAGAGCAAAGGATTTGAAATTATTCATAGATAGATAACCGAATACATTAAGTACAGTTATAAAATATAAAACATATAAAACCATTTTATTTTTGGATAATGAGTTTATTTTATTAAGAAGTTTCATTATATATAAATTATATATAAAAAAACTTTTATGATTGTGCAATTAATTTCTTCTTTTTCTTCTTCTTCTTTTAACAGTGCCTCCTTTATTCTTATCTTTTTTTTTTGGCTTTGATATTGATTTAGATTTTGATTTAGATTTTGATTTAGATTTTGACATTACGATTGTTTTGTGATTGGAATTTTTTTCATAAATAAATCCGCCTCTTAATGTTTTACGCATATATATATATAGTTTATATAATTTTATAATAATCTTCAATATCGTTTTGTAGAACAATAAGTTCTTGTGAAATTTCATTTTTTTTCCTATTAAAATGGGCTAATTGTTCTTTAGATGTACAATCGATTTGATTTTTCAGTTTTTCTAAATGTTCCAGAATAAGAAATAATATTTTTTCTTGTGCCATTTTTTCTTGTAACTTAGATTTAAAGTATGATTTATATGCTTCAATGGCTTTTAGTATATAAGGATTTTTATTAGTAATAGTATTAATATGGTGATAATCATTTTGAATTTGCGACTTTTTTTGGCTCGCTGTAAGAAGTTCATGAATTAATTTATCAGTTTCGGGTAGTGGATTATATTTTTTTTTTAAACCAATATCGAGGGGTATTTTGGGTGGATTCATTATATATATGTATAATAAAACTTTTTTAATGATTTATTTAAAAAATATAAAAATCTATAATTATAATATTTAAGAATGTCGAAGTCAACGAAGACTTTAGTTGAGCCTTTACTTTCTGAAGAGCATAACCGGTTTGTATTATTTCCAATCAAATATATGGATATTTGGGAAATGTACAAAAAATCAGAGGATTCATTTTGGAGAACTGCGGAGGTAGATTTATCTAAGGATATGGATCATTGGGAGAATTTAAATGAGAATGAAAAGCATTTTATTAGTATGGTATTAGCATTTTTTGCCGGTTCAGATGGTATAGTAATAGAAAATTTAGGTGTAAGATTTATGAATGAGATAAAGGTGAGTGAGGCCAGGGCGTTTTATGGTTTTCAAATAGCGATGGAGAACATTCATAGTGAGATGTATTCAATATTAATAGATACGTATATTAAAAATAAGGATGAGAAGATAAAGTTATTTAATGCGCTAGAGGAGTTTCCCTGCATTAAAAAAAAGGGTGACTGGGCGTTAAAGTGGATAGGAGATAGAAGGGCATCATTTGCAGTAAGATTGGTGGCTTTTGCGTGTGTAGAGGGGATATTTTTTTCGGGAGCATTTTGTAGTATATATTGGTTAAAGAAGAGAGGATTAATGCCCGGGTTAACATTTTCGAATGAATTAATTAGTAGAGATGAGGCATTACATACGGAATTTGCGGTATTATTATATAGTAAATTAAATAAAAAGATACGAAAAGATAAATTGTATGAGATAGTCAAAGAGGCCGTGGAGATCGAGAAAGAGTTTATAACGTCTGCGCTACCCTGCAGATTAGTGGGGATGAACGACAATTTGATGAGTCAATATATAGAGTTTGTCGCGGATCGTCTTGTGGTGCAATTAGGATATGATGCAATATATAATACATCAAATCCATTTGATTTTATGGAGATGATAAGTATAGAGGGTAAAACAAATTTTTTTGAGAAAAGAGTAGGAGAATATGCGTTGGCAACAAAAACAAAAACGGATGATATATTTGATATGTCTAATGATTTTTAAATACCCATACGAAAACGGGGATTTTTACATCTATCATTAATATATTTTTTTTGATTTAAATATTGTATATTTGTAATATCAATGGATTCTATTTTTTGAGGTTTACTATCATTATAAATTTTGAAAGAATTTATTTTTATCATTTCGTTTTCTATTTTATAATCTATATTATAAATGGAAGTTATTCCGTTATTTTTATAATATATATTCCTTGGTTTAAGTTTTATGTCGTGATTTCTTGTATTACCGTGATAGAAATGTAATATATTGCTATCGTTCATTTTAAAAAAAATATTCCTATCAACATTAATTTTTTTTTCTAAAGCCCTATCGTAAAGTAAGTTATCTTCATACCCCCAAGTCCAGAAATTGGGAAATCCATTCATTTTTTCAAAATCGTATCCTGTAACAGATACGATACCGCCTAAAACATGTTCAAAACCATAGAAGTGTTTTATAGTATTTATTTTTGTGGGATAAGTAATTATATTTTTTTTGTAGGGCATACAGTCAACGTCATTAAATACAAAAGTAATATTTTTATAATGTTCTGGATACTTATTTTTCATGGCAAGAAAACCAATATTTTTCATGGCGCCGCGATTAAAAGATAGATTATCACATTGTTCTGAATAATAAATTTCATATTCATTGGAAGATATATCTTCCAGAACTTTTTTAATATATGTATCAAAAAAATATTTATGTTGTATTCGATTTCGATATGGTATGATAAAAATAAAATTTGGTATCATATATATATGTAGATAAAATTTATCTGTTATAGAAACGATATTGTTAGATCTTTGAACATTTAAAACGCCGTTTTTTTAATAATTATTAATTTTATCTATTTTTAATATTGATTAGGAAATATATTTTTTATACAAAGAAGGTGGTATTAATTGTTGCTGTTTTTTTTCGATTTCTTTATAACATTTATTAATAGTAACCTCACTAATATTTGTAACAAAGTGTATATCTTTTTTGGTAATATTTAGATTACATAGTTGAGAGATAAAGTATATGATACCAGCAGATATAGAATGCGGTGTATTTTGAGGTATAAGATTATTTTTTTCAATTTTCATAGCAATAAATTTACATAGTTTGGTTAATTCAAAGTTTATATTTAATGGGCTACAATATCTTTCAATGAAATCAATTGGTTTAAGTTTACAAAAGGTAGTTTTATCGTTATTTTCAAATGTATTTTCTATCGTATTGATAATAGAAACTGCATTTTTGCATCCTTTTGTAGCACTGGAAGTATCTAGATTAAATATGTTTGCAATTTCTTTTGCAGTTCTGGGATTATTATTTATTCTACAAGAAATGTAAATAGATGCGGCAATAATGCCATCTCTATTAAAACCTCTAAATGTTTTTTGTTCCGATATTTTTTTATGGTATCTCATAGCGTCATCAATAATTAGTTTTGGTATTCCGGCATTTCCGGCCATAAGGGCAATTCGAGATATTTCGTCATAAAGAGATTTTTCATGATAAGGCATGGATTGCCATTCCGTATATCTTCTAATTTTTCTCATTTCATAATTAGATGTGGAACTTACTATTATTTTACATCCAAAAGATGATTCTTTTAGCAAAGGATTAATTGGCATACCACATCTGGTAGGATCAGAGCTAGAGTTATCGTCGGCGCCATAATATCTCCATTCTGCTGTTCTATCGACAATATTTGTATTAATAATAGCACATTGCTTATTGGTACAAATTAGAAATCCATCACTATTGTATGCTAATGGAAAACTACAGTTATGGCAACTATTGCAATCTTTTGTAGATTCTTCCTCTTTTGAAAAAATACATTCAATGGGCTTTTTAACATTAATTTCACTGTCAAATAGATTCCATAAGTTTTTATTTTCCTTTTTTTTTTTTGTTTTCTTTTTGGTTTTTGCTAGAATTTCGAAATTATGGGGCATAGTTAATTATTATTTGATATAATTATTTAATTCAATTTTATTTATTAATATATTTGAATTTTATATATGGGAAATATACTTACAAAGGGTGATGTAGAGAAAAAAGAAGATGTGGATTTAATCGATAAATTAAATTTAATAGCAACAAAGTTAATAACGACAAGTAGATTTGAGGAGTTGTTAAATCTAAAAGATAAAAGATATTGTGATGGATTAATTGTGATAACCTCAGATATATTGGATAAATACTTTACAAACAATGAGATAAGTTATATTAAAAAAGAATTAAGTGATGAGGAAAAAGATGAAAATGAATATATGTATTTTTCATTAAAACAAGACAGCGATAAATTTTTAAGAGATAATTATGGTGAGGGAAGTAGTGATATTTTAGATAAGAAACATAAGTGTTTATTAATTTCAAAGTATTATATTAAAATATCACATATTTATGCGGCGATAATGACGGCGGTAAATCCGGTATATAATATTAATGGGAAAAAGGTGGGATTAATGGATAAGAATATAAATAATAAGGATGAATTACCGATTAAAAAAGATGGATTATGCGAAAGACGGCAAGAAATTTTACAAAAAAATAAAGAATATTTGGAAATATTACAGGAACAGATATCAGAAAATAAGGTTAAAAAGCGAGAACTGGTAAAAGAACCGGAGCATTGTAAGATGGATAATAGTAGAGATGTAGAACCAGTGATACAGGATTTAAGTAATTTATATAAAGACATTTACAATGAAGTAACCGGTGAATTTGATTCTATGTCCGAAGATGCTAGAGAAAAATATACAAAAGATTTAAAAGAATTTTACGAGGGTTTTACGGGGAGAGAAATGGATGCGAGTATAAACGATTTTACGGATATTAAATTATCAACTTTTAATAAAAATACTTATTGTGCTAAAAAATACAATAGACGTAATAATCACTATATTGACGATGAAACGGAGAATAATTTAGGAAGTTTAATTGAAGTTTATGGGACACATTTAGCAAAAAGTATAAATAGTGCAAATGAGAAGCAGAATAAATTAACAGAAATTTTAGATGATTTATTTGAAATAGAAGAGAGTGGATTAGAGGTAATTATTCGTAGGGATTTGAAATACGATGACCTAAATAATATAGTTTCAAAAACGACAAGTGCGTTGATTGAATTATATACAAGTTGCGAGAGAGACTTCAAAAAAGGTATATCTATATTTGAAGGCATTGTATTAAGTAAAAATATAGAGATGGAAACTTTACGTAGTAAAGGCTTGCAAGAAGGTGGTCTAAGATTATATAATAGGACATTTCAAAATAAAATATAATTATATATTATAATGGTTGTTACTAGAAAAACAAGTAAACGTCTCTCTAGAAACAGGTCATATGCTAGAAGAGTGAAACTTTCTCCCTGCAGAAGAAAGGGGCCTGCTGTTTGCCGAAGTATGGCAGGCTGCAAATACGCGACTGGAAAAAAAAGACGTTTTTGCCGAAAGACTGCTAATGTAAAAAGGAAGGGTGGGGGCCGCAGTCGCAGAATGAGAGGTGGTGAGGGGTTCGGTATGTTTAGAAGGGCTTAAATATAACAATAACACGATGATATTCACTGATATTTAAATGAATTTACTATTTAAAGTATAATTTTTTTCTGGATCGATTCTTTTATTTCTTTTACATAAAATAAAAAATGATAATATACAACTCATATATATATTATTATTTATATTATTATACTTCGTTTATAACTTAGACTTCATAGTTTTTAGTGATGGGTGATCAATTGTTTAATTTACTTTGCAATCTATTGAACATTTCTTCATTATAGATTAAATTGCCCAGGGGCTTATAGTCGGCAACAGGTTTATATTTTTTATCATTTTTATCATTTTTATCATTTTTATCATTTTTATCATTTTTATCCTTTTTATTATAAAAAATATTACCGGTAAATGATTCATTAGTATCTTCTTTATCATTATTTATAATATTGCCGTAAGAATCTACTTCAACACCCGTTTTTTTTTTAATTTCATTTCTAACATAACTGGGAACCCAATGTTTCCAAGATATTAGAATGACACTAGGATGAAGATATTTAACCATAAAACCGTTTGTATTTAATTTATCCATTATATAGGATATACAAGAACCCTGATCATATTTAGGTACTCCAATCATAACTTCTGGTACTGTAAACCAACAATATTGACAATCAATCTTTTGTCTAGAAGTAGTTTTTATTTTAACGTGAGCGCGATTTAAGAGTTTATTAAATATTTCTAGTTTACTTAAATCATAATTTTTTTTCTTTTCATAGAGGTCATCAATATTTATTTTTTCATTAAAAGCATCCATGTTTTCAATATTAAAGATATGACTCATATAATAAAGAAAAATAAAAAAATATAAAAAAAAAAACTAATAATTTAACATGACAATTAAAACGCTTTGTATTTGTGGTGGTGGTCCTAATATGTTGATTGTTTATGGTGGATTAAAAAGATTGTGTGAGGAAAAATATTTAGAATTGGACAATATAGAAAATATATATTCATTATCAGGAGGAACGATTATTATTGTTATTATTTTATTAATAAAAAATTGGAATGATATTGATAATTATATTGAAAATTGTCCATGGGGAGAGTATCTAGATATATCCATAGATAAATTATTTAAATTATATACAGAAACAGGTATATGTGGCGATTTTGTGTATAAAAAAATATTTGATTCATTATTAGTGATGAATAATTTAGATACAGAAATAACACTTCATGACTTTTGTACTACGATGAAAATAAATTTTTATGTTGGAGTTACATGTTTGACGGATTATAATTTTGTATTGATTTCTAATTTTAGTCATCCTGATATAAAATTAAAAACGGCAATACAAATGACATCGGCACTTCCGCTACTTATAAAACCGGTAATATATGAAGATAAAATGTATATAGATGGAGGTTTCTTTTACAATTGCTTGTCTAATTTTTGTATTAATAATAAAGATATAAATAATTCCGAGATATTATGTTTAAGAAATAATTTAAATAAAGAAAAAATAAATGTAAACAGAATTGAATGTTTTATCGATTATTTATCTTACTTATTTAATATTGTATTAAATAACATAAGATATAAAGAAGTAGATTCAATAGAAAATATTTTATATTTAAAATATTATGACTATTTTAATTACAATACGGATAATAAGTTATTAAAATTTTTCACGTGTAAAAAAACGAGAGCAGAGTTAATAAAAAATGGGGAAGATTGTGCAGATTTATATTTATTATATAAGGTGGGTGCGAAAAATCTTTAACTATTTAAAACGGTTTCTAAAAATTCTTCTATATTTTTTTCATCGATTTTTGCTTCAAATTCATAAATATCACCATTATTATCAAGTATTAATGTAGGGAAACTGGTTACCTTATATTTATCCATTTCATTATTCGTATCCGCATCATCATCATCATTATTTTNATGTTCATGTATTTCTAATTCTAAAGTGAAGTTATCGTCAATTTGTTTATTATCAAGAGATTTTATATAGTTCCACAATGAAGGATTTTCTTTAATTTTACAACAATGCGGGCACCATGTTGCGTGGAAATAATGAATTACCGGGTTTCCCGTCTTCATATCATTGGGTTGATGGAATTCATTATTTCCGGAAAACATTTTTTTTTCAACGTATTCATAGTACACATATACAGCGATTCCTATAAAAATAGTAACAACTAGAAAATACATAAAATATTCTATGTTAAAATTATCGTAAACATAAGACTGTACGGAGTCAAAATTTGAACCACCCATCTGCCCTTGAGAAAAAGTTTTAGCTAAATCATTAAACATTTCCATATAGATATTTTTACATATAAAAAAAAAATATTATACGAATATATATTAAATATAAGTCAACACTTAATATAATGTGGATTCGTTCTAAAGAAGGAAAATTAGTAGAAATTACAAGGGATACATATTTTTCAGATAAAGATTATTATGCAAAAATAACAAAATTAGAAACAGGAAATAATATAGTACTAAATGGCAATAGTAAGAATAAGATATTATCTATTTTAGACGTTAAAAATTTTGACAAAAGAATTATCTAACTAAATATATAATGCGTAATACTAAAAAAATAAACAAACGAAAGACTATTTTTACAAAAAAAAATTACAATAGCGGGGATGGGATGTTAACAACAGTTTGGGGTCCAAGTATGTGGCATTATTTACATACGATGAGTTTTAATTATCCGGTACATCCAACTAAAGAACATAAAAAAAAGCACCGAGAATTCATTGAAAATTTAAAATACACGTTGCCTTGCAAGTATTGTAGAATAAATTTAAAAAAAAATCTTAAGGTTCATCCCTTAAAATCGTGTCATCTTAAAAACAGAGAAGCATTTTCAAAATGGGTTTATAGTTTACATGAATTAATTAACAAAATGTTAAAAAAAAAATCAGGATTAACTTATTGCGAGGTAAGAGATAGATATGAGAATTTCAGGGCGAGATGTAGTAATAAAGAAAAGAAAAATAAAATATTTACTTTTAAAAATATTAAAAAACTTAAAAAGGAGAAGGGTTGCACAGAGCCATTATATGGAAAGAAAGCAAAATGTGTAATACATATCATACCACAGGATAGGAAATGCAAGACATTAAAAATAGATAAAGAGTGTGTTAAAAAAAAATAAGAATACTCCTCTTTTATATTAAATATTTGGGTATCATTATTATAATAAAAAATCTCGACAATTTTTATTAAATTTATTATATGAAATAGTTTAAAGACTACACTACAAGGGTAAACATAAAATGAGCGCAATGGTAGAACCCCCCCCTAAAATCGGTATGATTGACCCTGTAGATTTTGATAGAACGGTGTCGATGATGAGAGCGTTTTTCAAGAGCAAGGCATTTATTGAAGTACATACACAAACACGTCTTAGTATTCTGGCTGCGTGCGAAGATCCGTCTACAATTTCAACATACGACTACGCTGGTCAAGTGTGGCCTTTACCACAAACCGGACAAATGTGGTTGGAATACGAGATGTTGAAGAATCCAGANCGTGCGCCTGGCTACTTTTGCGTAAGTACGAGTTATAGGAATGAGCCAAATCCTGTGGCGGGTCGTCATGACAAGATTTTCCCGATGTTTGAGTTTGAGTTAAAGGGAGGTATGGAAGAGCTTGTGCAACTGGAGCGCGAACTTCTTGAATACATGGGTTTCAGGACGCCAGAGGGCAATGTAGATTATCCACGTGAAAAGTATGTCAAGGTGGCGGAAAAGTACAATGTCCGCGAACTGGAGAATGAGCATGAAGAACAACTGGGTGAAGAATATGGTCCTGTGTTTTTCCTGACTGATTTTCCCAACTATACGTCGCCTTTCTGGAACATGAAGCAAAGCGACGAAGTGGAGGGAGAAGCCAAAAAGGTGGATGTTATTATCCACGGGATTGAAACCATCGGGAGCGCAGAAAGGTCTTGTGATCCAGAAGAAATGTCGCGACAATTTCACACCATTAGCGACGGAGGATATGCCAACATCCTTTACAGCAAGTTTTCTAAGGAACGTGTGGAAGCAGAACTTAATGAGTTCGTAAAGCATACCTTCTTCAAGCGCTCGGGAGGTGGTATTGGTGTCACACGCATGATTCGTGCCCTGAAACTAAGCAATCTTATTTAAGTTCATTATTTATTATATAAAAAAAATCAATAATACGATGCTATACAGTATTATCGTATTATTCATTAATTATTAAATTCGCTAAAGTCAGTAAGAACAGGTTTAGGCAAATAACGGTCATTTACTTCTTTTGTATTGACATCATAATTGGGAACTTTTTTGCAGGTGAAAGCCGGTTCAGGGCATCTTTCACAGGGTGGGCATGGAGGGCATGGTTTTTCGCGTACGTTATCGCATTTTGATGGGCATGCGGGGCATACCGGGGGTACCATTTGCGATTTTAGCATATAATTATTATCATTCCATTTTTTATTTTTGAAATCGGGGAGTTCATCATCGGCATTCATATTTTCCGTAATCTTGTCTTGTTTGGATCTTTCCGCATTTTTTTCTCCCATGGAATCAAGTCCTTCAATCAAGGGAGTAACCATAGGGGCTATTATAATGAATAATAAGAACAATAAGAATAAATGTATTAGTTCTAACTTTACGGGTTTAAACTTCATATAAAATATATATCGAAAATAATTGAAATTAAATATTTTATTAAATAAATAGTGATAAATGCCTAAAACTATAAGAAACAAGACCGATCCATTAAATATTTTTTATCAGGAAACGAAACAATTTGAATTTGAAGTTGGTATAGACGAGGCTGGTCGTGGACCAATGTTTGGGCGAGTCTATGCAGCAGCGGTAATTTTACCTAAAGGAAATGAATTTAAATTCCATGAGATGAAGGACAGTAAAAGATTTTACTCCGACAAGAAATTGATAGAAACGGCCGACTATATCAAAGAAAATAGTTTATGTTGGTCTGTAAAATACACGGATGAAAAGGTGATAGATGCTATAAATATACGCCAAGCAACATTGAATACTATGCATCAGTGTATTAAGGACATTTATGTAAAACTAAAGAGTATAGAGGGGTATAATAAGATATCTTTATTATTGGTGGATGGAAATGATTTTAAACCATTTATGTTTTTTGATATTTCCAATAATGCTTACGAACAATTAAATCATGTTTGTGTAGAAGGGGGTGATAACAAATATGTATCTATAGCAGCGGCTTCTATTTTGGCTAAAGTGGAGCGTGATAGGTATATAAAAGATATGTGTGTGAAACATCCAGAATTGGTAGAGAGATATAAACTCGATAAAAATAAAGGATATGGTACCAAAAATCATATAGATGGCATCAATATGTACGGTATAAGTGAGTGGCACAGAAAAACGTACGGAATTTGTCAAAAATACGCATAAAAATACGCACAAAAAATTGAATTAAATATTCTTCTTTATAAATTTAGTATAAAGAAGAATGAGAATCCTTGTTTTTGACACTGAAACGACAAATCTTCCGGAAAAAAATGCGCGGGTTATTAGCGATGACCTTGAAAAATGGCCTTATATTATACAATTAAGTTATTTGGTTTATGAATTTAATGAAGATGCTTCTTCTACGTATGTAACGGACAACATCATTTATCTCCCACCCCATGTGGAAATAAGTGAAAAAAGTATTTCAATGCATAATATAACAAGAGAGCGTAGTGAAAGCGAAGGAATTTTTATTCACGACGCACTATCTTTATTTAATAATCAAGTTAAAAAGGCTGACGTTATTGTAGGCCATAATATAAAATTTGACAAGGAAATGATAAGTGTGGAATGTTTGCGGAACAATATTAAAAACATATTTTGTCCGTGGGAAAATATTGCAAAATATTATTGTACTATGAAAAATACTCGAAAGCATTGCGGGATTATCGCAAAGAATAAAACAACTGGTGAACCCTATGAAAAGTATCCAACATTGAGTGAATTGCATGAAAAACTTTTCGGTGATGTTCCCAAGGGAACCCATAATTCCATGGTTGATGTACTGATATCTTTCAGGTGCTATATGATGTATACCCATAAAAAAGACATGTGTAAAGATAGAAATTTTCGTTATTTAATGAGAAATTATAGACCCCTGAAACCTTAAAATGAGACAAAAATTATTATGATTATATATTATTTATATAGAAAAGAATTAAATTTATAATGAGAATAGTATTATATGATTTTATTATGGTATGGATTTTTTTACATGTGTATGCCAATATATACAAAATGTAAATTATGTAAGTATATTCATTTCACGGGACCTACTGAAGCAAAATGCAAAAGATTTCTAAACATTAACGAAAGGTATTATTTAAATAAAAATCCCAATGATTTCTGTGAACCAAATTTATACGCAGATATAGAAATTGCAAGAAAAAGAGACGAATTATGCAATAATGCATCTTATTATGTAAGACGTATACAATAATTTTTTTATTGTATTATTCAAGCCTTTAACTTCCACACATTTCACATTCTTCATCTTCGTCTTCATTGCTTTTTGTCTTTGGTTTAATCGTAAATTGTTGCGGCTGATGTCGGGGCTTTCGTCTAAGATAATAAATACCAGTTTTTAATCCCGCTTTCCAAGAATAAAAATGCATGGATGTTAAATTTTTATAATTTGGTTCTTCTAACCAAAGATTTAGACTTTGACTTTGACAAATATAACATCCGCGATCTCTTGCCATATCGATTAAATGTTTCATGGGAATCTCCCAAACAATTTTGTATTTTTCTTTTAAATGTTCGGATATACCATTTATATACTGCACACTTCCTTTGTTTGCAACAATATTATTTTTAACGTCTTCGCTCCACAATCCTTCATTTATTAATTCTTCAATAAGATGTTTATTTACAACAATAAATTCACCAGCTAAGGTTCTTCGTGTATACATGTTACTTGTAAATGGTTCAAAACATTCATTGTTTCCTAAGATTTGGCTTGTACTTGCTGTCGGCATTGGTGCCACACAAAGGGAATTCCTTATTCCATATTTTTGAACCGATTGCTTTAATTCATTCCAATCATATCGAGTACTTGGTGTTTCATTCCATAAATCGAACTGTAATAAACCTTTGCTGGCAGGAGAACCTTCAAATGAACTATATGCTCCCATATAGTTGGGATCTTTTATTTGCATTTCTTTTAAAATTGGTTTATACATTTCTTTCAATTGGCTCACTTTTTCTTGAAGTTCAATTATTAATTTATTATAGGGACCTTCTGTAAGGACATTAGAAACAATCAAATCGGTTTCTTCAGGATTATCACTAGAAAAACACAGAGTTTTCTTTTCAATTTCTTTTTTTATGAAAAGCATGTCTTTTTGCCTATTTATAGAAATTTCATTTGATGTCTTTATAGAAGAATGATATATGGTCTCGAAAATATTTTTATTTACTTCTTTTGCTTTATTACTATGATAAGGAATATCCATGAGAATGAAAGCATCTGCAAGTCCTTGAATTCCAATTCCTATGGGTCGGTGTAAAAAGTTGGATCTCTTTGTTTTATCGGTTGGATAATAATTAATATCAATAATTTTATTTAGATTTCTAGTAATCAATGCTACAACATCGTGTAATTTATTGTAATCAAAGGTATGATCGGCGTTAACAAATTTACTAACCGCAACGCTTGCTAAATTACACACTGCTGATTCTTCCGGAGAAGAGTACTCTATAATCTCCGTACATAAATTACTTGATTTTATAGTACCGAGATTTTTCTGATTTGATTTCACATTACATGCATCTTTATATAGTAAATAAGGCGTCCCCGTCTCCATTTGACTATCCAATATTTTAAACCAAAGTTCTCGGGCAGGTATTTTTTTTGTATATCTCTTTTCGTTCTCATATTTTTCATATAACTTTTCATATTCGTCACCATAACAATCACAAAATCCAGGACATTTATCTGGGCAAAATAGACACCAGTCAGAATTTGTTTCTATTTTTTTCATAAAAATATCGGGAATCCATAAAGCATAAAATAAATCTCGCGCCTTCGACTCTTCGTCTCCGTGATTTTTTTTTAATTCTAAGAAATCTTCAATATCCGGATGTATGGGCTCCAAATAAACGGCAAAACTCCCGTTTCTTTTTCCTCCTCCCTGATCCACGTATCTTGCCGTATCGTTAAACACCTTTAACATAGGAACAAGACCATTACTTGTTCCATTTGTTCCTCTAATTTGTGTTCCCTTTGCGCGTATATTATGCACATGTATTCCGATTCCTCCGGCCCATTTCGAAATCTGCGCACATTCTTTTAAGGACTCAAATATTCCATTAATACTATCGTCAATCATCGAAAGTAAGAAACATGAACTTAACTGTGGCCTAGGTGTTCCCGCGTTAAATAATGTCGGTGTTGCATGAGTAAAATAAAGTTCAGACATATATTTATAGGTTTCCGCGATAGAATCTATGTCATCTCCATGAATACCAACAGAAACCCTCATCCACATATCCTGTGGCCTTTCAATACAAACGCCCTTTACTTTCATAAGATATGCCCGCTCTAATGTTTTAAATCCAAAATAATCTATCAAATAATCTTTTTCATAATCAATGATTTTCATCATATATTCACTGTATTTTGAAATAACATCCCATGTTTTTTTGCATATCAAAGGAACATGGTTATTATGATAATCCACATTATTATATAACATTTCCATTGTTTTAATAAAAATATTATTATTATTACTACCATTTAAAATAATGGTATTTTTTTGATGATTTGATATACATATACATGATGCTAGTTTTCCGTAATCAGGATGTATTGTAATCATAGATGCGCATTGTTGTGCAGTTAATTCATCTATTTTTTTGGTTTCTATTTCATCATATAATTGGTCTATAACCTTCAAACATAATGCTGTATAATTGACAGACTGTATGTGATTGCGTTCACCTATTTTTTTAATCCTTTTCAGTATCTTATCAAAAGAAATATCTTCTTTTGATCCATTTCTTTTAATAACTGACATTTCTTGATCATTCATGGATAAATATAATGTATTCTTTTATTTTAAATTGTTTAAAATCAATGTTATTTTATAATGGTTGGGTATCTATTTTAATAATTTCGTTTATGGAAACTTTATTATCGCTAAAATGTAAAAGACACTTTCTTTTTTTAAAAACTTCCTTTTTTTCTCTTTTTTTTGGTGCACGATGAATGTATCCATTTATTTTTTCATGACATATTGTATTCCAAACGGATTCAAGTTCCTTTATTGCAGAATTAAACCATAGCTTATTTCTAAGAACCAAAACACAACTCAGTATTTCTAATTTCCAGTAGATATCTTTCACCCATTCCATGTGGTTGTTTTTCTTAATAATATTTACCTTCCAGGCATCAAACTCTTCTTCATCCATGTTTATATTTGGATATTCATAATAAGGATATCCATTATCCATAAATAAAACAAAACATCCTTTTCTGCATCCATCACTAGACAATTTAAATTCCCCATCTGTTTTAAATTCTAAATAATTTTTATATTCCTTAAATTGAGTCTCTAAAAAATCACATTCATTTAAATCACACACCTCCATTTGTAATTGCATTTGTATCCAGTATTCTGGTTTTGGTATTCCGTTTATTTCCCTATTTACAATATTTTTTATTTCTAACATACGTCCATATAATTGAGAATGAACATCCGTATTTATACCATCCGGAGATGCACCTAAAAAGGGGAACGTTTCGTGTTTTATACAACCGTAATCATCTATTTTTGTATTATACATATCTTCGTATATTTGAATAGATATGGGTTCATACTTTGTCCCCCAATGAAATGGTGATTCTAAATTAACATTATCGTACTTAGAAGAATCGTGTGGACAACATTTTTCATATATTATACTGTTTTTAGAGGATTGTGTATCCAGTGCCTTCCAAGCAGAACTCGCAGTAATTAAATTATGTCTAAATTCATACCATTCTTTGGTTCGTTGTGTAGGTTGTGGTGTTTCCACAATTTTTTTTATTTTTCTATTAATAACCTCCATATTTGGAGGTTTTCGAATAAACGTTTTATCATAGGATCTTGGTGGTACAATATATTTAAAATACTTTTTTTTGACATTTTCATATATGATATCAAATATATATAAAGAGTTATCCATTTGCAAATCTTCTAACTGAAGACATACTAATTCTTTTACATCGAAATACATGGTGTCATGAAAGTCCTCTTTAGAATATAAAATAATATTATTTTGTATATAATCATTAAATAGTTCTTCAATGCTAGCATAAAGTTCATCATATTCTTTTTGTGTTATAAACTCATTTACCATTTTATCTATTTCATATTTAAGTTCTGTTAAAGATTCCATATACATCTATGGTGTTTTTTATTTATGTCTATTTATTATTATCTTCATTGCTTGTCTCCCTTTTCTTTTTACTTTTTTTTGATTTTATGGGCGCCAATGATTTCAACGTAGACGGTCTTCTTTCATTTCGTTTTAACGTAAATTTTTTATCTTTGATTTGTAAATTAGGTATAGATACTATTATTTGCTCATCTTTATTATATACAACATCCTTCACATTTTGTAACTGTTTTCTCTCCAAACAATTTTTCAAATAGGTTTTCAATGATTTTACCTGAATGTGTGATAATTCATTATCAACCCCGTAATTCTCAGCATAATCATACAATAATTTAATTTTTGTTGTTTTATTTAATTTGTTCCATACCTCCTTTGTATTAAGTGTTTTTTCTTTATTTAAAAACTCGTTGATTTTATCGTTATTTTCTAGATCTTTTGTTTGTTCCTTAATTTTATCTGCTCCTGTAAGCAACATGGTTTGATATTTTATGTTTTTAAGTTCTTGACATTCATGATTCATATATATATATATTATACTATACGTTTAACCTGTTTCTATTTAGTTTTATAAATGACATTAAGAGATATAATATAATTATTTATATTATATGTCGCCAATATTGATTGCGGTCGATGGTAATTATTGTTCTGGAAAATCATTGCTAATTAAAATACTTAAAAATACATTTGAAAATGAAATTATTTTTTTAGAAGATACAGATTATATAAATGATGATGATGATAATTACGATTCCATCGAAAATACTTTAAAGAAGTACTACGAAAATCCAAAGAAGTATGCTTTTTCTTACTTGATGTTGTGTTTAATTAATAAGATTAATAGACTTAATAAAATACTTAAATTTAATTCTAATTCTTTCATTATTTTCGAAAAAAGTATATTAGCAGACAAAATGGTATGCGGTAAGTTAATGTACGATACGAACTTAATAGATGAAATAGATTATAAAATATATTTAAAATATTATAATGAATTCATAAATTCAATTAAAATTTCCGGTATTATTTATTTGGATTCAATACCCTCGGTATGTTTTGATAGATTGGATAGTAAATATGATATTAAAGAATTGAATATTACATACCTGAGAAAATACTCAAAATATTATGAGGAATGGTTGAAAACTACTCCCTACATTTTTTTAAAATTAGATTCCAATATTAACATACGATATAAAAAATATGTGATTCGAAGTTGGATGAGAGATATATTTAATTTTTTAAGCATATTTTCCAGAAACAACCATGAAAAAAAAATGTTCAAATATTCTGAGAATTACCCCTATGAGATTGCGCTGGAATTATAATAATAACAACTGATTTTTTTCAGGGGTTGACCTTGTCTTATAATATAAAATATCTTTTACTTTACACGTTGTTTTAAAATTATCTTCTCCGTATATGTCCTGCAATAAACACCATTCAAACATACCTCCAATGTAAATATAAATATTTTTAAATCCTAATGAAAGTAATTGGTTATATTTTTTATACACGCTAAAATCAGTGTTATTTTTTCCATAAATAGCAATATATTTATTTTTATTTTTATAGATAAGATTATTTATTAGTTCCTCTTCTTTATCTGCCAAAATCGTATTTTGTATTAGACAATTTTGTTCGTTTGAATTTAAAGTATTTATTAATAAACAGTTTTTTTCTTTTTTCACGATCATTTGAACTTCCTCATAATTAATCTTTCTAATTGATGACGAAATATTTCCCATGTAATAGAATAAGTATTTTAATTTTATATTTAAACAAAAAAATTGAAAGATAAAATTACAATAATAAAATTACTATCAATATGAATAACACGCGCAACGAAGTTAAAGAAGCCGCCCCCACTTCTGGTGATGTAGAAACAGGAGTACCAAAAAAAAATAATATTACCAGTAATACTAGAGATGAATCGTTTTGTCTTGCTTGTTTTGGCGGAGTTTCTATTGTTTTGTTGGCGTTAGGAGTTATAGCGGCAAGTATAACTTATTACGTGTACTGTATTATCTCACTAGTAAGAGACAGCAATGCTTCTATTCAAGAAACATGCGCGGATTCAAATCTATGGGTATATATACTTGTTGTTCTTATTATGAATCTTGTATTGGCTAAAGGAAATTCTAATAAGAAAGAGGAAGAGATGAATGCCATATGCAATCTATTTGTCAGTATTATTGTTTTATCGTCTATGTGTACATGGGGTTCTGTGGAATTTTGGCGCCCATGTGTACAAGATAAGTTGTCGAATCTTCTTATCTTTACTATGGTAAAAACAACTTTGATTATTCATTACACTGTAATTGGAATTTGTTTTATTATAATCTGTTACATTCTCAGAGAATGTAAAAAGAAATCAACGATAAGTATTAATAAAATGTAATTAAAAATATTTATTAAATCACTATAAATGGAAGAATTAAAAACGAAATTAGAAATTCAATTTAAGAAGGCTTTTTTTTCTAAGATTAAAGAAGATCTTTCAAAATCTCCTCCAGATACGCAACACATTACCGTAATTATAGAAGAATTAGTGGGTGGATTATGTAAATTTGTTCCAAATAAACCAGAAATCCACGCATTTATAAAGGATGATATATTTATTGAAAATATCGGTTTTGAAACAATGCCACAAATTATAGATAGATTAATACATTGGATAGAACAGTTTCAAGCACCTGTACATGATTTAGTAACAAAAAAATGGAGAGATGATTTTAAAAATGCCAAAAATTATGCAGAATTTATCTCCGTGTTTTTAGAAGAATATTATTCTCATACAGAGATGGTATATAAGGAAACATGGGAAGCAAGACAAAGAATCGCTAATGGTGACAACGCAACTCCCCCTGAACATAGAAGAGTAGTCTATGGAAAAAACGGAGTTCCAAATACTATGAAAAGCGGATTAGATCGTTAATTGTTAAAATAATATTAATATATTATTATAATTAATATTATGTGTGGAATTACATGTGTATTATCTAAAACAGAACAAAATATATGTAGTTTTTTATTAGATAGTTTATTTTTACTACAAAATCGAGGATATGATTCCGCTGGAATTCTAGGTGTATCCTATAATGATACATTATACATGAAAAAATTTGCTTCAACAAATAAAGTCGACTCATTAAAAAAATTAAAAAATAAAGTCTGTGACATTTATTTTAAATCTGCCATTGGACATACTAGATGGGCCACCCATGGTTCTAAAACTGATATAAATTCACATCCTCACAAATCGATGAATGATACATTTTATATTGTTCATAACGGAATTATTGAAAATTACATTACAATTAAAACCATGTTGTTAGAAAAAAATTACACATTTGCATCTCAAACGGATAGTGAAGTTATATCAAATCTTATAGAATATTTTTTTTCAATGACAAAAAATGTATGTTCGGCTGTAAAAGAAGCGTGCCAAATGCTTGAGGGAACTTATGGTCTAGCAATAATTTGTAGAAATACACCAGACATCATTTATGTTATTCGAAATGGATCTCCATTAATTATAGCCGAAAATGAATCTATGGTTGTTGCAACATCAGAATCTGCGGGATTAGTCAATCATTTCAATCATTACATGAATGTTGAAGCAAATACCTTAATATGTATATCAAAACAAGGTATAGATTATGAGAATCTTGAAAAAATAAAACTAAATAAAACCGATTTTGAATTATCTTCTAAACCTTATGATACCTGGACATTGAAAGAAATTATGGAACAACCTGACTCTTTATTAAGATCAATAAATAATGGGGGAAGAATATTTAAAAATGAAATAAAATTAGGAGGGATCGAATTCTTGCAGCCTATTATTCATGAAGTAACAAATATCATTTTGATTGGTTGTGGAACTAGTTATAATGCTTGTATGTGTGCAAAATACTATTTTCAAAATTATTCGGGAACCGATGTTTCTTATTTTGATGGTGCAGAATTTACGGATAGTGATATTCCATTTCTTGGAAATAGTATTATTTTACTTTGTAGCCAGTCTGGTGAAACCAAGGACCTTCATCGCTGCATCAATATAGCAAGGAATTGTCAAGTTGTAACGGTTGGTATTATCAATGTCATCGATTCAATCATTGCCAGAGAAGTTGATTGTGGTATTTATTTAAATGCAAGAAGAGAAGTAGCCGTCGCTTCTACCAAGTCTTTTACCTCCATGCTTGTGGTTTTATTATTACTATCTCTCTGGATTAGTCAAAAAGTTGGATCTAAAAAAATCCAATATAATGTTATTATTGATGGAATAAGAGCATTATCCTTCCAATCCAAAAAAATACTTAATACTATTTGTTTTAAAGATTCTGTTTTAAATAAACTAAACAAACCGTCTCTTTTTTTATTAGGAAAAAAAAAAAATGGAAGCCATCGCAAAGGAAGGTGCATTGAAGATAAAAGAAATGGCTTATATACATGCAGAGGGGTGTAATGCAAGTTCTTTAAAACATGGCCCCTTTGCTTTGCTCGAGAAAGGATTCCCTGTAATTTTACTGATTGACCGGGAAAATAAAGATAAAATGCTTAATGTATATCAAGAATTAAAAAGCCGGGATTCGTACATTTTTATCTTGTCTAATTTAACGAGTATAAATATTTATGAAGATGAACAAACAGATATATTTGTGGTAGATACAAATGTATATTGTCAAGAGATTCTATTCACTATTGTGTTACAGGTCCTGGCTTACAATTTAGCCTTATTAAAGAATATAAATCCCGATAAACCTAAAAATCTAGCAAAAGTGGTTACCGTAGAATAGATAATTTCGTTCATTTCATTATATATATCAAATTACTATATATATAATGCCAATTATCAAGTTAGATGATCTACCAAATACAATGAAAAGGGAAAAATTAGATGTTGCTGTTGTTAGTTTTGGTGGTTCAGGTTCAAATACTTTAGTAGAATTTCTACAGGCCCAGGGATTAAATACAAGAGCCCGTTGCTGGCAAAAGTTAGTTTGCCATTGTCCTGAACCTATTGATACGGATATCCCCATGATTTACATGTATAATAAAGATGCAAGAGATGCATTCTGTTCTCAGCGGAGACGCATGAGTGTGTGTTGGAAAGACAATCAAAGAAAATTGTCGAATGGAAATTGCCCTAGTTTCTCCGATGAAAATCTCCTGCGATTGATGATAAAACAATTTAAGGCGTGGACCAAACTACCAAGAAAAAAAAATCTTCTTTTTCTAACCTTTCAAGAATTTTTTACAGATGCCGGGAGAGATAAAATAAATAAGTTCTTAAATAAAAATTATACAGGGTGGCCAAATTGGGGTGACCGCGAGAAACATGTATATGATTTTGATAAGGACAAAGAACTATTTGATACATTTAAAGATGACCTTGAATACATCAAAAATTTTGAACCCTAGTCTGCTAGATATTCTCTTGTGGGGTTTCCATAATCATATAAAGGAACTGAATTATTCAAAAATAGAAGTTTACTTCCAGGGACTCCCGAACGATATGCAGGATTTTTTTTTTGACAGTTTGCTAAGGATATTCTATTTCTAAATATATTACCCTTTGCGATTCTCGCAAAGTTCGCAACTCTTGTAACAGAATTATCTTTTACTTTATTTTGATTGTATTTAAGAACTTCTGCTTTTCTACGCATATTGTAATCCTCTAAACTATATGTAACATAATCTCTCTGTGGTATACGTACTCTTCCCCATGTCCTGTTTAAGGTGGTTGTTACAAATCTTCCATTTATACATTCTCTCACGGTATATGTTTCGTTTGACATTATATTATATTTATATTTTTTTCTACAATATAAATATAATGGGACGAACCGGAGGAAGACATCCATCTATAAGTTTTAGAGCCTTTGCGCCAGGAGGAAGTACTGCTTTAAATAAATCAAAACAAGATATATTTGCTATGAATTTACATGTAGAAGGTAATTCAGATGTTAAAAAAAATAGTTCATCTGCAAGTAAAACTACTACAGACTTAACTGCTAGCGGAACAGTGACTTCAAAAAATGTAAAAGTTACTAACCTTTTATCATTGCCCAGTATAGTAGATAAAATAAAATCAGATAATTTAACAGTGGATACTATATATTGTACTGATGACGTCGAAGAAGGAATGATTGGTTATCTTCCTAGTGGTTCTAATATTTATGGTACCGTACTAGCAGAGGGGGGAACTAGTTTTTTTGTCGCCAGATATGTTGTGAGTGCTGGAGCTCTTCTTTGGCAAGCCTTCCCTAGTTCATAGTTAATCAAATCGCACTACAATTTCAACCTCTTCTTTTTTAATACTTTTCACAGCAGAAACTGATAATTCTTCTCGTTTTTTTCGTGTTTTACATGTTGTTGTATTTATAGAATTATTACGCTTTGATGTACTGTTTCTTTTATTCATGTCAGCCTCAATCACAGCATAATTATCTTCAATATATTGAATAACATCATTTTCTAAGGCCCATTTAAAAAAATTAAGTTGCCCTATAGTTGTCTGTATAAAAGTATTATTTTTATAGGGAATATTAATTCTTTCCCAACGACAAAATGGATCAAACCGACGTTTTGAATATGCCTTCAATTTTAATTTATAATCTGTATAAACCTTAAATCGCATCTTTTCACTATTTTTTTCAATAATATAAATCGTAAAATTTTTTTTCGCGTAGTTTGTAGCAAACCAATCTACGATTCGCAAAGATATTTTTGATTCACCGTTAATTATGTTTAACATTTTTTGTAAGTTATTATCTTTCTTATAAAAGGATAGTAAATTAGACATTAATAATTCATTTTGAGTACTATACGTCTTAGACATTTAATAATAGTAAAATTGTATTTTTAAAATACTTTTTCATAAATATATTTAATTTATTATATTTATGAAAACAGGCGATTCATATTTTTCACCTCGGGTTTATCTTTTTGTTCTGTAAAAATTTTATGAATCATACCCGAATCTCTAAATCTTACGGAATATTCCTGTTGCATTTTATTTCTACCGATTCTTCCCAATGCCTGAAGTGTTTTTTCTTGAGTCATACTTGACAAATCTTTGGATATATATCCATGAGTGAATTGATAATTTGTACCATAAATATAATCACTAGATGCAATAATCATAAATAATTTTTGCTGACTTGCGAGTTCTTTCATAATTTCTGTATAAGCAATACTCGTGTGCTCGCTAAAAACACCGATTCCCATAATTAAAAGGATTTTCCAAGCCGCATCTATATCGGTAAGTTGTGCAATGCGAATTACAACATCTTCGCTAATATCAGCAGTAAATAAGTTTGACTTATCTTTATCGGGAATCCATTTTTCAGTATGAGAATGAGTGTTTGGTATATAGGTGTCATCTATTTGAATTACCCGAATTTCTCTAAGCAACTCTTCAATTTTAGATTGAATTGCTTTCATTTCAGGATTGACACGAGTACCAGAGTTTTTTCTTTCGGAAGTAACCTTGTTTTCTTTCATATCAAGATCTTCATAGTCCTTTTCCAATTTTTTTGTTTCATTTGTTAGTTTAGTATTATATTCAATATCCCTCATTAATATTTGTATTGTTTTTTCCGGAATGTTTGATTCCTTTAAATAAAATGCTGCCACTTTTTTTATATTTTCCGTTAAAAATATTGTCGGACCGTGAGTTAGTGTATAGGAATCACTTGTTACCGCATGTATATTCGATTCATAATATTTTTTACGATTTTCATTGAAATACTTATATATAGTGCTCCATTCTTCATGTTTAATATTTTTCAAAATTAGCAAATAATATTGTTTAATTTCAAACATTGTTACCGTATTAAAATTCATGAAATAATTTTCAAGTTTAAGATTTTCTCTTTTCATGTAGTTATTTGTATTAATAAATAATATAAACCTTACAATCTCTCCAAGGTCGAGGTACCGAAATAATGTTTTGTTTTCATTTATGTATTTGGCACAAGCCTGTAGTTCTTTATATTCTGCAAAAGATAAATGCGGTAAATAAACGGAACAATCTTGATTGATAATTGGAATTGTCTTTTTACAATCATGGCTGATTATGCTATGAACATCGCCGCCAAATTTTATTCTGTAATCTTGAATTGTTGAGATGATTTCATCTTCTCTAGGTAGCGTAGCAGAAGAAAGGACAATATTTGGTATAAGATTATCCTTCCAATTGTTGTGAATTATTTCATGAAAATCGTGGGATTCATAATCCATAGTAATAGTGGGTTCGTCCCAAAAGGTAATAATTTTTTCTTTTTTATTGAATGCAAGCATATAATACATCGCATATCTATAAGATTTTATATCGGATATAATCATTTCAACATTTTCCCCATTACTGTTATCCACTTTTCGAATTACGCCACTTTTTCGATCGCGAATACAATCCTTTGCTGCATTAAAATGCAATCTAATATCTTCCGCATCACCACAATTAAAAGCCAATGCAATTTTGCGATTTGAAGATATGGCATTTCTTGCAATAGCAAGACCAACATGCCTAGCCGCACACACAAATATTACACGATATTTTTCACACAATCCAATAGGAGTTAGGGTTTTTCCTGTTGATGTGGGAGCAATATATAATACCAATTTAGGTTTTATTTCAGGTAATTTAAATAATTGAAATATATCTTTTTGATGTTTGTATAAACAAATGTTTGCATGTTTCCATAAATAAGAATTGTGCTCAATCACGGTTGATGCATTTTCAATTAAAGTGGGTATTTGAGAAAGTATATCTAATTCCTTCGTAAAATAGTCAAGAATGAATCCTACAAATTCTTTAAATAACTCATTAACCATCTTAATAGGATAATTATTCAAATGATGAATAGTATAGTAATAAAATATATATGTTGACATTTTTTTAGACTTGTCTGCTCTTTCCTTTTTAAAATACTTATTTATCATAATTTCAATCAGGTCCATGACAATAAATTCATAAATGTTTTTTTTCTCTCGTTCAAAGGTTTTTTCAAAATTTTCAATTCGAATTATTTCTTTTTTTTTGGGATTTGTTTTTTTTTTAAATGTATATTTATAGTTGATATTGTTTTTTTTTAATAGTTTATCTATTTTAGGTTTAAAATACTTTTCGAATAAAAATGAGGTCATTTCTTTTGACTCCTCTATTTTTGTATAAAGATAGAGTGAGTTTGTATTAGAATAGGATACTGAAGTTTCATGGAACCCCTCTTTGATCATATTTAGAATTTGTTTTTCATCGCTATCTACAGGAATTTCGATACCCTCCCATTCTGCGCGAGTTAGTTTGCGTTGACAAAGATCCATTTCTGTTGTTAATAGTATTTTAATACTTTTAAACATTTTCAATTTTATACATTGTATTATAATAAATATATTTATGAAATTAACGTGCAAAATAAAAAAAAAGAAAGTAACGCATTCTGATATTAAAAATATATTTAAAAAATAAATATATTATTATATATGTCGTTCAATGAGTTTGAACTTTCACCCCAAGGAAACTATCAAAAATTGGAAAAAAAAGAAAATTTGCCGAAATATAAAGAATCGAGTGATTCGAGAGATTCGAGAGATTCTATATGTTCAAAGGATGTGTGTAATGCAATAAAAAATTCATTTATGTTGATGTTTGGAGTGTACATGTTATTTTTATCTGGTGTATCTGTGGCCGCACTAACAGACACATCATACAAAAAACAACATCAAATATGTGGACTAAGCAATCTATGGTTGTATTTGCTGTTCTCATTATTTTCAAATGGTTTGTTTTTAAAGGTCCGGAGAGATTTTAATCAAGAAAAATTATTTATCATTATTAAACCTAATCTTGAAGTATTAGGTGTTAAAATCTTATTTTTTATCTGGGGATCTGTGGAATTTTACAGTATTTCATGCGTAGACGACCTTCGTAAAACAGACCTGTTTTTATGGGCATTAATGCAATATTTATTAGATATTCAAAGTATTGCAAGTATTTTTTGTTATACACTCTGGATTTGGTATAAGGTTAGAAAAGATAACGAAAGATTAAGATTAGAAGCCATAGATGCTTTGACGCGTTCAGGAGAATATGTTGAATCCGTTCGAGTATAAATAAAAGAAATTTAGTTATAACTGAATAATTAATATTATTAAATAGTAAATGAGAATTACCCCTTATTTACTATTTTCTTTTTGCAAAACCAATGTACAACCTCGATTCTATCACAGTATTTTTGGTAGCAACTATATAGAATATAGTTATGGAACACAAAGCCGGAGAGATTTTAAACAACTTAAAAATTATACGGGATATGTTCAAGACCATCACTGTATTCCAAAACAATTTAGAAATCATAAATTACTAAGAGAAACGGGGTTTAATGTGAATAGTGCTTATAATATTGTTATTATGCCAAATCACGAAGGGATTGAAAAACTTAATTTACATCCAGATAGTCGCGTTCATTATAACGGACACATACAATATAACAAATATGTTGGAAAACAACTTGAGTGGATATGTTCTTGTTTTTCTACAATGGATGAAAAAAGGTATCAAATATGGCTACTTCTACATTATTTAAAGGATAATATAAAGTACAATGATACAGATATTCCATGGAAATAAACGTAATCTCTCCAAACATCGTTCTTAAGATTAATGTAGAAAACTTTGCTTCTGTGCATTGAAAAGGTTGTAGTTGGAAACAATCGCGTTTAAAAACCTACTTATAACAACAAAAAGAAGGGCAATAAGTATTTGATTTTTGTACTTATAATTAAATGCTATAGAAATAATACTAGAAAGAATAAGAAGAAATACTACATATTGGGTAATGGTAAAGACAATTTCTATATTATTCTTGAGTGTCATACCTTTGTCATAATCCTCATGTAAATATTGCAAGAAAACCATTCCCGTTTTTCCAGAAGGCTCAAAATACCATTCATAAAAATCGAGACAACCATTGTATTTCATGATAAAATCTAACAGATACTGCGGATATAAATAAACAATAGGAGAATCCGTATAACATTTAAAACTGTAAAAAGGAACAAACGAGAAATCCTTTGTATTGCTGTAATCCCAAGTTTCATTCTCACATAAATCATTTACCGCCTTGATAAGTTCATGATTTTTAGTCGTTAAAAGATAGGCGCCTCCTCTAGAAAATCTTAATCCAACCTCGATAATTTTTGTTCCGCGATATTGAACATTACAAACCCCGGTGTATCCATTCATATTGGCTTGCACCCATGTAATAATATTCTCCGGTGGTTTATTCTCTGGAGAGATATACTTCCAGTCATCCGCAATAACACCGTGCTGGGTATCTGAGTATTTCATTGTCATTTGATACACTATAGTTCCCTTATGAATAAAAAAATCAGTCATCCCCTCCGTATCATCAATAAACTGTGACCACATCATATTAGGAATATCTTTATATCTTTTCAATTCTTCAAAAGAATGGATCTTATAACAGTTCTTACTTGAAGCACTCTTGTGTCCATATCTGGGTTTTATAAAAATAGGGAACTCTTGCAAATCATGGCGATTTTCTAATAAGTTTTCTAAAGTTCCACAGGGAATACTTTGACTTCTAGCAATAAATAACTTATCATATACAAATTGATATCCTTTATATTTCTTATGTGCCTGTCCATCAAAATCGGGAATGCATTTTGATATTCTTATTTTCCAAGGATCTCTATAAGGATTATAAATATTTAAAACACCGCACCAAACTTTTTCAAATTCCACAAAAAATTTCATCACTTTTTTATTTAAATCTATATACATATACATTATATAGATTTAAAATTCAAACTTTAACCTGTTGAAGATTTAAAATATCGTCTATTTTATAATTTTATGTAAGTACCCCCACGAAGTCTCAATACTAGATGCAAAGTTGACTCTTTTTGAATATTGTAATCATTGAGACTGCGCCCATCTTCAAGTTGCTTTCCTGCAAAAATTAAACGTTGCTGGTCAGGAGGAATACCTTCTTTATCTTGGATTTTTTGTTTGACATTTTCAATGGTATCGCTAGGTTCAACATCTAGTGTTATTGTTTTTCCCGTAAGTGTTTTCACGAAAATTTGCATATAGTATATCTATACATTTTATTTTAAGTTATTTTGAAATATTCTTAATGTTTGCATAGAATTCTAGAGTTTCCAATTCTTCATACAATCTCTCCATATTTTCACCTATAGAAAGAGTCCCGTGTCTTTCAAGTCCAATAATATCGTAGCCATTTAAACAATTAAAACAGTCTTCAGCCAAATCAAGACTTCCCGCCTCGTGGTATTTTGCATTTTTCCCTATTGAACCAACATTTAATTCTGGAAAAAGCTTTTTTATAGTGCTTAGTTCCGTATTTTCATCTATCCCCATATACGCGATTGTTTGTAATGGGTGAGCATGAATAATACATACATCCTTATCTTTATTACTGGGCTGAGTCTGCAATAGGGCATGTATATGAATCTCTCTAGAAGGTTTGTACATATTATTATTAAAATACAAGTCATAATTAAAAGGAGACTTCTTATTATCAAAAGACTGAAAAAATACTTTTACTATTTGTTCTTCTTCTAAATTATTTTTTTTGATAGAGCCTGGAGAGATATAAAAATAATTCTCATTTTTTGGTTTATAACTTATATTACCGTCTCTAATAGTTATCATTTTATTGTCATATAATTTTTTCATATAATAACAAACATGTTTTCTAAATTTCATAAATAATAATACATATGATATTTTTTTAAAAAAAAGTATAATTATATTTCTATATATTTCTATATATTTCTATATATTTATCATACCTATGTTCAATGCATACATATAGTTTTCCGTTATAATAATGGGAATAATACTAACAAATAATTTATTAAGTATTTTTTTAATAATATGATTTATAAAAAAACAACGAATATGTGAGAAAGAATACCCCTTTCGATATAATATTCTCCAATCGGTAAAACAAATTATTTTTGTTTTATTTGAAACCAAAAAAAAAAGTTCTATAAAATTTTCTAATTCATAAGAATCTTTTATTCTATACACATCTTCGTGTGGTCCTCTGTGATGTATTATCTGCAATGTTATTAAAGGTATATCTAGTTTCATTTCTTTTCGCACGTTTTTACAATGAATAATAAGAATATCGTCATTTGAATTAAAATATGTGTTGATTATTTCAGAAGTAAATACTTCATATTTTGTAGAACATTCTTTAATTAGGCAATTTAGTTTTTTCCTGTAGAAATAATCTCTCGGGCCTTTATCTATATGAGGAGTTTCAATATCTATATTGTTTATTACATTTGAAATTTCTCCGTATTTGTGATCCCACGTTAACATATTTTTTTGAATATTAATCCAACGCTTGTGAATATTTTTAAACTGTATTTCCTGATTAAAGAATAATATCACGCTAAAATAGGTAAATATATTTGTTATAAATTTGTCCTTTAATAAATATTCATATAATTTCATAAAATTACAATGGTAATAAATATGCTATAAATAATATTAATAATACCTAAACTTATTTAAATTTATATATAATTTTAAATATTGGTTGTATCTTCGGCCTGTTCAGCCTGTTCTTCACTCGTAACGATTTCATTAGAAATAATTTTAATTCTATTTAAACACCTTTCAGAGAAATTTTTATTTTGGTCCAAGAATTTTCCTAATCTCTCGATATATGAATTAAATTCAAGAGTCAACTTTTGTTTTTGACTTTCCAAGTTCATAATTAGATTTCCCACACTAAATCCCCGGGTTTCTCTTTCTGTTGCTCGAGAGATTTTATCATCAAATGAACCAATATCTTCGGCAAGTTCCCTTAAGTTACTTGTTGTGCAATTAATTAAAGAAAATATTTCATTCATGTCATATTTTGCGTAGGGATCTTCTATTTCTGCAGGTTCACCATCAACCGGCGAACCATCTTCTCCAATTGCTGCTGGATTTTTAATCATTGTCGGTGGGTAAGGAGTCATGTTTCTAAATTTACGCTCCTTTACAGCCTCTTTTGTAGAACCAACGGGAATTTCTTCAATGGCTAGGGCATTTTCTATTATACCATCACAGTATTTGTATAAATCTCCGTAAAGTTTTTTAATATATACATCTTTCATGTGAACAAAAAAATTCAAATCAATTTCTAAAGAACTTTTTTGAAATCCCAGTGTATCTAAAGATGTTCCAGTGTCATAACCACGTTCTTTGTCTGCTAGAACTTCTTTTTCAAAGTCTTTTATAGATAAAATATCACTTTCAAGATTACCAATAAATTTATCCATTTCCGCATATTTTGCATTGATTACATTTAATGTATCGTTATAACTATCAGAATCAATCTTGTCTCTTAGTGTACTGTCATTAGGTTTAATTGCTGTCATATATCATTATAAACGAATTATTTTTTTACAAAAAAAATAATTTGATTTAACATCAAAAGCAACAAAAATAATTGTTATCATCTAATGAAATATCCATTCCAAAGAAAAATCTTAGATAATAATAATGGTATATAATATTTAGATTTGTATTGAATTCAGTTAAAAGTCGATTTGAGGAGACTGAATTCCCCTTGATTCTAAAAAATCACGTACATCCTTGCCAATTTTTTTAATACTGCTGAGTCTTTTTTTAACATTATTGCACCGGTCCGTATTTATAATAGATTCACATACTTCCATTCTATTTTTTAATTCTTGGTTAAATAAAACAGCATTCTTTATTTCATCGGTAAGTAATGTAATATCTTGTAATTGTCTTTCTATGAGTGTATCATATCTTTCTATAAAATTATTAATACAAATAATATTGGCCTCGTCTACTTTAACTTTATTCTCTAACTGTTTATTTAATTCTTTTCTAACATTCATATCCTTTTTAAGTTCTTGTATTTGTACGTCTATATCATCAGGTTTATACTTCATAAAATCCGCTAAAATATTTCCCATAGTTTGTGACATTTAATTTTTATATATATTTATTATTTTACAAATATAATAAATACATTTAAAGAAATAGAATTAGAATTAGATAATGCGAGGATTGGTATTTATGGCAATTATTATGTCATCATACAGTGATATTGTTGAGAAGCAAGATCTGTACAGCGATTTTATGGATTATTCAGCCAGGTACAACAGAACTTATCAAACGTATAGTCAATACAAAAATGCATTTCATAGATTTTCTAAAAATATAGAATATATTAACAACAACAATTTTCCATTTAAATTAGATAGAAATGAGTATATGGATATGTCATTTGACTATTTTCATTTGGTCAAGAAAGGATATGTAAAAAAGTTAAGCACTAGCAGTAGCAGCAGCAGTAGTTGTAGTAAATATAAGTATGAAAATAAGGAACTACCCGATTCTCTGGATTGGAGAGATGTAAATGCGGTAACTCCGGTTAAAAATCAGGGTCAATGTGGAAGTTGTTGGAGTTTTTCCGCAACCGGGGCGATGGAGGGTGCATGGGCGATTAAAAACGAGGAGTTAGTGAGTTTGTCAGAGCAACTTTTAATGGATTGTTCTGTAGATTACGGAGACTATTCTTGTAATGGTGGAGAGATGGAATCGGCGTTTGAATTTGCGATTGATAATGGTATGTGTAGTGAAGAACAAGAGCCTTATCTAGCAAAAGATGAAGATTGTATGTACTGTAATCCGCAGATATATTTTAGTGATTGTGTTAGGGTAACTCCAAAGAATGAAATTCATTTAAAGGAGGCTGTTTCTAGGGGTCCGGTATCTGTAGCGATTCAAGCCGATACTAAAACATTTCAGTTTTATTCCGGGGGGATAATATCAGGAGATTCATGTGGTACGAATTTGGATCATGGAGTACTAATTGTAGGATACGGGGAAGAAGATGGGGAGAAATATTGGATAGTTAAAAACAGTTGGGGTGCATCGTGGGGGGAAAATGGTTATGTTAGAATTTCAAGAAGCGATGAAGAAAATACGCATGGTGTATGTGGTATTGCGATGCAGCCATCTTATCCGGTGGCTTATTAAGTTTAGTACGTTTTTAAAACCTTCCAATGAAGAGAGATTATATATATAAAGATAATTAAGATAATTAATGTATTTATAGATGAAGGATGAGGAAATAATAGGAATAATAGGATTATTAGGTTCGTTGGGTGTAGGTGCGAGTTTATTTCCACAGACATGTAAAATATGGGAGAGCAATGATGTAGGTTCAATCTCTCCGTCATTTATAATAATAACTACATCATCTTCAGTTTTAATGCTTATATATGCTACTTATTTTTTGGTATATCCTATGATAATAGCAAATTTATCTGTGTTTGGAAATTGTTGTATTCTTTTATTTTTTTATTGTAGGACAAAAACAGGTTGTAGAACAATGATGTGGGCATAATATATAATTATTAATTTAATAATTAATAATTATTTAAAAATTAAAAATATAAATAAGATAATAAATTTAGTTGGAGTAAGCAAGACCACCCATACCACTCATGATGCGAAGCACATTGTAGTTGACGGCGTAGATTCTTACCTTGGCGGTCATAGTGCCCTCAACGGTGGCGTTCGAGAGAACGAGTTGAAGAGTGGCGTTGTCAATGCGCGAGAAATTGCAGGTGCCCGAAGGTTGGTGCTCTTCAGGGCGGAGAGCGAACGAGTAGAGATTGACGCCGGTGTCGGGGGTGCGGGTGTGGTGTTGGAATGGTTGCACGAGGTCGAAGTAGGTACCTTCACGCTCAGAGAAGCGGTCTTGACCGTTAAGTTGGAGTTTAGCGGTAACAACAGGATTTTGGCCCCAGCAGTGCATGTTGAGAGCAGTTTCGGCGAGAACGAAGGTGCCAGCGTCCGATACAAGGGAGCCTTGCGCGGCTCCACCACCGTCATGAAGACCGGAGGTGGCCCAGCCCTCTGTGGAGCCGGCAGGCGCGTCAGCACCGGCGTTGTCAAAGAGGCCAGAGCCGTGTATCATTGTATCGAGAGAGTCACTGTTACCGAAGGCGTGGAAAGCATTAGGAAGAGCATCGTAGGCGTCGGTGTAGTTGAATGGTTGGGCGCCTAGAAGTTTGAAAAGAGGAGTTCCTGCGTCGAGAGACGAGCAGTAGTCAACGTTTTGGTCGGGTTGTACAACCCAGACGAGTTCCTTACAAGGGTGGTTGAAGTTGAGCTTGATCTTGTTCGAGGAAGAACCAACCGACTCATCACCAGTGAATTGAAGTTGTTCGATGAGGTATTCATGGGGATTTTGAGCCATGCGACGTCTCTCGTCGGTGTCAAGGAAAATGTAGTCTACGTATAGCGAAGCGGCGACAAGAGATTGCGAGTAGGCCGCGGTCGCCTTGGGGGTGCCGCTGGTCGAGGCGATGTCAGAGACAGCCCAAAGGCACTCATCAATAGGGCGGAGGTCAATGTTAATTTTTACCTCGTGGTATTGGAGAGCGATGAGGGGTAGCGCAAGACCAGGGTTTCTGCAGTACCAGAATTGAAGGGGAACGTAAAGAGTGGTCTCAGGAAGAGCTTTGCGAGGAGCGCAGGTTTGGCGAGGCGCGTCCGAAGAGCAAGGGGTGTCAACCTCAGCAAAGGTGGGGTCGGTGATGTAGGTTAGCGAAGTGGTTTGTCCAACCATGTTGTGGTAGCCAACTTCTTGTTCCTTAGATTGAGTTAGAGTGTTCCAGATGTGCATCCAGTCACCGTATTGACGGTCAATGCGTTGACCACCAATCTCAATCTCAACTTGCGAAACTAGCTGATGTCCAGGGAAATCAAGCCATCGAGCATAGTAGGCATGGTCTTGGCCAATTTCTGGTAGAGTTAGTTGCAGGTAAGTTCTGTAGGCAAGATCACCATTTCTTGAGATGGTGCAAGTCACCCGGCGACCGAAATCAGCTTGGCCGTTGAAAGTTTGTTCGATTGCTTCCATAGCAAAGTTAGTGTGGCGTCTGTAGGTAACTTTCCAGAATGTAATTTGTGGATTGCTCGTTAGATATACGTCTTGAGCTCCGTAAGCGACGAGTTGCATAAGTCCTCCTCCCATGATTATAATATTGCTAAAGAAAAAAAAATAAAGTTTTTATTTTAATTATTTATATTTAATTTAATATAGAATTAATATCAATATTTTCCTTCATAAACCGTTTCAAATAATCGTCTGCAAGTATCTCTTTTTTACCTTCATGATTTTTCTTAAAAATATAATTTTTATCTTTTTTCGATATGGACCAACCGTTTTCCAGTGCATTATAGATAAAAATCATTTTTTTAAAATTAACATGATTAATGTTTTCCATATCTAATTTATTTAAATTTATATTTATCGTATCCATTAATTGATTATTAGAAAAAGTAAATGAAAATTATTCTTAATTTATTAGAAATATATAAATATAAAAAAAAAAAAGAACTATAACATATGCCTAGTTTTAAACCAAAGACAAATAAAAAGATAAATGTTAAAGAAAAGGATACAATAACATTGGATACAAAACACCAAGAAATCACGGAAAAATTTAAAGTAGAAAATGAAGTAGATATACCTAAACTTAAAAAAAAAATAAGATTTTTAAATAAAAAATATACAGAGAATAATTTATCATTAGAACATAAACTTGATATTAAAGATGAAATAATCAGAATTAAAAATCAGATAAAAGATATTAAAAAGAATCAAAAGCAGTATTATTTAAAGAATTCTACTTACATTTTTAATTATTTTGAAGATAAAAAGGATATTGAAAATGGAAATACAAACACTAAAATCCTTAATTCATTTTTCAAAATAGATGATAAAAATTCGAAAAATACAGAAGAGTTAGACCGAAATAGTAATCTATACAATTATTTAAAAAATATAGATGATAGTTTTATTAGTGTAAATAATTTTATTTTAAATACTGATATATGTAAAAGTTGTAATAAAGGAGAACTTATTCCAGTCGATCATGAGGGAATAATTGTATGTAATAATATAAAATGTGGCAAACAGTTTCCATATCTTATAGAAAATGAGAAACCATCTTATAAAGAACCTCCTAAAGAAGTATGTTTTTATGCATATAAAAGAATAAATCATTTTAGAGAGATTTTGGCGCAATTCCAAGCAAAAGAGTCTACACAAATTCCAGAAAATGTAATTCAAGATATTATTCTTCAAATGAAAAAAGAGAGAATAAACCTAGAAGCACTCAATAATAAAAGGGCTAAAGATATACTTAAAAAACTAGGATATAGCAAATATTACGAACATATTCCTTTTATTAAAGAAAAATTAGGAATTAGACCACCTATTATGAGTCCTGAATTGGAAGATAAATTGTGTAATTTATTTATGGAAATCCAAGCACCCTATGCAAAATATTGTCCAGATGGAAGAGTTAATTTTTTAAATTACTATTATACTATTTCTAAATTATGTGAGTTATTAGATGAAAGAGATTTTTTACCTTATTTTCCTGTATTAAAAGACCGAGAAAAAAGAATAGAACAAGATGATATTTGGAAAAAAATTTGTAAAGAACTAAATTGGAAATTTATACCAACGCTTTAATGAAATAATAATTAACATATTCTATTAATTATGATTTTTTAGTTTTTATCGCGGAAATCCAACAAGATTGGCACCGATACCAAATCCTGCGCCCGAACGAGCAGAAGCCGCCATAGATGGAACGTAGGTGTCAAGAATAGAAAATGTGGCCGCAGCAGTAAGAGCAATTAATGCAACCTCTTCGAGTTTAAGTTTTTGTTTGGGTATTACAGAGGCAACTATACCAACCATAACACCTTCAACAAGGTATTTGATGGCTCTTTTAACTAATTCACCGAGATCCAATTGATTCATTATAATATTTGTAAAGATAAAATATTTTTGAAAAGTATTTAAATTTAATTTAATACATAGTATTAATGGAAAAAACAACTCCTAAATTAGTGGATTTATTAGAAGAAGATAATCCTCTACCCGGACAAAAATTTGTCTGTGTTTCCTTTGTTTCTCCAGAAAAAATTTTGAAGGATAAATCGTTATATTTTTTTGAAAAGTTCCTAAAGAACTGGGATTTTAGAAAATCACTTGAAAAATATAATCAGTTTACAAATTTTTTAGCATATAAATATAATTTATCATCGGAAGATGTGCAGAATGATTTAAAAGAATTTGTTAAAGAAGAACAAGAAAATTTATTAAATGATACCATAGAAGATGAATACAAGAATTTTATCGACCTTCATGAAGAAAAAATGGAAAACGACTTTAATGCAGAAAATGATTTTAAAACCAATGTTCGCGGAGTCAAGGTTCGTGGTGTATTTGAAACTCAAAAAGAGGCAGAAATAAGATGTAAACTATTACAACAACTTGACCCTAATCATGATGTTTACGTTGGACCTGTAGGATTATGGATGCCCTGGGAGCCAGATGCCTATAAAACTGGTCGTGTGGAACATATTGAGGACGAATTAAATCGTTTAATGCATGAAAAAGACAAAAATGAAAAAAATGCTAAAATGCATTTCGAGAAACGAGTAAAAAATGCTAAAAAAAATGCTATTGAAGAAAACAAAAAAATTGCTCTAGAAAATAACAATAAATTAACTCAAAATATTGACGAGCATGGAAATCTTTTCAGCGTAAATCAAGGAAAAGATAATGAAGTCCCATTACATGATGTCCGGAAAGAATTATTTGATGAAAGTAATATAAACCGCGATAGATTATTATGTGACCCTAATCATCCCAGTTTATTAGAAAGATCAAAAAGCATGCCTCTTCCTAGTACCCCCGAAGAAGAAAATGAAAAATCAAGTTCCATTGATGTAGATGCTAGTAAGAAGGTTGATTAACTTATTAGTTGATAATTACTTATATATTTTGTTGATATTTATTGACAATATATATATATATATATATAAATATGAAATCATTTGAAATAAATAATGGTATGGATCATAAACTATTTATAAAATATATTTAGATAAATCAAGTGCTAGAAAAAGAGCCACTAAAAACAGTGGCCGGCATAGACGTTCTAATAAAAAATTATAGTATTAGAATTACACAATTAATAAGTTATTTACCACCTGGATTTTTTAACATTAATTCTTGGCCCTGCTGATTTTTTTCTATTACTATTTGGATCATACATTTCATCTTCCTCATCCGAGTTGAGATCCTTAGATAGTTCCCAAAATTCCTTTGACCCTAACTTGAAATCACCATGTGGTTCCGCACGATACCAGAATATTTGGTCTCTTAATGAATTGCTCTTCGCATTATTATGAATAACAAGACACTCATAATTTTCTGTGCATTGATCCATAACCTGGCAGAAAGACTCAAATGTCGGAAACATTCCCGCATAGTTCTCATAGATTCTTTTACGATTTGCTATATATGGCTCCCTTAAAATAAACACATAATCAATATTTGTTCTTAAATTTGGAGGGATGCCAAGCGGGTATTGCATCGTGATTATCAACATAACTTTCCAATGACGACCGTTCATAAACAATAGACGCATCATTTTATCTTTTGTCCAACCCGCATCATATAAACAATCGTCCAAAATAACAAATGTCCGTCCATCTATATTTGATTTTTTATATGTTTCAACTTCCCTTTTTATTTGCTTTATTACCTGTTTTTGCCTCTTTAAAATGTTCTCCACAATCGCGCTGTTATATTCATCGTGAATAAAAAGTTTTGGTACATGTTTTGAATAAAAGCCATTTCCCGCTTCCGTGCCCGATATAACAGTCCCTATAGGAATATCCTGCTGATAATATAAAATATCTCTTACCAGATAAGATTTTCCAGTATCGCGACGACCTATTAATACGATAACTGGACCACTACTATCTTTATTCGCTTCAAATTTTATACTTTTCATATCAAATTTTTTTAATTCAAGGGTCATAATATAAAGAAAAAATATAAAATACATAATTTAAATACGCATAATTAGTTTAAAAATAGTTAAATTAATATATTTAAAAACCAATGACTAAATTGTTAAATTATCAATATACAGAGTCTACTTTAGAGAATATAGAAGCGCTGAACATAAAAAATATGCAAAAATACAATCCAATCTATAAACAATTTTTTAAATTATGTGAAAATAATTATAATAAAATAACATTAAATCAACACTATACTTTGTCACATATTTTAGAAAAAAAATCATTTTCAAGATATTTATGTAAAGTTACCAAAAATAATGAATTTCTAGAAAAAGAAACATTTGTAAAATTCGCTCCAATTTTAGACCCTATCAAATACATGGTTGGGAAATATGATAATAAAGATAAAAACCTATTTATTCTACCAACACTATTAGATGATACTTCTAAATATGAAAAAATGTGTGATTACAATAATTGTGCATACACCGATGGATTTTTTTCCTTTCTTGCAAGCAAATTGTTACATGAATATAAGTTTTTAAATGCCGTTGATTTTTATGGTTCATATCTAGCCAATCATAATAATATGATGATAAATATTTATGACGATATTGAGTTTTTAAATGATTCAGATGATTTTCATAAAAATAAAAAGATTTACTTTGATGTAGACGATTGTTTTTATGATGAAGTTTCAAACTATGATTCGAATCATAACAAAAAAAAAATAAATATTTCATCCGGAAAAAATATGGATGAAATCGAGGACATCAAAGATATCGAAGACATCAGTGCCATTGAAGCCATCGAATATCCTGTAAATGTTGAAATCGAAAATATAGTAGAAACAAGTGGAAAAGATACTTCTTATATAAATTTATCGGATCTTAGTGATTTAAGTTACAATTTCCTTGATATATCTTTAAATAATTCTAAGGAAGAAAGTGAGTGTTCTTCTATAACATGTTCATCTAGGTCATCACACACAGAAAATAGCAAGGAAAATGAAGAAGAAGAAGAAAAAGAAAGCGATGATTCTTGTGAAGAAAGTGATTGTGAAAGCGAAGAAGAAAAAGAAATATTTTCTTACATAAAAAATTTTCCGGTAAACGTTATATTTCTAGAGAAATGTAACCAAACCCTTGACTCCTATATGTTAAAAAATGATATGGAAGAACAGGAATGGGAAAGTATACTTCTACAAATTATATTCACGTTAATTACCTACCAAAAAGTATTTGATTTTACACATAATGACTTACATACAAATAACATTATGTATGCTGAAACCGACAAACAATTTATATACTACACTTATAATTCTAAAACATACAAAATACCTACATATGGAAAATTGTGGAAAATTATAGATTTTGGAAGGGCAATTTTCAAATTTAATGGAAAATTGCTTGTTAGTGATAGTTTTTCAATAAAAGGTGATGCTGCAACACAATATAACTTTGGACCATATTATAATAGCAAAAAACAAAAGGTAGAACCCAATAAAAGTTTCGATTTATGTAGATTAGGCTGTTCTTTATTCGATTATTTTATAGACAATATTAAAAATATCAAAGACCGAAGCGACTGTGACAACTTACAGTGCCTGATATTAGAATGGTGCGAAGATGATAATAATAAAAATGTACTATATAAAAATAACGGAGAAGAGAGATATCCGGAATTTAAATTATATAAAATGATATCCAGAACCGTTCATAAACACACACCAGAACGTCAATTAGATCGTATATTGTTTGATGAATATCGCGTATCAAAGAAAAAACTCAACAAAAAAGTCAAAATCATGAACATTGATGAAATTCCTTGTTTTGTTTAAATATATAATAGTACTTGTAATTATATATTTAAAAATCCGGCTCGTTGGTAAAGGCGTTTGGAATACCACTACCAACCTCTCCAACAGAATCGCCAAACATCGAAGATATTGAAGAAATATCACCCATTTGTGAAAGTACAAACTGTGCTCCAGAGGCCGCGAATAAAACATATATACTTTCATTCGCCAAATTTTTGAAATTGATTTCCTCCTTTTTAATTAATTTACTTTCAAATATTTTTATCGCTAAAAATACTAAAGAAATCAAAACACTACTCACTAAAAGTTCCTTCATTATTTTATTATCAATATAATACATTAATTTGTTTTTAACGAATTATGTAAGTGTTTCTATATCTCCTAATAATGATGGTTCATCGTTCACTTCTTTACTAGATTCATCTATTGAATCTATGGAAATAACATCTCCTAAATCTAAATTAACATCCTCTATTTTAAGTTTTTCATCGTCGTCGTTAGAAGTTGATTCTATTTCACTTATATCTAAATCATTTGAAAAACTAACACCCTGTTTTTCCGCATCATTCAAATCCGGAACTTCCGTGACTAACACGGGTTCTTTGGGTTCTTCGGATTCTTCGGATTTTTTTGTATTTTCCGTATTTTCTGCATTTAACTCTTTTATATCCAACATTACTCCATAATTATCATCGCTAATTACAATATTATCTGTATCTTTTAGTTTAATAGAACTTTCATTATCATTCATAACCTCCTCAATCAAAAGATTGGGATTTGTCTTACTTTCTAATGACTCTTCATTAGATTTAGATTCCATATTTTCTTCAGAACCGTCAACGCTCACCATATCATCCTCTGCCGGAATAAGTTCCTCTTCAACTTCCATAGTTTCTTCTGTAACCTCGTCAAGATAAGAACGTAATATAGTTTCTATTGGAATTGTATCTCTCACGGAATTCAAAATGCACTCCTTTATAATAAGTTCAATCTCTCTATTGTGTTTTTGCATTTCTAATGGATTAATATTCTTTTGAAACAGATATATATTCGTATACAATTTTCTCGCTACTGAAATATAAATCTTATGAATAAAATCTGCTAAATTTGGTATATCTATGTCTACCTTTTTTTGATTTTGACCCACCCTTATACATGTCAATGCCTTTAATTGAATAATATGCACACATGTAATTAAATCCTCGATATATCCACATTTGCTATTTTCTTTTATACGCGAAACCTCATTTTCAACTAATTCTTTATTCCATTTTGGTATTCTTGATAATAAATTTTGAAACGTCATTAAATATTTTTCATCCTCGTTGTTTTCTATACAAAGTTTATAAGCATCTTCATATATGGATTTAAACCCCTCGATAATAAAAGGACACAAAATAGTAACTAATCTTGCGGTCCATTCATTCCTCGATTCAGTTAAACTACTTATATTGTAATCGTCCATTTACATAAATGATATATTTTCTAAATTATAATCATTACGCAAATACGTAAAATTTAATAGAAAAAACATGGCTAATTTCTCATTTTTTATATCTTTTCTTACTTTATTGAAAATAATAAATAAACGGTTTCTCTTATTTGTATCTTTAATATTTTTTTTTAAAAAATTTAATATATCAATCCCTGAATATCCTTTATTATATAATTTATTTACTCTATCTATTAATTCTATTGATGTTGTTTTATTTGTTATATCTTTCAATAAAGTTTTAATAGAAATAGATCTTTGGTATTCTATTTTGTTGAAATCAAATGTTTTATTTACTAAATAATTATGCAGATTTACCTCCTCGTTTAAAATGACCGGCGGTGAAACATAAATCTCTGAAAATCTCGATAATATTGGTTTCAATAATTTATATTTATTTTCTACAACAATGAAAAATCTAGTAGTATTACTAAATAATTCTATACATCTTCTTAATGCAGATTGAGCATCTATTGTTAATTTGTCAGCATTTAACAAGACAATACTTTTGAATAATTTTTGAGAGTTGTGTATATTTGCTCTTGCAAAAAACTTCAGTTCTTCTCTTATAAATTTAATACCTTTTCCATGACCACAATCAATGTAAATTACATATAAATTTATCAGTTCTTTATCATTATAATAAATATCGCTTATAAAATTCTGTAGTATTGTCCGTTTACCGGTTCCCGACTCTCCATGAAATATAATGTGTGGTATCTTACGTGTTTGAATAAAATAATTTAATTTTTTTTTGATATCTTTATGAATATCTAATCCCATTAATAGTATTTAATACTATAATTTAAATACTATTTATACTTATTAATAACTACTTAAACTTTGTGTAAACGGATTATTTTTAAACGCTTGTAATAAATCGGGCTCAATTCTATCAGTGTTTGTGTTAGGTAGTTCTTGTTTTCCATGAAGTTGGCCATATGTCTGTATATCCGGAGAATACGATGGGCCAATTGTAGTGTTTGTTGTACGATAATTCTGGGTATCTCTCTGGGTTACAAGATCAGGATTAATTTGATTATTAAAGGTATCTATATTCCCAGATGGAGTGAATGAATACGTGTCCCGGTTCACATTGTTTCGTTGCGCGTATTCTGCATCCGATACTCTAACTCCACTATTATTACCACCAGAACCATAGTTCTCTACGTGAAAATCGCTTCTTTTACTATCCACAGTTCTTTTTTGATCTAATAAATAAGCATTTGAATTTTGCATACCGTTTCGTTGAATGTTCATGTTATACGGCTGACTTCCCGTCATCTCTCTAATGGTTGTTTTCGGTTCATTTTTTTGATATACATATTCTCCTCCCGCTCCGGCTCTTTCGACGTTTCCATTGATTCTTATATTTCCAATAACGTTATCTTTTTTTGTTGGTCTCAAAAAGTCCATAACTGGAGCCATAATTGCACCAATCGCGCCCCCGGCCGTTCCAAAAGTGTGTGTTTCGTCTACCGTAGAACGATTATTAGGCAATGTATTATAGGTTCCGCGTCCATTATTTGATTCTGTGGTGGGCGCCGTATTAACTCCTGTAGATATCCCATAATTTTCTTTATATGTATGAGGCCGCATTGAACCTTCATAATTTTCTGGTGCCATTCCTTTAATCATGTGCGCACCCCCCGCATTACCACCATAAGCCGAAAGCGTGCTAATTCTGTTCACATCGGGTAATATTTCAAGAGCACGAGTTGTTTGTCGTTTTTCTAAACCTGTCGTTGTAAGATATCTTTCGGGACCATTCATGTAATACGTATCGGGCTTATGTTGTTCCATTTTACCATAAATACCCCGATTTTTAATTTTTGACATTGCTGGACCTTCATGTGTTGCTAGATCATATGTTCTTTTGGGATTTGTAGATACACGAAGTTCATCTACCGATTTTGGCATCCAATGTTCTCGTGCACCCATCCCCGAATTAAAACCCGTATATCCTTCCCCATTCTTTAATCCCGGTGCTTCTCTTTCCTCTTCCCACGGTTTTGTATTGTTTTGTTGTAAACTAGTAGTTTGTCTAGATTGCATAAAATCATTCATATTTGGAGCACCGTGTGCCCACTGCATTGATTCTTCAGGCTTGAATAAAGGAGCAACCTCCTCTTTATTGTACGATTGAGAACCAGAACCCATTTTATTGTCTAAAATACTTTCCGCCGTATTATCTTCTAAATTAATACCTTTAATTTTGCTTCCAAAAAAAGGAGCCATATTATTATGTTTAAAATCACTTTGATTTACTACATCTCCACTTAAAGAAACAAATTTTGAGCCCATAAATTCCTCTTGTTTTCCATGTAAATCATCATGCGTTATTCTTTCGGAGCTTACCTCTGTAATTGGGTCTACATTTGAATTGTCCGTTGACCGATATCTTCGACTTTCTACATTATTTGATTCATAATGATTAATTGGTTTTGTATATTTTTGCTCCTTTGTCTCAGGGTAATTTGTAAATCTCTCTATCGATGGTTTTTTTTCGCTATTCATAATTGTATATACACCTGTGGCACCAGCTAAAGCTATTAGTACTTCCATTATATATATGTTACTATATTTTTTGATAATTTTAATGTTAAAACTAAAAATAAAATTATCTATTATTTAAATTTTTCTCAAAATTATTTTTTTGTTGAACTCTAGAACTTATATTATTTGCAAATGTAATTACAGACTTTGATTGATAATCATGAAGTGGCTCCTCCCATCTCTCTATATTTTTGTCTAGAAAACTCCAAGCAGGGTGCGTCGCTCTCGATTGGTCCGTCATCATATTCACACTAGAATAAGGCAAATCACCTTGCTTCACCTTTTCATAAGTATATTTTGTTTCGTCCCTATTTAAAGGACGATCCGCTCGCCTTAACTTATTTTCTAAATCAATCATATTTGGAGTAAAATTTGCCCCCCATTTTTGTAATCTTATGTGTGGATCATTGTGAAAAGGCATATTAGTTCCTGGACCAGGCATAGTTAATACATATCGACCACTTCCTGTTGATTGTTGTAATTCTTTTTCAACTCTCGCTATATCATTTTTAATACTTGTCAAAGCCATATATTATTACTTAAGAATTTATATTTGGAAATGGTCTTTCTTTTGTACTTATCTCCAAATCCGCCGGAAGAACCATTCCAGGTTTCTTAAAAAACTCAACCTGCTTTAACGGTGTTAATTTTGGAAATGTTGGAAACTTGGGATTTACTAAATTAGTTGAACCAATTCCTCTTAGTGCAGATTCAATATCCACCGAATTACTACTTAACATTGTTCTGTTTATCTTACTCGGTGGAGCAGAACCACCTGATGGAATTGCTGGTAAATAAGGTTTTCCATAACTATACTCTGTATTTAAGTTATAATCCTGAAATCTCCTAAATTCCTCTTGCTCTAATTCATAGTTCCCATAAGTATTTTTATTTCTGGTGGATGTCATTTATTTATATAAATAAACAATATAAATTATATTAAAAATATAAAACGACATTCAAGCCTTTACAATTTTCTCTATTTCATTTATAGTTAAAACAATACTCTCACAAATGTTCTTGTTATTTGAAAAATAAGTTTGTATACACTTATGCAGCAAATGAAATGTATCATATGCAAATAATCTAACAATTCCCCATTCTGTATCTGCATTATCAAATAATGAATTACTATCGCAAGAAACTTTAAATAAATCATCAAAAACCTTTTCTTTTTTCAATTCCTCATATAATGCAAATCGTTTATTTGCTATCAACTCTTCATCCCAGTTATTTGTTCCAAATACCATAAAAAAAACTTCTTGATAATCACTTAAATTATTATAACTAACGTCTAAATTATAGTTATACATCAATAATTATAATTTATTTTTTTAAATGAAAATTTAATTAATTTGTTTCTTGGTGTACTCTCTACTCGGTAAACCACCTCTTATCCAACCATCTGAAGCAACACCCTCAATAAGATTATTTGGATTTTGTACTTTAGTGGCCACTTCCGGTATCATTGGAGTATGCTTTAAAGGAATATACGATTTCTCTGATAACTGTGTTGCTGTTTTTCTGTGTGTTTCTTGAACACCATATCTTAGTTTTGTTTCTAGATTTGGATCCACCTTACCTTTACCTAAATATGGAACCGTTAAATATTGTCTTTCTTGTAATGATATCTTTCCCTTGTCATGTATTAAATTCTTATCAATCAATAATTGCGAATTAGTATCGATATTCGTTCCTTTTAATGCTGTACTATGTGTCCCACTATAATTAAACATCGGTTGTTTCAACGCTTGAGATATTCCCGACCGCATTTCATAATCGTTCGCATAAAGATTTTCCAATTGGTAATTACCCAATTTTGTATTTTGAACATTTTTTTGACTAAGATCCGATACATCATTTCCTATTCTAGATAAACCATTAAACATGAAATCACTTCTTTGCATATATAATCTAAAAATATAATATTTTTATAATATTAAATTTTTATTTTGGAACTAGAAGTGAACCATCCTTTGTCGATTTTAAATCACCGTAAAGAAAGTTTTTAAAAGACTGCTGATCATTTGGTATTTCTGTATTTGCCGTTGAATAAAAGTTTCTCATCGAATAATCAAACATAGTATTATTTCCTAAATCCTGGAATAATTTTTTTTCTATTTCAACGTTGTTATTATTAATTTCTTTGATCATTTCTTTCGTTTTTATATTTATTTCATTATTCATATCATCGTGATAAGCCGGAGGCGCAGGTTTTCTTCCGGGATTATCTTGATAATCTGTTAACAAAACATTACCAAGAGGATTATTAGACGTGGGCTTCTTATATTCCTTAACTTCTTCATCCAATAAAATATCTTTTTCGGTTTCTATTTCTTTTGAACCACCACTTGTAAACTCTTCTAAAACATTTGATTTACTATATTTCACTACTATTATTACTATTAGAACAGAAATCCCAATAAATAAATGTTTATAGGAGTTGAATATAATAAATCCTAAAATAGATAAAATTATTATTAATCTAGACAGCGAATTCAATTTTTGATTAAAAGACATAAATTCCATTGGCCATAATTCACTAATATAATCTGTATCTACTAAAATAGCAGGATCGTTAATCCAAAAATTTATTGTCATTATATATATGATTTGTTATTTTTTTGTTATTAAACATTAATTACCTTTCTTCTTCTTCTTCTTCTTCTTTTTCTTATTTTTAGGCTTTGCTTCTTCTACATTATCAGATATATATGATTTATCTACCTTTTCTCCCGTAACAAATTTATTATCGACCAGTTTTCCACTATTTTTTCTTTCATCTAATTTTTTTTTTAATCTCTCTTTCAGTTTCGCGTTTTTTAAATTCGAATTCAAGTTATTTTGCATGGCATTTAAATCTAATTTTCCCTTTCCTTTCGGTACTCCAGGCATACCCATATTCTTAAATAGTTCATCCATATTCTTCATACCCGGCATTTTTTTCATTTTTTTTAATATCTCTGAAGCCTCCTCTAACAATTCACTTTCTTTCATCTCTCCACTTTTAAATTTATCTTCTAGTTTTGTACTTATAGATTTCACAATCTTCATCAACTTTTGAGGATTCTTTACTAAAGACTTGAACACTCCATCCATATCTTCAACACCTTTCATATCCTCTTTTAGATCATTTGCGGTTTCTTCTGCAATTTCTTTTGCTAAAGAACCTATTTTCCCTTCCATTAAATCATTTATATGTTCATGCATATCCTCTGCCGATGGCATATTTTGAGATACGTCGTTATCAAATATATTACCCATATTTGATATTGTTTCTTCTAATTTTGCTTTGAATTGTTGTTCATCTATTGCTTTAAACATATCAGCAGAATCCCCAAAAAGTTTTTTAGAGTCCACATCATTTACACAAACAAAAAGAATGATTTGTAAATATTTCCAAATAATGTCCTTCGTCTTATCGCTTATGTTCGTTTTCCAAATAAACTTAAAATTTATCTTCGGTAGAAAATTTAACTCTTCTGTATCCTCATTAGTAAAAATATCCTCGTTCTTGTATAAAATATTAAAAAAATGTTTTGGATAAATATTTTTACAATAATCAAATAAATCTTTATATTCCTTTTCGGTTAAATCGGTGCTTAAATTGTACTCAGGAAACGTTTTTCTCATATCATTAAAAAAATCATTTATTACATCCTTAAATTTATTCATTGGAGATACGTTGGGTTCATTTGTATCCTCCTCCTCTTGTTCCTCCTCTTGTTCCTCCTCTTGTTCCTCCTCTTGCGGTTCACCCTCCTCTTGCGGATCACCCTCCTCCACTGGTTCTTCGTTATTTACGGGTTGTTTTTCATCCATATAAGTAATTTAATTTATAATGTTTAAATTAAATTACTTATTATTATTAATTTATTCTTTTTGTGCTTTTTTAATAACGTACAAAAGAGATAATTTTGATACAGTTTTTACATATTTCATCCATCTCGATTTTACATGATCCGAAAATTTATGTAATTCTTTTCTTATGGTATGTATAGTTTCCAGGGCTTTTTTTGCATTTACAAGTGCCCCATCTTCTATATCCCACGAATAATCTTTTTCCGCAAAAAAATTAAAATCACCATCGTCAATATATTTTTTATATCTTGCGTATATCTGTTTATAATATCCCGTAATAAATAATATAGGATTTAATTTAATAAAATTACAAACCAATTCACAACCACCTCTTATAGTTTTATGTGTTTTATTATTTTCCTCTTTGAATAGAGATACTGTCCATTCCATCCACTCTTTATAATTTTTACAAAATGCATTCAATATTGATTTTTCGTCTATAACTAAATTATTCATATTAATACTATTATTAAATATTATTTATATTATTTATATTCTTTTATTTTGTTTTACCTCTAATTCTCTGTCTTGTATTAGTTTTTCCATATCTACTCCATTTGTTCCTATCTTGTCTGGAACATAGTTATCAGGTGGCGTTTCTATTGAAGTCTCTGATAATGGTGTACAATAATTATGCATTTGTCTAACTCCCCCAGAACCCTTTGCCGACAGTTCATCCGAACTCATGTCGTAGTCGCTATAATTGTCAGAGTGAACACCAAAAAGACTATTTTTATATATGGCATAACAATCTGGCTCGTCGATTTCCGTAGTTTTACCAGAATTTATCTTGCTATTTAAATAATCCATTATATCATCCCCCTCTATTATTTTATTTCCGCGATTTAACAACAATAAAGATGGAACCTTCGTTATCTCTTTCGGTAACTCCATTTCCGTTCCATTTTCTAATATAACCACTATTATATCTTCTTTCATTTTCCTCTTATCAATACATATATAATGCAAATCATTTCTTAATGGATGTTTCACTATTTTTGCAAGCGTTCTCTCACAATTCTTACAAAAATTACTATAGAAAAATATTGAATTCATATTAATAATAATTTATTTATTCTTTTTAAATTAAACATATTTAATATTAAAAATTGAACATATAAAAATATATATATCAATATATAAATGAATCCAAGATTAGATCGTGTTTCTCAAAATGAAAATAAACTTACACTATCATTCACAAATACTAACTATAGTATTATAAATGCTTTACGTAGAACTATAATATCTGATATTCCTGTTGTTTCTTTTACTACATTTCCTCACGAAAACAATAGGTGCGAAATCTTTAAAAATACTAGTGGACTTAACAATGAAATAATTAAACATAGACTAGCATGTATCCCCGTACATTTGGACCCCACTAGTAAAACATATGAAACACTTAAGGTTGTTCTTAAGAAGAAAAATGATACAGACCAAATTATGTTCGCAACAACTGGTGATTTTCAAATTTATGACACCAATACGGATAAACCCTTGTCTACCGCCGATAGAAATGAAATTTTCCCACCCAATGAAATTACTAAATATTTCATCGATTTTGTTCGTCTAAATCCAGAAATATCCAAAGAAATCCCCGGAGAAGAAATACATCTTGAAGCCATGCTTGATATTAATACTGCTGTAAAAAATGGGTGTTATAATTGTGTATCTACTTGCAGTTACATTAATACTCCTGATACCATCCGCGCAAATGATATATGGATCACTAAAGAAAAGGAACTAAAAGCCTTAAAAACACCCAAAGAAAAAATCGAATCTCTCAAAAAAGATTGGTTCCTATTAGATGCAAATCGTATATATATTGAAAATAGTTTTGAATTTACGATTGAAACTATTGGTATTTATTCTAATGAAAATATATTTAAAATGGCATGCACTGTTCTGCTAAATCAACTTGAGGAATTAAAGGATAATATTACCAGTGGTTCTGTTATTATCAATCAACCGATGTCTACTACCGAAAATGAATACGAAGTTATATTGGAAAACATCGATTTCACTATCGGAAAAGTTATTGAATATTATATGTATGAAATATATTACAACCAAAGAAGTGTTCTCACTTTATGTGGTTTTTATAAAAAACACCCTCATGAAAATTATTCCATCCTTCGCCTTGCATTAACAGAACCTAGTGATAAATCTATTGTGAATGAATATCTTATTACTTGCATCGAAGAAGCAAAGAAAATATTCGCCACCTTCAATTCTAAATTTTAATTAACGCAAATGAACCGCGGATTTCTATATAATCTCGTCGACCAACCCAAACCCTAAACACGTTTCTGCATCTAACCATAAATCTTTCTGCAATAAGTAATTTAAATGAGCAGATTTTAATTTCGTACGATTTAAATAAATATTTCCTATGATGTTCATCAATACCCCCATATTTGTCATCTGATCCTGGAGTTCATTGTATTTTCCCGAATCCGTACCAGATAATTGATGTATTAACATTAAAGAATTTTTTGTCATGTACCTCTTCTTACCCACCACACTTATCAATGTTGCCGCACTCGCCGCAAAACCATCGATATAAGTATATACAGGTGTTTTAAGATTTTGAATTACATCTAATACATATAATGTATGATACAAACTACCTCCCTGACTTTGAATATGCAAATGAATTGGTGGTGGTTTTATTTTATACTGTAAATGAAATATTTGCGATTTCACATCTAAGTCATTTAACCTATTTTTTAACTCATAACAACTTCTTTGGGAAACCGGACCGTAAAAATATATTTCATTATTAATATCGTGGATTATTCCTACCTCTCCACTTACCACATCTTCATTTAAAAATATCTTTTTCTGTATGTCACTCTCCTTTTTAATATACGGTTCGCGCTTTACAATATCCGCAGATTCATCCTTATTTGTATTGAACGAAGAAGTCATCCCGATAAAACTACCTAAAGCTTGCCGACGATTTATCGAAAAACTGTCGGACCCCAAAAAAAGCACTGTTAAAAGTACTTGCTTTAAATACATTTATATATATATATATAAAGGTATTTAAAATTATTCATAGGATTGTAAAATTCGTGCTGATGGATCCTTAATATTGCCACACCATTTAGGTAGCCATAAATAAGGTATTGTTTCTTCAAATCCACCATAATTATTCGAGAAAATCTCTCGATAATATAAACTTTCTTTTAAATATGGTACATTGTGAACACATTTTTTAATTCCCTTGTAAAATTCCGCGTCTGATATTTGTTTATCAACTTTCCTTTGAATAATCGAATACCAAGATTCACTCTTTGAAGATACTCCATCGGAAAATGCCTCTTTCGTTCTCCAGACAATGCTACTTGGTAAATCATGTTCAAATGCAACCCGCAAAAGAAACTTTTCTACTCCATTCCATCTCGCCGGTATTTTTAATTCCGGATCTATGGACATGTAATAATCTATAAATTCCTTATCTAAAAATGGAACACGACATTCTAATCCCCATGACGCTATTGATTTCTCCCCGCGCAATACATCAAAATAGTTCAAATCCTTCAACAATCGAATCGTCTCCTCGTAAAAACTCTCTTCACTTGGTGCATTTCTAAAATATAGATAACTCCCGGATGCTTCATCACTTCCTTCTCCACTAAATAACACCTTAATATCAAAGTTCTCTTTTATATATTTCGTAAGTAAAAACATCGGGATACTCGCTCTAACCGTTGTTGTATCATACGATTCAATATGGTATATAACACTGTCTATCGCATTAAACATATAATCCTCATCTAATATTAATTCATAATGTTCAGTGTTAAGATGCTCGGCAACTATTCTCGCATACTTTAAATCTTCACTCCCCCTCAACCCTACAGAAAACGTCTTCAATGTATCTCCCTTGTTATATTTTGTTAAAATCGCTGCAATAATACTACTATCTAACCCACCCGAAAGCAAACAACCAAACGGTCGTTCCGTTAATAACCTTCTCTGTACTGACGCCTCCAATTTTTCACGGATTTTTATTACTACATCAACATGAACCTCCAATATTGTCTTATATTCATAATTATAAAATCTCTTTTTTATACCACCTAATTCCATATAGCAACCCGGCTCAAACTGCTCCGCCTCCAAACATAATTTATTTAAACACTTTAACTCACTACCTATAACTACCTCATCTTTGTCCGTTCTCCCTATATATAACGACCTTACTCCAAAAGGATCCCTCGCAACATACTTTTTATCCTTCTCTAGATCTATCAATATAAAAGCATAATCCCCATTTAATCTATGTAGCGTCTCCTCTATTCCATATTTTACATAAAGATGAATAATAATCTCACTGTCACTTTTCGAATACACCGAAAAATTCTCCTCCTTCATTATATCATCATAATTAAATATCTCTCCATTACACAACAAAATAATGTTTGGATACATCTCTAAATTTATTGGTTGACTACCTTTATCCGTTAAATCATTTATACAAAGACGATGAAACATTAAATACATAGAATCTATTACTAACTCTTTTGTATTATCCGGCCCTCTATGTTGAATCTTATTTCCCTCCGCAAATAATGTATCACGTAATTCTTGTGTAATTGTACCAGAACCAAAAAAACCAAATATACCACACATTAACTATCTATATTGTTATATTTTTATATGCATAAAACAATATCATTTATAAAAAAGAATGTAACAACGAAGAATTAAAAAATGAATGGAGAATAATTATGACTTCAAAATACCCCTCTGATTGTAATTATATAATAAATGAACCCGAAAACAATTTGGAATTTTAACTTAAATGTTTTCCTTACATTTTTTTATTGTTATTTTCCCATTACCTGAAGGATCGCTACTAGATGAATAGATTAATTCTGTAAAAGGAACTTCATTTTTCCATTCCAAATAAAATTTGGACCATATTTTCTCACCAAATATATTTATCACGATATATACACGGTAATCTTCATAATATTTATAGTTAAAACGACCGTCATCATCTGGAAAACACTGTCTACTGATTTCAATCATCATTTGTTCGTTCTCAATTTTAATAACTTTTGGTTTATTATCTATAAAGTACCTACTGATTTCAACCTTCATTCGATCATTATCAACAATTGCGGGTTTAGGTTCAAATGACCGTGAATCTTTTAAACCTGGTTCTTTATCAAAATATTTTGAAATGAGTTCTTTTGATATATAAAGTATATGCTCACTGGCTTCCCTTTTAAATTCTGCGCTCAGTCGTGGTGTCATAATAGTATGTATACATAAATAATGTGATATATTTAAATTCAATTTTTAAATATATAGGTGTGTATCTTTACACGTAAATAGGTCATAAACTTAATTTTAATTTTTTAATAAAATCTCTCTAACTTTCTTTTACAAACCTAAAAATATAATAAATAAAAAAAATTGAATCGATTTGAATACTTATATGATACGTATTCAAATAATATGACTTCAAAAGGACCTGAAGAATGTAAACATGACAATCGCAGCATAACATATGAGAGCGGCGCCAAATACGAGGGTGACTTGAAGGATGATAAGAGGCATGGCAAGGGCACCTGCACTTGGGCGGACGGCGGCAAGTACGAGGGGATAATTTACCAAAGATATACATGACTTAATATCTTTGGATTGTAATATCCATCACTCTTTCGCTTTTCCTTGCGAATCGCCGCTGCACGACTCTTTACTCCCGAATGTCTCATGAAATAACGCTGCATCCTTTTACGTGTTCCGTGATCACGACCTTTGTATAATTTTAACGGAGTTCTATCCTTGTATTGTTGATAATCCTTGTGTCCAAAATGTATCTTTCTAACCGTTTTATTCTTTTTATCTCGCACATAGGCTGTATACTTTTTTTTCCGTGGACCACGCTCAAATTTTACAATACTTTCCTTCATTAATATATACACATATTTATTTAGTAAAATTAATTTGTTTAATTATACTAAATGAAAAAAAAAATAAATTTAAAATTAAATGAAAAAACCTTTCAAGGTTTATTGGGAGCATTCACTATTTTCTTTTTAATAATAGTATTCACTCTATAACATAATAATTTTATTCTATATTATCCAAAATTTCCTCGACCACCTCTTTAACTTCCGTTTCCTCTTTTGGTTCTAATTCTGCTTTCTTTGGACGATTCTTATAATTCAACACAAACATCTGCTGCGATTCATGTAAACTGTTAAAATACTCAAATACTCGCGTTAGTGTCATCGTTTGTCTATCTTTTAAAAAGATCTTATGCAAACTAAACATATGAATTCGATACTCATTCGGCCAATCCTTTACAGGCTTCTGCTTTTTTACGTAACATCCCACATAACTCTTCCACAAATTATGAACATAAGATGTAATCTCGTTCTTATAAGATAAATATTTATCCGCATCTAGCGGAAAATACTTCAAATATTCCGTGATTTTTTTGTGTTTTCGAAGTGTTAAATACTGATATTTTGGTTTAATTTGATTACCCCTTAAACTTTTTAAATATTCATAATTAGAACAACGAATCTTCCAACGACAACCATCATCAGCCTTAATTACAACTCCTGGCATACAAGACATTCTATCAAAATCAAACTGATTATACCTAACCCAAGGATGAAATTCTTTTTTAAACCACTCTGTGAAAGGTTTTTCTTCATCGTTATTATTAGAATAGTGCTCTGTAAACTTACAACACGAAAGAGCCTTGATATCTAACATTTCATCATCCGTAAGAATAGTTATAAGCGTTCCACCCTCCGACAACCGCTCGATATTATAGACTTCGACACAATATAAAGCCGGGGTTTTGTGTTGATTGATGATTAAATTTTCAGGATGTTGCATTACAAAACTATAACTATACTTTTTAGGCAAATCATCAAATTCCAAATTACAAGAAAGACACGCCTCCAAAAACATCTCACGAAAAGTTTTAACACCGGGTTCTTGAACATACGTCGCTCTACCGCCAATATTACTACGGGTTGCCATTTCCCACTTTTCATTAAATACATCATAAAACAAATTAATCATTGTTCCCTCTATCATCTCTTCAATTTGAAGACCACCCTCCGGTAATTGAACTCCTTCTAAATCTTTAGTATTAATCTTAGTAGATTTAAATGGAGAACATGCAACAATATAATCATTTTTGTCTACTACCAAAGAACGATATCTTCCATACTTTGTAAAATCTGATACTTTTTCCTTTTTGTATCTTAAAATAAAATGATTTTCATCCTTTTTATTTCTGTACACTTTCATAGAATCGTCCATTTTAAGACGACTAATATCATCTTTGCTTATAGTTATAAGTGTCATGTGATACAAAAATATAAGTGAATCTCTTTAACTAATTTATAAAATGTTTAATGATAATTTATTTATTTCTACCTTAAATATAAGATATGTCGGAGAGTTCAATACAAATCCAATTAAATGATATAATTCAAATAAATTCACCAGAAAATCCAGTTTTTCATAATAAAATCTTCATTGTTATCTATGCAAGTGAAAGTAAGATCAAGATAATAGATTCTCCTGTAAATTTTTTAGAAACGAAGGAAGATTCTTTTCAAGAATTTAATTTACCAATCGAAGATGGTAATTTATTAGATCCAACCATAGAAAGTATTGACTTATTAAGTAGAGATGATAATCCTGGATTTGCGATGCAAAATAATTTAACCCCGAACACATGGATTGATATAACTTTTAGCGAAGAAATACCATCTATCATTACTGGAGAGATTACTAATTTAGAAGAAGATATGATTGAAATAAAAATATATCCTTCCAATAAGGTTATTTACATTGATTTTAAATATCAGGGTATACCCGATGATTTACCTATAAAAAGTATTTTAATCCGCGAAAAACCAAAAGAAACAATACTTGATACTACATCAAGGGCTGAATTGGGAGTATCGCAGCAGGAAGGTGTTAATCTGGATGAGGAAGAGGAAAAGGCCAAAGGAGAAGATGACAAGAGTGAGGAGGGTGACGAGAGTAATGAAATAGAACCGGAAGAATCAAAAATAGTATTGGTCGAGTTGGATCAAGTAATATTAGAAGGAGATGCAATACAATTTGGTGAAGAACTTGGAGAGATTTATCAAGAAGTCACCGTAGACGAGGCAAATAAAAGATATTCAATAGACAGCCAAACAAATGATTTGATGGATGATATGATTTCCAGAATACCTACTAGAGAGAGAACACCAGAAGTTCTTAACTATTTACATTTGCAAATAAATCGTTTCATAGAACTACGTAAGGAGTTTTCCAAGTTCGATGAAAATGGAAATGCAAATATGCCAAATTATAAAGGAGTTAATAATAAACCACTTATCACAGAACTGAAAGATTTCAAAAAGAAGATACCATGGTTAATACCAGTCGCTAAAAATAAGAGAAAGATATATCACGGTGAAACAAATGAAACGTCTATTACCGGGGAAAAAATATACGCCCCTCTAACGGATGAAGAATATAATGAAATGGACATACAAAATAAATTAATATCAGATGAAAATTTAAATGAAAATAATTATTTAAAACAATACCGTAATGACAAACAAAACACATTTAATTATAATGAACAACGCTATAAAACATTAGTTAAAAGGGTAACTAGTTTATACACACCATTTAATAAAACCGAAAATAATCATGATATTATATACGAAGCAGAAGTACAATCTTTGTTAAATGTTTTAATAAACAATCAGGAAGATTACGATTCATTTGCCGTAAAAGATATGAATATTAAAAAAACTAAATTTCTTATGCAAAATTATGTTCCATCTATAGACCTAATTAGAATGGATGCATTGAATAATACATATAAAGTAAGTATATCTAATAAGGATACATTGCAACTATTATCTTTTATGATGTTACCAAAAAATGTAATGAAATACTCAAAGGCCTTTTTACATGAATCCAATATCCTAGAAAAAATGGAATTAAATTCAAATCCATTTTATTACTATAAATTATTAAATAAACATACCGCACCAAATACAATAGATATTAATAGTTTTGAAAATAAAAAAAATTACGATAAAGTAAAATTCTTATCTACCATAACAGAATTTACATTAGATTCATCCATACAAGATGAAGATAAATACGATAAATTTTTGAACACTATTGTTCCAAAAATAAAAGACCTATTTTTATACACAAAAAATTTTATCGATGGATATTCCGTAAGAGCAATTATAAAAGAAATGGAACCATTCCACGTTTATGGTGAAGACATAACATATCGACAATACGAAGAGTTTAGAACATTTTTAAAACTACAAATCATTGAATATAAAAAAAATTTTGTGCAAAAATCCAAGGATTTCAAAAAAATACACCCTCGAAACGATAAACAAGAAGTACATCCTTTACCATTAGCCGTTAGTAACATAAAACACCCGCTTAATGATAAACTAATGGATTCATATGTATACGAAGAATTATATAATGTCACTACAAATAAAGATTCGACCGCTGAAATCATAAAAAAATTAATGATAGATAGTTTTCAAATGGCCAGTAATTCAAATACTTATGGAAACTTGGAATTATTTGGTATAATAGATATCGAAACCGAAATTAAATCTCTCGAGAATCAATTCTTGGAAGAAAAAAAAGAAGAGGAAGCAAAGGATGATTGCGGTGTGTTCGTTCTTGGGAAAAAGTACGAAGATTATGATGAATTACTGGAAGATAATGATCGAGATATATATTTCGATAAAAGTTATGATACAACAATATACGACATAATAGATAATTACAAAGAACAACAACAAACTATGGATAAAGATCAATTTAACATATTCTTAATTGAAGAATTGAAAAAAAATATCGGTCTTTCGGCAGAAAAAGCGAGAGATGATGCCGAGGCTATGATATTAGGTAAACGCCCGGTAAAAGAAGGGAATTATGCAATGTTAATAAATAGGGGCGATTCAGAGGATGAAAACGATCAATCCTTTTTCCGCCGAGTAAATAATAAATGGGAAAGAGACGAAGCAATGAAAGGAATATATGCAGATAATCAAAAAATATTCTGTAATATGAAATCCACCTGCTTCCAAATAAATAATGTTTGTAGTTCTAATGAAACCGCAGAAAATGAACTAAAGCAAAATGCAATTAAGTACATATTAAATGAATTTGATAAAAGACTAGAATTGGGTATTGATGAAATAACAGATAAAATTAAAAGAAACATACAAGAAAATGAAAGAATGCTAAAAGCCAAAATACAAATAGAAAAATTTCATTTGCTTAAACATAATAATTTCAAATTTATGCTCGGTGGTAATGTAGAAGACATACAAATAAAACAATCCCCATATGAAAAACTTAAAAACTTAATACTGGGTCATAATAATTTCTCCGAAAAACAAAACTATATTTTGATATTCTGCAATAAATTTACAAGAGAAAACATTCATGGTGAAAACAATTACTGGTTATACTGTAAGGATTCAAATATAAAATTACTGCCTATATTTTTACATAAATTAGCAGTGGCTTATTTTGATGGTACTTATGATTCAAAAATAGAAGAGATATGTAAAAATCAAGGAGAAATAAGTGACGATGAATCTTATTGGGTTGACCGTCATAGTGGATATTACATAAAAAATATAAGTTACAGCACAGATATGGGTTATGATGAAAGTGGATACGCAATAAAAACTAGCGATATTTTAGAGGATGAAAAAGAAATTCTCTTAGACAGCCCAAAACAGGATATAGACCCCATAAATATCAGTATTGACAACATAATAAATGCAATATCAAGTAATACAAGAATATTTATAGAAGGATATCGCGATTTTATAAAAAAGCATGTTAGTGCTTTACTTCCTAAAATAATAAATGAAACCATCTATGAAAAACTAAAGGTCCTCGCAGAAAAAAAGAATAAAAAAATTCAATCCTATGAGTTATCTGTCAATAAATCACTTATGATTCTAACCTTATCATTTATACACATATCTATCCAGATTTCAATTCCACCGGTTTTGACCAGAAATTCTTTTCCAGGATGTGTCAAATCCTTTTCCGGATATCCTTTAGATGGAGACAGCGATTACGGAGGTATAGAATATATAGCATGCGTTGCATCTAAAATGAAAAGTTCCAGTTCCCCATGGAATGGTATAAATAAAATGAAAGAAGTTGTTATTACTAGAGAAATTAAAAATTCTATTGAGAAATACATTATTAATTTACCAACTGTAATATCAAAATTAGAAGAAAAAACAGAATACCTATCAAAACCAGAGAATCAAGAAATACCCGTAAGTGTGAATTTTAAAAAATGGATAAATTTCCTCCCACCTCTACAATCGGTACAAATACCCCGAGTAGATAATATAAGTAATGCATTTATACAATCATTCAAAGAAAATATGAGAAAGGGCTCAGAAAAACAACACGAACAATATTTAACCTTATACTCAAAAGCAAAAATGCTTACCATGGAAATTATCAAATTTATACAAAATATTATCAATTCAAAATCACCCGTACTTACCAATAATTTACTAGAACCCTTTTTAGAAAATGCTTGTTGTAATGATGGATTAGTTCAAGCCTATAATTATTTTATAAACGAAAATAAATCTATTCATGACAATAATACACAGATTCTATTCATAGAAAATATACTATACGATTATAATAATTTTTACACGGCACCAATGATGTTAGATTTAACGAACACAAAAATGTCAATAGTTAATACAAGTGAATATACGGAAGAATTGATATACAAAACATTTATACACTACGGTAATTTAAATAACGAAGACCCAATCCCTAAAGAATTGGAAATATTCTTCAGTGAAAAACCCGAAGAAATGAAGGACTATAAAAATTTAAAAGAACAAATAGAATTTTTGAAAGAAAATGGTAAAAATTTTACGTATGAGAGTTTTATGGACCTACTTAAACTACTATCAAATAATATTCCTCCGGAATATTCTATTAAAACCACACATTATCAAAGACTAGATGACCTTCTAAACTTTATTATAGATAATGAACAAAACATCCCCCCCCCCTTCACCAATGGCCTATTGAATTTATTGAAAAATCCGGAAAATAAAATGACGGAAAATGACAATGAACTGCAAATGTTTAAAGAATATCTATATAAAAGTAGCACTGAATTAATGGAATCAATTCGATTGTTCCTAACTAGATATTCATCAACTACTAAAAAGAAAGTAAATGAAACCGTTGATTTTTTAATGAATTTAAATATTTGGAAACCGTTAAACGAAACGATTCCAAATAATGACCATGATTACAGCAGAATATTTAGTTTCATGCATGATTTTGTAGATAAATTTTTTATCGTTTTCCCACAAATGATCAAAACAAATAATAAAAACACTAATATATCAATACCAAACCATTGGAATATGACCTATTCCGGAAAGAAAAGCATAGAATCTTTGATAGAAATGTATTATTCAAAATTAAATAAGTACATGAATAATGAAACTATCATATCACTCTTTCAATCTTTTCCAGATGAGATTGAACTCTACATAAAAATACTTGGAGAGATTCAATTCAAATTAGGAAATTTCATTGAAACTGGTTCCGATGTCATCTACGAATTTAAAACTTTTGACAAAAATCTTTGTGTATTGATTCATAAGTACGTTATTACTAGTTTAATATATGAGATGACTAATATACCAGATGTTGAAAAATTTGAATTTAAACTAGGTAGAAAAGAGTTAGTAGAAACGACGACATCTGTTTCTTTAGAATCGGATTCGCTAAAATTAGAAGAAATGGATTTCGAAGAAGATGTGCCAAATACAAATAAAGAGTTAATTGCAAATTATATTATAGATTCATGCTCTATATTTTCAATCACTAAAAAAAAAGTACTAAACTTTAGCCTGCAAGATATCAAAAAGAAAGTTAACGTCGAAAAAGAAAAGGAAAAACGTTACGAATTCACGGACAAATTAGCAAACATGGATAATGAAGAACGAGAATTAAATAACTTATTTAAAACTAGTAATCTGGGTGATTGGGGAAAAGGTAAGGAGAAGGGAATAACACAATATCAAAAAGATTTTTTTGATGCAGAAGTAAAAGATCGTGAGAAAAGAATAATGATTGAACGTAATTTAGCAAATAATCCAAATGTTACCGAAATGAATATAAATATTTTTGCCTTAGAATACGAAGAAGAACAAGCCGCTGAGGAACAAATAGAACATGATGCATTTAATATGGAAGATATTCCAGATGATGGTGATGCCGGAGAAAATGACTATTTTGAATATGATGGCGGAAAGTAATTATATATAAATTATATTTGATATATATATAATTATGTTTACAAGAACATATGTAAGAAACAATGTATTAACAGTATCTCTACTTTTGTTTATTGTTATATATTTTTCCATAAATATTTTAAAACCTAACTTTTTATACGATAAAGACAGTATTCTTAGAGATTTTGGTATTGGATATAGAAAAAAAACCGTACTACCATTATCTATTATTTCTATGATTTTAGCTATTTTATCTTATTTCATTGTTTTATATTACATTACCGTACCAAGAATTAGATATTGAATTGTTGGGTTAAAAATGGAACACCCTGTGTTCTCATGCGTTTTTTAATATCTTTTGCTTCTTTTTTCGCTGTATATTTACTATATTCACCTAATTCTAAAGACGAAGGATCTTTTGTCGCTTTCCAAAAACTGTTATCTTGTATTTTTTTATTAAATTTTCTAGTATTATTAAAATTACTATCTTCTTTTAACAATGCAAAATTTTCCGGATTATTTTCTGTAAATCTGTTATCAATCTCATTAAATTGTTTTGTACCAGATTGATTTTGTGTTTCTATTTCACTCATGGCCGCATTATATGCATCGGCTTGCATTTCTGCCTGACTTTTCGTATTATCATACTCACCCATGGGAATGCCAATTGATGTAAATATTTTATTTATAGGTCCAAATACAGAGTCACCCTTTACAGAACATTTCTCTTCAAGAACCTTTGTATAGGTAATAAGTATTGTCAAGAGACCGGCCAATGATATCCACATAAATTCTCCAAATAAGTCTTTTAATAAAATTACCTTATATAGTTTTGTGATTAAATTATATAATTCACTCTCTTCGCTTAATATATCTTGATTCAGTTCGTCTTCGAATTCTTGTTCATCAGACAATATATCTTCGTTGGATTCTTCTAGTTGTAAAGCTGCCTTTTTATTATCTTCATCTAGTTTCTGTAATCTTTCTATTCTTGTACGTAGTTCATTTATATCACCCTCAAAAGAATCATTATCATTTTGTAATTTTAATAATTCTGTGGTTTTATCTGTTCTTAATGATTCTATACGATTTATATTTTCAGTGATTTCATTAATTTTTTTAATTAATTCTGGCGACAAAGGCTCGCCTGTTTTTTCCTCTATTTCTTTTAATTCCATACTGATATCTGGTATACTTAAGTTATTTAATTCATTATTGGCACCACCTTTAATATCCTCTTTATTGGTAGAAGGAGTGTTTGCTGCTGCTTCGGCCGCCGGGGCGGCGGCTGCTGCTTCTTCGGCCGCCGGGGCGGCGGCTGCTGCTTCTTCGGCCGCCGGGGCGGTGGGTGCTGCTTCTTCGGCCGCCGGGGCGGTGGGTGCACCTGTTTTGTCGTCATCCATTTTAATAGGCTCTGCATCATCTCCTAATGCATTTATCATGGAGTTCGCAACCTTGATGTCTTGTCCTTTCCTAATAATCCTTTTACTTTTATCATCAAGTTCATCCTCATTTTCCTTAGGAATTTTTGCCTTTTCAATTATATCATCCGGAATATCCCTTATTATTTTTTCATAAATTGAAATATTAATAAATTGAGTAAATTTATCTACGTTCATCCCATTTACAAAGTGTTTTATATTTTTGTATCTTTTATCTAATAAAGTATTTAGAAGGTCCACCAAAGATTTTGATAGTTTTCCATCCTTTTTTTTTAATGCGGGATCATTTGGGTCATTCAATATTTTTTGAAAGAATGTTTCATATTTTTCAATACCATATAATCTAGAAGATATTTCATAGCCTATAGTATTTCCAAAAACACTTTTCCAATCCAAAGGCAAAAAATTTATTGTGAAAAATGTAGTTGAAAAAATTAACCCCCAACTTGTAACCGAAGAAATTAAAATGGATATAATATTTTTATTAGATACATAGCCACCACAATGTTTTTGTAAATTATCAAATAAAAGTACTAATATTTGAACAGTAATTAAAATTACTACATAGGAAATAGATGTATATGTTGCATAGGATGGCGTATGCTTCCATTTACTTTTTTTATTGCTATATGTAATCCCAAATTTTTGCAACACTGCAAATTTAGTCATTAAATATCCAAATGTTATTATAAAAAATGTTATATATAGAGTAGTAGGTGGGTTATCTGCACCTAAATCACTTATAGTTTTCATATCGAATCTATCCATTATATAATATGTATAAATAAATTAATTAATTTAGACTATTAAAGTATGGATAAACCAAATTTATTAGAAAATGAAACCAAATTTTTTTTATCTCAAAGTTTGAAAAAATGTAATAAATTTAAAGAAGAATATTACAATTATGTATTTAATATTGGTGCATTTATCTTTATGGTATTGGTATTTGGTATATTTTTACTCGTAAAATATCGCGGAAAAATGTCACCTACAGAAAAAAATGAAAAAGATAAAAAAAAGAAGGAATATATACTATCAAAAATAAGAATTATGCAAGACATAAAAAGACAAAATTCCCAGGATTTAATAACTAATTTACCGGCTTGGGAATCAAATGACGATATATTAAACAGAAAAATATATAGATAAATTATATATGAAAGAAGATGAAATTGTCAACCAGAAAGTTTATGATGCGATTAATGATTATTATAGATTGAAATCCGCATATGAGAATAGAATAGAAGACATGAAAAAAAAAATAAAAGCTCCTAAAGAAATAACAAATAAAATTACAGGCAAAACCACAAAGATAGAGAAAAGTATAGAAGAAAAAAGAAACGAAATAAAATTAATGAAACCTAAATGTATTTACTGTAATAAACCCGTAGGAACAGATTTTAAAATTACCGATAAATTGCTTATTGCAAAATGTGGAGCTGTAGAAAAAAAAGAAGGTTTTGAACCATGCAATCTTAATATTGAAATTAAAAAAGGAAGTATTGCAAATACTAGGACAGAATATTATAGATTTTTAAATGAAAAAAAAACAACAGAAAAAAATATAATTAATCTTAAATTAGATTTACTATTTAAATATTCTACAGAAGAAGAAACTTTAGAAAAATTCGAAAAGGAATTAGAAGATTATGAATACTATGTAAATAGTATTCAGTTTTCTATTGGAGAAATAGAGAAACACACGAATAAAACGGAACACAAGGCCAAAATGACAGAACTAGATGGACAAATTAAAAATTCCATTGAATTCATAAAAGATACTATTGTACAATATAAACAACAAAATGATACACAACTATTAGTAGAAGTAATTAACAAATATACCGATAATTTAATTCCAAACGTAGAACAACTTAGAGATATAAAAAATGATTATTACGATATTGAAAAAAATGAGATAACGGGTGAATATACTCTAGTGAAAACAGAGGTTAGTGTATCAAATATTGAAATAATTCTAGACAACGAAGACCCGGAGATAATTTATTTTGTTCAGTGATATATATATATGAACGTATTAAGTTATATAAATTGGTATGCATTTGTATTTTCATTTATCATTGGTATTATTTTTATGTACTTTTATAGCGAAGAGCCGGTAAAAATATACGTATATCCTACTGCTAAAAATTTTAAAAACGTACAAGTATTAGATAAAAGTGGAACTTGTTTTTCTATCGAAACAAAAGAAACGGCTTGTCCTGAGAATGATAGTAATATAAAAAAAGTACCAATACAATAATATTATATTGGTATATAATATATGTTTATAAAACGGATCCTTTATTCAAAATATAGTTCTTTAATACTATCAGTTATACTTGGATTTGGACTAGCAACATTATTTAGAATGGGATGTAAAGGTAATAATTGTAATATATTTAAAGCCCCAGAAGATTTAAAGGATGAAAATAAAATTTATAAAATTAACGATAAGTGTTATAAGGCTGTAGCGACACCCATAGATTGTGATAATAATAAAAAAACATTAGAATTTTTTGCGTAAATAATTAAAAAATGTGTTTCTAATTATTTATAATGACCACGTCTATAAACGATCTTCCTATTGACCCGGGTATTTCAAGCGAAAATATTAAATTAGAATCCAGAGAAAAAAAACCTTTCTCTGATGAAATACTTGAGGCAAAGCGCGCCGGTTTGACGGACCTTCCTACAAGAGATATTCCAAATTCATCTGTTGAACACACCACAGATGCTAGTGTTACAGCAAATTATGTCCCCCCGGCCGACTCTGTAGGTGATTACATTGAAAATTATAAAAATGAAATAGGATATAGAAATGAAGTAAATAAAGCAAATATTCATAAAAGCACATTTGATATTGTTTTCGATGAGTTTAGAACTGCCTTATTAGTAGGGTTACTTTTCTTTTTATTTCAATTGCCTATTTTTAAAGCAACTTTACACAAAAATATGGATTTCCTATTCAAAAAAGATGCAAACTATAATTTTTATGGGGTTTTATTTGTGAGTTTCGTTTTCGGTATGGGATACTATGGAATAGAACGGACAATTGAACACTTTTCTATTTAGTATCACATAAAATATTCACCCATTTTTTAATATAATTATCACCATCGAAATACCATTTTTCATTACTAGATAAATTTATATCTTTTCCGGTCTTTATTTGTATCAATGCGAATGTTTTAAACATTAAATTTCGCGCCATTTTTCTCCGTATCAATTCTATTTCGTCTTTTCTGGTTCCCATACATTTTATATGATAATTGCGTATATTTTCCGTTGGTTGATTGTAATCCCATCTTCCATATCTATTTCTATGATTTATTTGTTCATCTATCGAAATGAAATTTAGACTTTGTATGTATTCTTCTGAATATTCACCATAAATATTTATTCCTTTGGAGTACCTAACTCCATCATGTAAACATCCGGAATACATGCAATTTTCACGATGATTTACATTGCCTACGCTTCCTCCACTACCACCACATTCTATACAAACGTTTATGAAATCCTTTTTTGTATTAAATAAAAATACATGGTCATTTTCAACAAAAGAACTATGTAAATTTCTAGGAGAAATATGACATAAGCAATTGTAAATACTATACATATATTATTTTACATATAAAATAATATATCATATAATAAACCTTCCTACTTAATATTAAGTAAAATATTTACCCAATTTTTAATATATTCATCATTAGATAAATTTATACCTATTCCTGTCTTTATTTCAATTCTTTATTCAAATGTGTTAAAATTGAGATAAAAATAAGTTTTTAAATTTTAAAAACAAAGATGACCGATCTTCTAAGAGACTATGAATTTAAATGTCTTATTGATTTGATACCACATATGAATTTCAAAAAAGAGTGGCTTCCACTATATAAAAATTGGAATAAATTAGAATATTATCAACATATTAATCAAAATATAATTAGTAATTGGGTTAAATATGTATATTACAAAAAAAACAACAAATCTTTAAAAAAAAATTTTGTAGATTATCAAAAATCAATGAAAGGATATCCACTAGATATTAAAAAAAAAATAAAGATAACATTAGAAAGATGTGGTATAAAGAATGTGAAAATAAAATATTAAAAGATTAAAAGATTAAAAATTGAAACTATTTACAAGTAAATAATAGTATTTTAACTAAAGAATGTCATTCTATTTTATACCCGAATTACTGAATGAAGTTAATGATTATATAGAGCCGACCCTTGAACTTCGTTGTGTAAGTCGAAAATATTATAAATTGTACACACCAGAAATAAGAGAAAAATATCCGTTACACTTTCATGCAATTGATTACTTGAATGCATTACGAATATGTCCAACATACAATGCTCTTTCTATATATTTTCCTTATAATTATTGGTTGTCTTATGACCCACAAAAAGACGAAATGATATATCACACCAATAAATTACAATGCAAAGGATATACGAAAAAAGGACTTCGTTGCAAGCGATATTCATGTGATGCGTTTTGTTATAATCATAGAAATACACTTAAAACATATCAAAACAGTAAAATGTTTCATTATTTAACAGATGGTATTTTCTAAACATATATAATTAAATCAAATATTACAAAGAAAATATTTTTATTAAATCTTTTCAATTATAATCCCCGCCATTTCCATGATTTCCGGTATCAATTCATCGTTCTTATAATCTTCTATGTAGTAAATATTTTTTATTCCGGAAGCACACAATATCTTTGTGCAGTTAATGCAAGGATAATGCGTTATGTAAGCCTCTGCTTTGTCGCAACTAACACCGCGTTTGGCACAGTCTGTTATCGCATTTTGCTCGGCATGAATCGTGGCTTGTTCATGATTGTTTCTAACAAAAGATTTATGGGGACATCCGGGAAGAAATCCATTATATCCCTGAGATATAATGCGGTTATCTTTTACAATAACACAACCCACTTTTAATCTCTCACACGGCGAACGTTTTGAAGTTACTAATACTATTTCCTTAAAATAATCTCTCCAACTTGGTCGTTTATTTTCCATTGTACATTAATCCTACGTATTTTTTTAATTATTTTCTTACACTTAATTGTAATCGTATTTCTACAACAGCCGTATTCTGTTGCTATCTTATTTACCGGTATTTTATAAATATAACGCTTCAAAATCAAATTCTTTTCAAATTCGGTTAATCCGCTTAAAAGATAATCATAGTTTTCAAAATCTTCTGTTATAATTAAATTTTCTTCTTTTAGTGGCAATGGTTTATTATACAGGGTTCTTATGTAGTCTCCCATATATTTTTTTATCCATCTACTACTATAAGTAGAAAATGCAAATCCCTTTGTTTCGTTATATTTACGGGCCGCGTACAAAAGACCGATAGAACCCTCCTGAATCAACTCCTTTTTTTCATCGAGATTTAACCTATTTTTTATCATGTACGACCTAGCAAAGTAAGGAACCAATCGATAATTGTTTCTCGCATAACTCCTTATCATTTCCGGGGAATTATAACTTGATACAGAATATAATATACTTGATAAAATAATAAAACGGTACATAGTATGTATATAAATTATTTAACATGTATTTAAATAATTTATGAACTGTATGTAAAGAATTGCTTCGGTATAAATCGATCCTTAAGTTCTTTATTACAATTTACACAAGAATCGGGAGGGGTTCTTAAACAAAAGTCATTGTTATATCCCTGGTTAACACATGATTTATAAGAACTAAAGGGCTCTTTTTTTCTTTTTTGAATTAAAAAAATAATATACATAAAATAAAACAGCACAAAAATAATATAAAATGTGAAACTATTAGATGCTTTTTCAATAGTGGGAGTTACATCTATTTCTTGACTTTCCATATATTATATTGTACATTTTATTTCCACGAAAAGAGACGATTTGTTTTTTTGCGTTTTTTCTTTCTACGCTTTTTTGTATTTGCATTATCGGGGTTAATTTCCTTTTTATCCTTTTTCACATCGGGAATATACTTTAAAAACCACTCTTCATATTCTCTTGTTCCCTTCTTATCCTTTAGTTTTTCAAACATATCCGATTTTTCCTGACGCATAGATTCTAAGGTGGGTTGTTCCCCATAGCAACTAATACTAAATCTTCTTAGTAATCCTTTTTGTTTTAATCTATTTTTTTGTTGAACCTTAAATAAATATTGAGACATACAAAGTAATCTATCTGTGTCGTAGTATGGTCTATCCGCATAAATGAATGCCAAATAAAAACTTAACATTGTATCTATAGTAGCAATTTTTAAAATCTGCCCTTGTATATTAATTATATTGTAACTGTGGCATCCTAATGGTTCATATACAAAAGCAACTGTATCCTTACCAACTAAAATTTCGTAGTGAGGAGCAATAATCTCTCCAACTCCTTCATGTTTTACTATTTTAGTATTCATTATACCTCTATCATTTAATCTTTCTACTACAATAGTACATACTGTTAACGGTTCTAATGATAAAACATCAAAATCTGGGGAGTTTTGCAATTTTTTTCTTAGTTTTGATGGCATATATTTGGAATAAATGGTGTTTGCAAATCCCCCAAAAAATATAACCTCTTGATTAATAAATGTATCTTTTGTAATATTATATATGTCTACTTCTTTATTACTTTCTAAAGAAACGGTGGATTCCATGGAACGCTGAAAATTAACTTCATCGCATTTTTTATTTCTTATTGGATAATTTTTATTTAATAATAATAGACGTTTAAGAACCTTTTCCCATCTACTTACATCACCTTTTGGTCTTGATAATTCTAAATACATAGCCATTCTTAGAAAATTCGGGGGCGCATATAAAATACCATTCACGCTGATAGAATCTTGTTTCACCTTTTTAAACAAATTTGGATCTAATGAAGTTATATCCGCAACGGGGATATAATTTACATATACTTTATAAGTTCCATGATGTACACCACTTTTTGCTTCCACGTCTGTAAAGCCTCTTTCATTATAAATGTTCGCGAGTTCTTTTGCATGATCTAAAGCCGTCGGGGAATAAAAATCATAATCGGGTATTTCAAGTGATTTATCATAGAATTGATCGGATTGTGGCAATATATTATTAATGGCTGTTCCGCCATAACAAACTAATTTCTTTTTTCTTAAAAATTCTTCAACCACGGCTATAATCTTTTTTACAATTGGTGCATTTGCTGACTTTCTATCACTTCTTTTTTCCGCTTTATCTACAGCACTTCTTAATATTTCTAATTCTTTATCTTCATAATGTTTATCCTTATTCATTATATTATTATATTATTATTAGAAATTAATTATACCATCTACAATAATTTTACTCCCCAAAAAAGATGGCTCAATATTATTTATAAATTGATTTTTTTCAATTAAAAGATTACTTACTTTATATAACTTGAAATTATTCTCATTGCAAAACGAATAAAGTTTATTATTCCATGTATTTATTAGTAAATAATATTTCTTATAGTCCTCACCACGTATAAAATATAAATCGGTCAATACTATTGTACAATTTGTTTTTTGATAAAGTCTTAAAACGACATCCTTATAAGATTCAAAGATTTTATCCAATACATCATAATTTTCTATTTCTACACCATTGTATTCATAAGAATTTAATAAATCATTTCCACCAATAGATATAAATAAATAAGTATTTGAATTATTCAATTCTTTTGGCATTTTATCGTATTGTTCCATTAAATCTTCAATCATTGAATTATCTTTGGCTAAAACAATTGATTTCTTTACTTTTTTTTTAATGATGTATTCTACACTTTCTTCTCTTTTTACATATTTTTTATTTTGATACATGCTGTCACCTAACAAAACAACCGCGTTATTGTTTTCAAGATTTTCTATTGAAGTCGAATTTTGAAATAGACAACAAAAAATGATAATGATTAATAAAAACGATATGGTATTCACATTCATAATTTATATAAAAACATATATTTTTAATAATAAAATTCAAAATAAAAAATTTGTATATTTTCTATTCTAAATTAAATTTAAGAATATGAACCACTGTGAAACTTGCACGATTTGTTTTGAAGAAACCAACTCCTTTCATGCTCTAAATTGTTGTGACGCGGAAAAAAAAATATGTTTGAATTGCATCAATTGTTTACGTTCTCCACAATGTCCTTATTGTAGAGAACAATTATGTGAAGAATTGTTTATAAATAATTCATACGTAAGGTCTGCTCCACAGCAAAGTGATTGGTCTTTATTTGTAGAAGAAGAATTTCTAATTAATCCATATGATCCAGAATTTATAGATTCAAGAATTTTACGGAGACAAATGAGACGTGTTAGAAGACGGTTTCTATCGGAACAAAATAGAATCATAAGAAATAGAAATACAAATCAAAATTCAAATCGTGCATCCGCAAGAACTAGAAGACAACAAAGAAAACAAGCTCGACAGCAACTTAGAAACAGTTTAAGATTAAATAATAACACATTTGATATTCAATTTGAATTAGAATTATAATATTTATTAAATATTTAAAGATAAAAAACTTATAATAATAAAATGGCTGAACAGGAAGTTATGACCGTATTACACGAAGACCCGCAGGTTCTCGTAAAAGACGAATTTATTACAAAAAAAGAATGTGAACATATTATTGATATTTGTAAGGATAAACTAAAAGATGCTTTGGTAAGTAACAATCAAAAAGGATTTGTTTCTGCTGGAAGAAGTGGTAAAAATTGCTGGCTTCAGCACGATCACGATAATATTACGAAAAAAATCGCCGAAAGAATCGCAAAAATTGTTAATATTCCATTGTCTCATGCAGAAATTTATCAAGTTATTTATTATGATGAAACCCAGGAGTATCGTTCGCATTATGATGGTTGGTTGCATAATAACTCTGAAAAAAGTAATCGCTGTATGAAATACGGCGGACAACGTGTTGCTACTGCATTATGTTATCTCAATGATGTCGAAGAAGGAGGATGTACCGGATTCCCGCGATTAAAAATAGAGGTTCCGCCAAAACAGGGCAAATTACTTATTTTCGAAAATATAATCAAAAATTCTGGAAAAGAAACAGGTAGAAGTGAAAGGCATCCTTTATCAGAACACGCCGGAAGACCGGTTATCAAGGGGAAAAAGTGGGCTTTTAATTTGTGGTTTCGTGAAAATCCCAAGACGGTTTTGTATGTTCCTCCAGAACTGCCTTCTAATGATGTTTCAAGTACAAAGGATACTAAAAATATACAAGATGTAAATACCAAGAACGAATCTGGAAAAACTGAAAAGATTATACATCAAGAAGTAGTAACTACTTGCTCTGGATTAAATAAAGAGACTCTCAATCAAGAACACAAGATTTATACTCACAATGGAATTATGAACGATGGTGATATAGAAAAAGTTAAAAAACTTGCCAAACTAGAAAAAACTGAAAAACGTAATAGTTCATGGATTAAATTAACAGAAATTCCGGAGATTCTTTTGAAGATTGTAAATAGTACTGGGTATAATTATTCTTTTTATGAAAACGCAAATGTTGTACAGTATGCTTCTTCTAATACACACAATCGATTTTTAGATGCATATGATTTTAATAGTGAAAACGGAAAGCGAAATACACAAAAGGTGGGTCAGCGATTGTATTCCATCGTATGTTTTCTAGATGATAAAATGACCTACAAATTTAATAAATTAGATATTATATATCAACCACAAAAGGGTAGTATTCTAAGTTATTGTAATACATTAAACAATAGCAATGAGCGTTCCCTTGATATGTATCATGAAATTTCAAATGAAAATGAAAATGGGGCAATGTTATTTAATATCTACGTAAGAGAAAAGAATACAAATGGAGAGATTTTTCCAAATCACTTTGAGAATGAAAATATTAAACTAATGATTGATGATAAGGCAACTACCGGTGAAGATATTATTGTAAAAGATGTCATCCCTACTCCACCTCCCGTACCTTCATCTGCTCCTCCACCTACCTGTAAAAATATGGAAGATAAAAAAGAGGTTTGTGAAGAGCCCAAGAAACTTGTGGAATCCAAAGAATCCGCGGAACCTACCGAGCCCAAGGAACGACCAGAATATATGAAGGAACTTCTTGAAGTTTATGATAAGTTTAAAGATGGAACTATAACCATGCGAGGACACAAAAGCATTAAATTTATCAACAAAATACCCTTTTCGATAGTTACGGAAAATGCAAACAAACTATTCGCTACCAGAGATGAAAAATATGGAGCACTGAATCCAAAGGTTTTCGATAAAGAATACTATATTGACGAATTTACACCTCTTGTTATTGATAATGTTTACAATGAAGCCGCGCATTCAATTATTAAAAATTATTTCCATTCTAACATTGATGCGGGTAACTTTGCTCTTGGTGATCGTCAAGCACACAGATACAAATCGAATAACGAATCCTTTTCTCGTCTTGTTCAGTATGAACTGTTACCATTGATTGAACATGTTGTTAAAAAACCCATGAACCCTACCTATATTTATGTATCTTGTTATACAAAAGATGAGGAGAAACCTACTGAATTACCACCACATACGGATAGACCAGATTGTGAATATACTATATCCTATATTATTGATAAACCAGAAGGTTCTAATTGGCCTATTTATGTTGATAAGACGAAACAACCTGTAAAAAATAAAGGAAGATATTGGTTTTACCCACCAAAAGAAGGTTGTGTTGCAGTAGACGCAAATGCAAATAGTTTAATGATGTTCAATGGGACAGACCATATTCACTATAGAGAAAAAATGGAATGTGATTATTATTATATCGTTCTTTTACATTTTAGAAGCGACGGATATGAATAATTTAGTAAATTCGTTAAATCATTTAAAAAAAATGTATTATTAATTATTATAATGTCCAATTTTACAATGAGTGACGGTTTTCTTCTAAAAGTTTTCAGCAATAAAAATTCTCGACTTTTCGAGGAAGCTGGAAACCACGTATTAAAAGAATTTTCTGGAAGCAAGGATCAAGTTGGTATCATCTATAACGATTTCAACGCTGATGCTAAGATGGTAGATTCATGGCAAAAAGAAACAAAGGGTATGAATGTTTATCATGTCGCCCCACGTTCAAAGACCCTTCGCATGGATGCCAAGGTTCTTTTTGCGAAAAAAATGAAAGATTCGCACTATGTACCCAAGACCTATTTCAGTTATGATGAAATCCCCAGCGACACTCCCGAAAACGCCCTTTTCTTTGTTAAGAAAAATGGCTCCACTGGTTCACGCGGAGTCGATATTCATCCCTACAGTGCAATGAAAGACCTTGACTACACGGAACGCGTGGTCCAAGAAAACATGCCGACCCCAGATTTATATGACGACAAGAGATATAAGATTCGTGCGTATGTTGTTCTTCATGACAAGAATGTTTTCCTTTTCAACAAGTCATTCGCCACTGTTGCTAGTGAGGATTTCAAGGATGCGATTGGTGATATGGATCAAGATGTTCTCCGCAAGATGCATGTTATTTTTCAAACTAGCGGAACCAAGTTCATTCTATCGGAGGAACTTGACAAATTTGAACAAATTCAACAAAATATGCTTGTGGCCTGCAAGGATTTCAAGAATGTATACAAGGATGAAATTAAGCGCATTGAGCCCAATGAGTTCGTAATACTTGGTTTTGATTTCGTTGTTGATGCGGATGGTAATGTTCAAATCATTGAAATTAACCACCGTTCTAACTACGCTCACCCTAAGCTTATGGAGAACAAGGTAGACGTTCCTTTGTTAAAGAATCTTTACAAGCTCCTTATTCAAGGTTCCAGTCTAGACACCGATTTCCGCAAGGTTTAGACATTCGATTAATATATTTTATAACTATAATATATATTAATGCCATCAAAAAGTAAAAGCAAAGCTAAAAGAACTGCAAGAGAACAAAGGCGAAAACAAGGAGCTACTAATAAAAAAACCAGAGAGGAACAAAGAACAAAAAGAACCCAAAATAATAAAATAAATGAGCAACAAATGGTCGATTTAGAAGAGATAAGACAAGAAAAAGAATCATATTTGAATACTCTCAATTCAAATACATGGAAAGATCATCGCACAGTTACTGATATGTATGAACATCTACAAAATCTCATTGATACATATAATATAAAATATGCGAAACCAACTTCTAGAGGTTCAAAAAAAAAACGAAACCTTCGAAAAAAAAGAGGGACAAGAAAAAGGAAAAGGAGAAGAAACGAAGAATAGGAAGAAGAGAAAGGGGGTGAGAATCCCTTTGCTAAGATATCACATTTTATCGAAAATCAAAGGTCAAGGCTAAAAGCCTGGCGCGAGAGACGAGCGGAAGCGCGTGCAAGAAAAGAGAAGGAGCTGGAGACAGAGAAAGAGCGGGATAAGTTTCTTGAGGAATACGAGAACAGCCTGAATTACACAGCGCCTCGTTGGGGTTAATTAAACTAAGAGTAGTAAGAAGAGAAAATACGATGTTAATATACTATTAAATACAATTAAAAATATATTTACTGATATATACATGGCAGAAATTTCATTATTAGATATATCTCAAGACAATAAACCTATAAAACTCAATCTATCTCGCATTATTTCTTCGGGAACAATCATTTTATATATCTGGTCTTTGCCTTACTTGGCAAAGATTGGTTTCGCGGAAAAGGGCTCAACTAGCATATCCGAGTTTGTTTCAAACGCACATGCTACCGGAGCCATGGCTGTTTTATCCTTTACACCACTAACACTAATGTGGGAATATCAAGACATTCGAGTCGTGACTGTTTGCACTGAGAAAGGCAAAAGGGTGTTGTATTATACATTGGTTGCGTATCAATGGTTTTACGGGGGATTTTTAGTTTGCACCGTAAATTATGTCCCCTTATGGCTCCATATGCTAATGGTCGTTTCGTTTTGTATTTCATTTGTCATTCATTCGATTATGACCATGAATTATACAAAACCAAGTAAATGTGGACAATATCAACTTATTGTTGGTATTTTATCCTGTGTCTGTATGCCCTTTTCCAAAGGACTATGGTTTTGGGTGTGCGAATGTGTGGGATTGTCTATGATTATGTTATTTACACCAACAGAAATATTACTAAACTATTAATTCGTATTATAATTTTTAGAATATTCATTACCTAGTTATATGGTTAAATTTGTGGATTGTTTTATATTTAATGATGAATTAGATTTGCTGGAATTTCGTTTTGAAGAACACGATTCTTTTACCGATCTTTTTATTTTGATAGAAAGTAAAAAAACCTTTAGCGGAAAACCCAAACCATTGTATGCGTCAGATAATATAGAAAGATTTGAACGATGGTCCCATAAACTAATCGTTTTGATAATAGATGAAAAACTTATTGAAAAAAAACATGGCTTTGGATTAGAGGAATTTAGTAGACATGTCGGTATTCAAAAAATAAAACATCTTCTAGAAGAAAAAAAAATAGAACCAGACGATATTGTATCGGTTGTTAGTGACGTAGATGAAATATATGACGAAGATGAAATTATAAAACTTAAAAAACCATCCGGAGAAGAAGGTGCTTTAAGTAATCCCATACGACCTCTTCTAAGATTTCACTATTATAGTTTAAAAATAGGGAGGCCATCAAATATGAACTGGTGTCCACAAAAAAGACTAAAAATTATACGGGTTAAAGATCTAAAAGAATTTACTATAGAAGAAATACAACATAAAACTGGACCTCTTTTAGACAAAGAAAAAATGGGGTGGCATCTTTCTTATTTTGGAGGTGTCGATATGGTAAGAAAGAAATTAAGTGAATTTTCACATTCGAGTATGAAAAGTGTACGCGAATGTATCGATAATCCAGAATTAATTCGTCAAAGAATTGAAAATAATGAAGATATATTGGGAAGAAATTGGGAGAAACTAGTTGTTATGGAACCCGAAAAAGTACCAAAAAGAATGGATCTGATTATTCTTTATCAACTTGATGCAATTTATATTTAAAATTGAACAAATAATTTTAAATATAAATTATATTTAAATGGAAATACATCCAACTGCTAGACTTATTAAGCAATTAAACTTTAGAAGTTATCAACATATTACTTTCAAGAAAACCGATCAAGAAGATAAAAAACACATACATTATGATAAATATGATAAATACGTTGAAAATTACGATAAGAGTAATCTACCGTACTTTATAGGTTATAGTTTTATCATATTTAAAAATGAATTCAATATGAAAACAGAAACCGCCGATACTATATTCATTGTAAAACTGAAAGCGGAAAAAATGCATCGATTTCCAAATACACAAAAAATCAAATTAAAAACCTTTAAAAAAAGCCCCGGTATTAATTTATATGAACCAAACTTTTTGTATTCTAAAAAAAATTATGAAAAACAAGACATCTTTGATATGTATTGTAATGGAGATTATTATAAAATGTAATATATATATGAAAAAATTTATATTTGATTTAGATGATACACTATATTCCCCAATAGAACATGAAAGCAGAGATAAAGATTTCTATAAAAATTTAAAAAAAGATAAGCGACTAACAGATTTACTTAAAAAAACAAAAGAAAATTACATATTTACAAATGGAAACAAATATCATATGGAGGAATGTATAAAAAGAATGAAATTGAAATCATTGTTTAAGGGATATAGTTATAGTGATCTTTTTAGAGGAAAATACAAACCCCATATTCTTCCATATATCATAACCTTAGAACGATTTAAACTTAATAAAAACGATTTTATTTTTTATTTTGAAGACCTAGCCGACAATTTAAAAACAGGAAAAAAATTGGGGTGGATTACTATTTTCATAGATCACGAAAATAAAATGCGCCAAAAACCTAAATATATAGACATGGTATTTAATAATATATATGATGCAATCGAAACATGTTTATCCCTAAAAATAAGTATAACTAAGAATAGTAATTGAAGTTAACATCACAATCACTTTCAACCATTTCTTTTATTAACATATTAAAATCGTATTTCGGTTTCCAGTTCAACAATGTTCTTGCCTTTGTAGAGTCCCCTAGTAATTCATCTACCTCAGCAGGCCTAAAATATTTATCAGATACGTATATTAATACTCTACCACTATTTTTATCAATACCTACTTCGTTTAAACCTTCTCCATTCCATTCTATATCAATACCCTTCATTTTGAATGATTTTTCTATAAACTCACGAACCGAATGAAATTCATTTGTTGATAGTACAAAATCATCAGGAGTATCATGTTGTAGTATTTTCCACATTCCCTCCACATAATCTTTTGCGTGACCCCAATCCCGTTTTGCATCTAGATTTCCTACTATTAAACGATCGCGCTCTCCTGTTAATATCATTCTTAAACCTCTAGTAATCTTTCTAGTAATAAATGTTGGACCTCTTCGAGAACTTTCATGATTAAATAGAATACCATTCGAGGCAAACATACCATATGCTTCGCGGTAATTTTTTGTTATCCAATATCCATACAGTTTAGCCACTCCATAAGGAGAACGCGGATGAAATGGTGTGGTTTCCGTTTGTGGAACTTCTTGAACCATACCATACAACTCTGATGAAGATGCCTGATAAAATTTACACTTATCCGTTAAACCCGAACTTCTTATTGCATCTAATAATCTTAATACTCCAACTCCGGTAGTATCTGCTGTATATTCTGGCATCTCAAAAGAAACCTTCACATGACTCATTGCTGCTAGATTATACACCTCTAGTAATTCAAATGATTCCTTCTGTTTTATCTCACACATAATATGTAATAAATTTGTACTATCCGATAAATCCCCGTATTTTAAAATTAAATTATTATTTTCATATAAGTGCTCAATTCTTCTCGTATTGATATTTGATGTCCTTCTTATCAACCCCCAGACCTGATAATCTTTTTCTAATAAGAATTCTGTCAAATAAGAACCATCTTGACCGGTTATTCCTGTTATAAACGCTACTTTCATTTATATATAGATTATAATACTCGAAATATTTTTATATTAAATATTAATTTATCATATTAATTTATCATATTAATTTATCATATTAATTTATCATATTAATTTTATTTTTGAATTTAATTCAAATGTTACATGTAATCTTCCCTTTCTTAAATAAGAGACATCAAGATTGTCTAATTCTCTTTTTGTTCTATTGCTACATAAAATAACAATCAAATTTGGATAAAGCCCCATATCTATTTTATCAAAAAAAAGATTCCAACTGGGTTTATCAGATATTTGAATAGGATACTTTTTATGTTTTAATATACGATTTTCATACACATTTTGAATAATGTTGTCTACCTCATCCAGCAAAATAATTAAAGGCTCATCATTTGTAGGTGCGATTTTCGAATATAAATTCGCAAGAGATTCACCAGGTTCCGTAGGATTAAACGAATCACAAAAACAAGCAGATAACGATTTCGCAAGTAAATAAGATAACATTGTCTTACCAGAGCCAGGCTTTCCATAAATAAAACACGTCAAAAATCCCTTTCTCTTGAAGTTCTCCGTAATTGAATTAGAAATCACTCTCTGTTCTTGTGTATACTCTTTATCTATAATAACTTTCCTTGACGTGTAAAAAAAATATTCATAATTACCACCTCGTGTATAATATTTGATTTCGTTATTTATTTTTTTTTCTTCAACGCTATGTGGTATATTTTTTTGTATTTTTACTGAATTAGATGCTGAAATCAACCTTTCTTTCACACTTTCTGTGCAAAATATAGACATTGTTCTTTCATAATCATCTCCATATACCCATATAATATATCTAGGAATCCACGCCTTATTGATAATTAATCCAATTGGATTACCTTGTTCTGTATAACTAGAACAAAAATCACTTTTTATATTATTTGAGATATAATTCGCATTCTCTTCACTTTTCATGCGATACATATTTATTTTTAATAAAATGGAAACTAAAAACATAACATATGGACCTGTTATATTAATAAAATTTTGTGACATAGATAAAACTCCCAAAATTATAGCAAATCCATAGTTATTATCTAGCATAATGTAATATTATTCTAATACAATTATTTAAATAGATTTTAAATAATAAATAATGAAACTTTTGTTCTTTCCAGATTTTTGCCACTTCATAAATTGGTATCATCAAGTATTACAGCCAAATACATATTTTCCCCAACTCATACCTCGTCCCTTATCAAAATCTTCTCTTCCTTCTTCGATTACCTCATTTTTCTCCAAAGCATCACTCCAAACCTTCGTTGGATACTCATTCCAATACCTTTTAAGGCTATCCGAATAACACGTATCATCAAATAAAACAATCGTATTCTCGTGTGCTAATTTTTTACAATTTTCCAAATCTAATTTTGGAATTGGTTCCCAATGTGCACCATCTATAAATATTAAATCAAATTTTTTATCAGGATTTCGCTTAATATAATTTGGAATACTCCACTCACTTTCCCCAATTACTATATTTAATCTATCGGGATAATTGTAATCCAAATATCTTTTACCAAATCGTAAATTATTTCTTATAATTGAAAAACTATGCACATTATTTTCAGGCTTTGCTTTTAAAAATACCTCTGCAGAATGACCACAATTAAACCCAATCTCCATTATATTTGTAATCTCAGGCTGTGATGCATAGTGCTTCAATATTTCAACCTGTCTTCCCATCTGTTGACAAAATCCCTCTATCGGCTTTATATCATAATGGTCTAAAAATTCATCCAATGTGGGAAAATCGTACCTATTCATAACTATATTCATTTATACATTACTATTCACCCTTTTTTAAAATACTTTTTACAAGATAGTTTAGAATGTATTAAGAACGATAATTGATTAAAAGATCTTTATTTTCGCGCTTACAATACTGATACATTCCCGTCCTATATTCTCCATATTTATCGTAATCATATATATGAAACTGTATATCATTTATCATAAGGTCCTGTTTCTTCTTAAATAAAGTCTTTGTCCACCAGTTCATGGTTGCATTTAATCGATTAAAAAAATAAGAAGGAACATAAACGTTCTTTATAGTATCGCTTAGTTGTATTACAAAAGGACAGAGAGATGACTGACATGGAACATAATGCTTTGCTCCAATTAAATAATCAAAATCCTTCTTGAAATTGTAACCATTTTTCTTTGTTCTACCATCATTCAACCACTGAATTGCATTGTATTTCTCTACTAAAATTGGAAATAAAGGATTCATTGGATCCCTTTCTGTTATTACATAAATATCATTCCATGAACCGGATTCAATTACTTTTTCATAAAATTCTAAGGGTGGTTGTATCATTTCAGGGTTGCCACCAACCATAATATCACCGCTTCTTAAATGGATCAATAAATCTTTATCTCCAAGAATTTTAGGCGATATTTTCATGATGGGCTTTATATATTTTTGAACATATGTAATACGTTCCTTAAAATCCAAACCTATTTGTCTATATAATCTATCCAAAGATAATTGAATTATTTCCTTATTTTCATTTTCATTTTCATTTTCATTTTCATTTTTATTTTTATTTTCATTTTTATGTTGTTCATTTATTTTTATTACAAATTCCTTGAAAAAATCATTGAGTAAAGTTTTATTTATTTCTGGAGAAGAAGACCAATGAATACAAGAAAAATCTAATTGTTCCATTTTACGTTTCTCTGCCAATAAAATACCATTTAATAAACAAATAATAAAATTACCAGTTCGACCACAACCTTTAATTAGTTTTAATTCTTTCATTTATATATTATTCCTTATATAAATGGAACATACTAACGATTTATCTTGTTGTGATACAAAATCAGAAGTTGAGAACAAAAAAGAAGCCCTAGATATTGTAAAATCAATCTCTGAAAATATGGGTGAAACCGTGATAACCAACTTATCTAAAACTAAAGATACCACAGTAACAGAAGAAGATGACAAAATGAAAACAGATGCTGAAATAAAAGAACTGTCCTCTCTTTTTAATAAAGAACCAACAACAAAATCACAATCTCATAGAAAACAGGTTTTATCTAAAAAAATAAATCCAAAGGTTAATACTTTACTTGCTAAAAAACCAAAGCCGGTACCTCAACATAAACCATTGCCAATTCATAGATCAAATACTGATTCATCTAAAAATTTACCACCTCCTCCACCTAAAGGTGACGCCCCTAAACTTGAATTCGACCCAAATAAAAAAACTTCCAAACCAGTTCTAAAAAAGTTACCCACAACTACTATACAAAAACCCCAGGGAAAAAAAGAATTAGTCTTTGTTCTTAGAGGTCACATTCGTGACGCCTTTGATGATAACTCTAAAATTAAAGATTTTGTAAAATTATTAAGCCAAAAATATAATATTGTCATCTATGTTCACACGTGGAACAAAAAAGAATGCAAAAAAACGTGGAGACATGAAGCCTCTATGTACAGTTGGAAAAAAACACCTGAAGAATTAAAGGTTACTAAGGATACTGTAATGGAATATTTTAGTGATTTTAAACATCTCATCAAAAAAATCTCTCTGGAAGATGAAGAACTTGTTAAACTAAATGGTCGCACTGAAGGACAACTTACTAAAATATGCACCATGCCAACAAAAAGTTGGAAATACTTTGTTCATAACTTATATACCAGTCTAACCGAAATATTACCTGAAGACCGTCACAAAACTATATTCTCTTTGCGACTAGATATGATTCAAACCCGACTCTTCAGCACCTGGCATGGATTTAATCACGATAATATGCTTGATTCATTCTTTAAAATATGCTGCAGTTATATAGACCGTTCCAATCTAAAATACAAATGGTGCAAAATGCAATCTATCGGTGGAAGCAGTTCCGGGTATGATAATGCCCTCTTAGGAGAATTTGACTACCTCGAAAGAATATTCCATCTTCTTGAAATGAAATTGGATGATGTTCTTGTAAAATGCGCAGAACAATGCGACAGCAGAAACCAAGAAATTTTTGTGGAGAGATTGAGAGATAAACTTATTCATAATATCAACTATTTTAACTTCATTTTTACCGGGGAACAGCCCCCAAAATTAAAATCATAGCATGTTGTAATATCACGATATACATAATGTTAGTAATATACTTATATTTAGCATAGTCAAACTTTTATTACCGGATTAAAATATATTGATATATATATGCGTTTTGAAGAAGGAGGAGGAAGAAAAAAAGAATGGGAGTGTACATTAAAAAATAATAAACCTATGTATGTAAATGCTAAAAAAGGTATAGAACATCCTATATTTTTAAATAAAAAATTACGACCAACCTATAGAAACAAAAATGGTATCGTAATGGAAGCAAAAGATTGCCCACAAGAATATAATGCATTATTAAAGAGTGAATCAAAAAAGACTCTGAAAACAAATCAATTGACCCTAAAAAGTAATCGATTGGAAAATATGGTTAAAAAAACATTGGAAAAAAAAATAGTATTAAATAAAAAATCGCCATCACTGACACTATCTCAAAAGAAAACATCTCTGCCTAAACCTAATAAACTTATTATTGGCGAGTATATTGATAAACTCAAAAAGGGTGAACCATTACCCAGAAATAAAACGGTAAAAAAACTTACAAAATTTTGCAAACTTGCAAGTAAAAAAAACGCATTTGTATATACCACAAAAGAAGTTATAAAGCCAACCAAAAAACCCAAGACTCCTACACCTACTAAGACAAAGAGCCCTACAATGAATCCAAATGCAAAGACATTTATACCACAAGTGAAAATTCCCACGCCTAAATCCAAGAATCCTACTCCCAAAGCAAAAACCTCCAAGCTTCGCAATTCTTTCTTTGGTAGTCCTCCTAAAGCAAAAATACCCGCGCCTAAACCTAAAACACAATCACCAGTCTCACAAGTTAAACAACCTTGTGGAAACGGTAAACGATGTAAAAAAGGTACAAAATGTAATAAAAAAACAGGTTTCTGCATACCTATGGGTTCAAATAAAACTGCAAAGAAAACGCAACCAGTAACAAAGCGTGTAAGTGACAGCTTGCAAATCATGCAATATCAAGAAGAAGAGTTAAAAGAACTTGGATTAAAAAAAAACGACTTCTATGAGGATGTCTGCCTTGTATTAAAAAATATACGCAAAAAACTGCATACCCCAGGAGAAAAACAAAAAGAGGAAGAATGGTCGAGTAATAAATTAGTAAAAATGCATGACTTAGTGCCTCATACACGAGATAAAAAAGGAAAATTAATTAAAGGAAATAACGTTCATCGAGAACAATATTTAGGTGATAAAGAAATTAAATTTACACATATTTTAGGGAAGGGTGGATATGGTAGAATTCATGGAGGAACCTACGGTGGTAGACCATGTGCTATCAAAGAATCTCTCGATTCTATGGATAGTCGTATAGATATAGAGGATTATTATGGTGAAATTATAAAACAAAATGAATTATTTTGTCAAGCCCATCGTGCTAAATTAAATCAACCTAAATATGCTAAGATACCTAAACCCTTATTCATTGCAAATATGGATAAAACTCCACTACTTGGCATGGAACCCTTAGACGATTCCTTATATAATTTTATTAAAAAATCAAAAGCTCCTTCTACAATAAAAGAGGATATCATTACACATAAGCGAAAGATGACAAAGGTCATTACTGATATGTTTGAATGTATATGTAATACCCTTATTTATCTTCAAGAAAAATATGATTTTTATCATAGAGATATGCACTGCGGAAACATTATGTATCGCAAAAGCGGTGAGACTTACCAATGGTTTTTAATTGATTTTGGAATGTCGACATTTAAATTGCACGATTATAGATTCAGTAATGATGGAGCTGGGCCTTATGGTAAATTCAATAGTGAATTAATAAAAACTGGTTATGGGAAAGGTCGAAAAGGACATGACTTGCGATTAACCCTTTTATTTATGTTTGAATTGATAGAAGACAACCTTGATAAAATGATACTACCAGAAGCGTTCAATATTTTAAATGCTATATATATTAAAATAAAAAATGATATTCGAAAGAATTCTATAGGTAACAGTCCTGTATTCTGGCATCGTGGTTATAAAGATGCATTTAATAATCTTATTACCAGAGAAACCGAGCCAAAGGTATTTCTAGCAGAAACAATACCACAACTTCGGCAGATCATTTTGAACAACCGTAATCCCGCTATTTCTTTAAAATCAAAAAACAAACCGAAAAAAGAATTTATATTTGTTGAAAGAAAAGAAGGTAAAAAAAAATAGATAAATATTTAAATAAGTATAAACTTAAATACTTATTTAAATGAATATATATGTCAAAAAATATAATTATGGGAATATACGATTATTCAAATGCACCCATAAAATCATATAAAGGTGGTATTTACGCATTTCTTAAAAGTCTTAGAATTCATAACAAAGATTGTGAAGTCGTACTCATTTGTAATAAAAAAAATGAATCCACCGCTTTGATGAATTGTCTTAAAGAGTATAACGCATATACCTATAATTATGACCCAAAAGATATTGAACATGATTGCGGAAATAAATCACGAGAGTTCAAATTATATTGTCGATTTAAATTTATATCCGACTTTCTCGAAAACAAATACTATGATAATATCTTATTATGTGATATGAATGATATCGTATTTCAAGATGACCCATTTACTATAGAATATGAAACAGAAATATACTGCTCTTGTGAATTACATCATTTTGGTGGAGATAAAATTGGTAAACCTGATCGACATACCAAAATGAATATTGATTGGATGATACCATACTACAATGAAGAATATGAAGAAATACGAAAAAAGTTTTTGAATCAGTTCATTGTTTGTGCTGGAACTATTTTAGGCACACAAGCAGGGATACAAAAATTTTTAGATTGGTATATTCATGTACAAATCGAACATAATTATCTTATCAATGACCAGGGACTTTACAATATCTATATTCATGAAGTTTGCGATTCCAAACATCTAGATTGGTATAGACACTCCAAATTTCTAGCGATTGATCATCACAAATTAGATAAATACGATCAAGACGAGGATGGGTTTATTTTAAACGACAAGGGAGATAAATATGTTCTTATACACATGTATGGTTCTTTTGGATATGGATATAGAGAAGGCCTTGAATATATTAAAGATTTGACATGCGAAAAATTTTCAAAATAAAAAAATTTTTATATATAAATGTCTGCCCCTAAAGAAATAAAAATAGATCCCCTACTATTAACCACAACCCATGAAAAATACCCCCCCTTCTTGATTGAATCTCTCGAAAATTACTTTGTAGAGAGATTTATGAAAGAAAAAAAATATCAGGAATATAAACACGTATATTTTTTACCCGTCCATTGGACAGTCTTATCAAATAGGTGTTATCAATATCATCTTGATCAACCTCACGCCCAAGCCGTTAAAAAAATGTTTGCCGAATTACCACATAAAAAAAAGTACTACATATTATGCCAATACGCAAATGGATTACGATTTCCATATCCTAAACACTTGAATTTTGAAATACATGGAGGTCATTTAGCAGACCATCCTATACCCCTTATTTATGAAGATGGTGGATTTCTTGAAAGTCAATCTAAAATACCCTTTCACGAAAAAAAATGGCTTTGTTCTTTCGTTGGGGCAGACCAAGAAAGGGGTCATAGAAAAGATATTTGTGATTACATGAATAGTTACGATGATGTTTGTATTTTGATCCATAAATGGACCGGAAATATTAAAAAACCAATGCAAGATAATTTTATTCATATTACTTCAAATAGCAAATTTTGTTTGGCTCCTAGAGGTTGGGGTAAATCCAGTTTTCGATTTTTTGAAGCATGGAAACTTGGTTCTATACCTGTTTATATATGGACTGAAGATATATGGTTACCATATCAAGACATAATAGATTATACTAAATTTAGCATTATTATACATTTTAATGATGTAGACAAAATACATGATATACTTAGTAAAATAGATGAAAAACAATATAATCAAATGTTTGAAGAATATGAAAAGGTCAAACACTTATTTACCCTTGATGGATTTTACACCTATTTCTGCGATTTGATGAAAAAAGATGACGAACATTACGAAAATATGGCTTGACTAAATAATTAATAATATAATAATTTTTACATATTATTAATATATTAAGCCTTTTTGTAAATTATTAATTTAGGATTCTTACTAGTACCCACCTTCTTTTTATAGGTTTTTCCTTTGTATGTAAACGAGGGCTTGTCATTCTTCTTTGCGTCTATCAAAAGTTTAAAAAATTCATTCATCTTTTTACTTTTCTTACCCTTCTTACCCTTTTTATTCCCACCTTTTTTGGAGGTTTTTCCCTTCTTACCACCTTGAAACATCTCACCATCATTTTCTTCCTTCTCATCCATAACTGCATCCATAGGTTCTTTCAACTCTGCTGAATTCATGGCCGAACCTCCACAATTTTTTTTCTTACCACTCTTCTTTTTTGGAGATCTTCTACGCATCGTTTTCGCCATTATATAGTATAAATATATTTTATTTATTTTGATTGATGTTCTTTCCATGGCTGTACTAATCTTTCTTTTCCACGATTGCTAAATAAACGTACTAATCTCTTTGAAAATTTCTTATAAATATCTTTATTTATATTCGAAGCATTAAATTTATCTCTCGGCTCTACCATCGAATTTATATACTCACATAAAAATGCACGTCTTTCCATATCTGTTTTATTATTATACGCACCATGCCAAACATTTCCTAAAGCTAGAATCACATCTCCCGGCTCTGTATCTATGGAAATCGCACCCTTTGGTATTCTACCTCGAACCAAATTTCCATGATGCGGAAGATTTGGTCTTTTTCTATTTTTATGTGTATATGGTATTGCAAATACCCCGCCGTTCTCTTCACTAAATCCATCTATACAAAATAACGCCTGAATCACTACCGGACTCTCATGATGCGGAAGCATCGCACCTGGTCTCTGTTCAAAAGGAGAATCCTGATGCGGTCCAAATATATGACTGTATGGCGGTGGACGCGAAGTAGTAAATCCACAATTATCCACTAAACAATCCCACCCTAATAAACTCTCCACTATTAATGCTATAATATTGTTATTTATTAACTCCGCATATATTGGATGCTTGTTCAAAATCGCATCCTTCCAATTTCGTGGATCCGATCCATCATGTCTATTATGAGTATCCTTTTTGTAATTTCCTTGCAAATTTGAACATATCATATTCAGTTCATTCACAAATAATTTACGCAACACTAAATAACCCGGGCCACTCGTAAGCGAAACCTTGCATCTCTCTAAAAAATTAATATCATCCGTTCTAATTGGTTTTAATTCTGGATTTGATGCAGAACCACCCAATGCTTCATACACCCCAAAAGAATACTTCGGCCAGTATCCCAGATTATGTTTCCTATATGTATTATTATCATATAAACACATATTCTTATGCAAAGATTCTATTTTTAATATATCATCATCCGTTAAAATAATATTTTCTAACTTCCCATATTCATCCCAATGTTCTGGATTAGATGTTCCGGGGATTGGAATGATGTCTTGTTCCATAAGCCACTTTACAATTACACACGCCGGAGAGATTTTATGTTTACTCGCCACCTCCTTCAAAGCCACCTCTTCAAATAACTTAAAATGATTATCCTTCCAACCAAAAGCAAATGGAGATGATGCTATTACTTTAATATTATTATTTAAACAAAATTGTGTCACCGCTTTATTAGTTTGATATGGATTTATTTCCAACTCATTTATATATGGATATATCGTACAAACATTCAATAACTTATGTAACTCCACTAATCCAAAGTTTGATACCCCAATATATCTCACTAATCCCTTCTTAACTAATTGCTCCATTTGTGGCCAAACTTCTTCTATAATAAATTCCTCGGTTATACCATCCTTTTCGTCCTCATTTAACGGCCAATGGATTAATAATGCATCCAGTTTTTTTATATGTAGTTCATTTAATGCTTTCTTACAATTTCTCTCTATGCAATTGTCCCAGGTTTCATAATCAAACTTTCTAATCTTTCCTAATTCTTTTGTCCAAAGTTTTGAAATAATAAATACACCATCCCTATCAAATTTATTATTCTCCATTCTACGCTTTATTACCGGACCTACAATATTTTTCTGTGTTGGATAGAGATTCGCACAATCTATTAATCTTACACCATTATCAAACGCATAATTCATCATTTTTAGATTAAATGATTTTGTTCCCGTCCCAAGCCCATACTTGACATCTTTTAAATCAATCATTATATTTTACATTAGTATTCTTATTTTATATTATTTTACTACCAGTTAATTTTATGCCAGTACATATTTATTTATAAAATTGATTTAGAATTTTAAATTAAATTATTCGAATAAATGAATGATTCTCGCATACAAAAACCGTTTTTAAAGTGGGTGGGGGGAAAAACACAAATACTTGATGATATTATTTCAAAAATACCCAAAAAAATAAACAATTACCACGAACCATTTTTGGGAGGAGGAAGTGTTTTATTTGCTATTCTATGTTTGCAGCAAGAAAAAAAAATTATAATCACTAATAATATCTATGCATATGATGTAAATAAGGATTTAATTAATGTATATAAACATATTCAAAATAATAAAGATAAATTATATACATTAATTGAGTATTACATAAATGAGTATGATAGTATTGAGGGAAATACTATAAATAGAAAACCAATTTCTATCGAAGAGGCAAAAACTTCAAAAGAAAGTTATTATTATTGGCTACGAAATAAATACAATACCATAGATAAAAACAATCACCCTATGGAATGTTCCGCACTATTTATGATTCTAAATAAAACATGCTTTAGAGGTATGTATCGTGAAGGCCCTAATGGATACAATGTTCCCTATGGACATTATAAAAAAACACCCACAATAATATCAAAGAATGATATAGATAAAATCAGTAGTCTCATAAGAGACGTTGAATTTATTCACTGTAATTTCAGTGATTCCATTAAAAATGCGAAAAGCGGAGATTTCGTATATCTTGACCCACCATACGCCCCGGAAAATACAAGGTCTTTTGTAGGTTATGTTGCAGATGGATTTAATTTAGATATGCATAATTTGTTATTCGATGAAATAAAAAACTTAGATAAGAAAAAAATTAAATTTGTATTGAGTAATGCAAAAGTGGAACTAGTAACACAAGCCTTTAAAAATTATAATTGTGAAGATATTATTGCGAGGCGCGCAATTCATTCTAAAAAACCCGGTTCCACCACAACAGAAGTCATTATTTTTAATTGAATAAAATATATAAAATGCCAAGTACAAAAAAATAGAACTAAAAGAATAATTTATTTTTTTTTAGATAAATTGCGCCAATATTTTCGCAAAACCCAGAGCAAGAAGACAGAGAAAAGTAAAGATCCTGCTATAAACTGTTCTGAAACCTCTTCGCCTAAAATTTCTCTAGCGACGA